CGATACCGGAAAGATTGAAAAACTCGGTAAGAAATCACTTCATATCCATAAAAAGTATTTATCAATTCGAAAACGACTTCAGAAAGAAGGAAAGTTTCGCGAAGTAAAGAAGATGAAAAACCGTGAGAGTCGTATTGTAAAAGACCTTAACCATAAAATCAGTCGTAAGATTGTTGATATGGCAAAGGAACAACACGCATTGCTTGTTTTTGAGAATTTGAAAGGAATTCAAACTACAAGTAAAAGACAATTTAAACCTTTCAAATATGCCTTGCACAGTTGGTCTTTCTATCAACTTCAAACATTTGTTGAATATAAAGCCAAGCTGCTTGGTGTCCCCGTCCTTTATGTTAATCCGTCTTACACTTCACAAGATTGTTCTAAATGTGGCGCGCGTGGTCAACGGAATGGTAAGGAATTTAAGTGTCCTGTTTGTGGACACGTTGATCATGCTGACGTTAATGCGGCATTCAATATAGCATTGCGTCAAAAAAGTATGATCGATCGTACACAGAAAGAGATGTGTACGATGGGAGCACTGATACCCCACGACGCAATGCTGGAATGCCCGGTAACGTTGAAACCTACTACATTGGAGTGGTAGAGTGTGTCAGAGTTTTGTGAACAATAAACATCGTCATTAAAAAATATAAATTTATGAAATACATCCAAAACCCCGGCGACCTCTTCCTAGGTCTAATGTTAGCAGTGGTCTTCGCACTAGACATCTGTACAACACAAGTTTGCCTTTCAACTGGAATTGGATATGAAGCAAATCCTATAATGCGCGCGGTTATAGAGTCTCCGTTATCAAGTATCGTTGTTAAAGGAATAGGGTTGTGTCTGGTAATACTTATAGTTAATTGTTACAAAACAAAATGGATTGGGTATCTTGGAATGTCAGTGGTTATAGGAATTACATTGGGTGCGGTTATTAATAATGTGTTGGTGATAATTTAGGACAAATTGAAAATCCCTTTGCCAATCTGCCCAACCACAATATATAAATATTTAAAACGCATATACAATAAGACATGTCAAATAATAGAACAAAAGGAAACAATACATTAAGAAAAAGATTAAAATCATTTCTTAAAAAGATACCAAGCGGGGATACATTTCATATTAATCATCTCGTGATGACACTTTCAAAATTGAACAAAAATTATTCTTTATCCTCTGCGCGCATAACGAGTCTTCTCAAAGAGCAGAACGATATAATCCAATTTGTTAAAAGTGGCACGTGGATAAAAATTTAATTTGCAATTCAATAGTTATTTATACTATGCAATACAATACGTAATGTGAATATCCTGTTCGCGGATATTTATGGAGATAAAAATGATGTGTATTAAGAAGAATGATAGCGCGGTATCAAATGTGGTGGGTGTCATGCTTATGGTATCTATCACGGTGATTCTCGCAGCAGTGGTTGGAGCATTCGCATTTGGGATGTTCGACAATGTATCGAAGGCGCATGTTGTAATGTTTACCGTTCAGAAGACAAGTTCCGCATCAATTCAGATGGTGGATATGGGCGGGCAGGATCAGGCATTGCTTACAAGTGTTAGTATTACAGCACCCCAAGCGTTTACAATGACTGATTTTGACGGGACGACAATTGCTGCATCTGCATCTGGAGACAATTTTGTTGCAACGTCGGTAGCAGATCCGGCGATTGGATCGAGCCTTAAACTCGTGTCTGCTGCTGCATTGGATGTACCCGCGCGCATTGTTATTGTAGGAAACTTTGCTGACGGTGGAACACAGATTATTATTGATAAATCTGTTTAATCTCTTTTTTTAAAGATTTAAAACTTGGGCAAATTTTCCACCCAAGTTATTCTTCTATTCATTAAAAAATTCCAAATATATCCAACCCCTATCCCGATTGCATTTCCTATTAGATAGTTTATTCCTACAAATGTTAGTGTCATAAGTGTTGCAACATTTATTAACATTGATCCAACACAAATTGAATTATAACTAAACATCTTGTGAAGGAATGATTTTTCACATTTCAATCCGTGGAATGTCCATTTATCGTTCATTAGAAAGTTTGTTAAAATACTTATTTCGATTGATAAAAAACTCGCGTAAATCAGTGGCACAGAAAATACTTCTTTAAAAATAGATAAGCATACCATATTCACGGAGACACCAACAAGACCCACTATTCCGAAGTTTATTATTTTTCGTAACTCATCCCATGCGCGCCCGGGAAAAAGTGAGATGTTTATTATTTGTTTCAAAAAATCGGCCATTATTGCGGCTTTGAGTTTACTATTCCCACGTTTTCGATTTTGAAAAACATAAGGCAATTCTTTAAATGTGTGCCAACGACATTTGCCTAGAAATTCAAGAAGGATCTTGTACCCGCGTGGTTTGATGCTTGGGGTGTGAAGGACAAGATCCCTTTTGATTCCGAAGAAACCGGAAACGGGGTCGGAGATTTGTGGAAATAAAATTCTTGATAGTGTTGTTGCTCCCCACGAAATGACACGGCGTTTGACAGGCCAGTCTTTTATCCCGCCGCCGGGCATATAACGACTCCCAATTACAATATCTGCCCCACCACTTTTTATTTCAGAGTATAACTTTGGTATCAATTTGAAGTCATGACTTCCATCCGCATCAGTAACCACGACCACACTTCCTTGTGCGCGCTCTATCCCCGCCATTACAGATTGTGAAAGTCCCGGATCTTTTGTGCGCGTCACCAGAACCACAGGATAACGGCGCGCGATCATATCAATTACCAATTGTTGGGTCTCATCCGTGGACGAATCATCCACAACAATAATCTCAAAAGGAACATTGCTATTACGAATGATATGAGATATTTTTTGTATCGTGGTTTGGATGGTTTCTGCTTCATTATAAGTAGGAATGACGATTGATAGATCTGGGTGCATATAAGAAAAATAGAGATTTGGAGTATATAAATATTTGTGTTGGTGATTAATATAATTTAAAGTAGACTAATTCAAAGTAGACTCCCGATTTCCCCTATTATTAAAAAGTTTTAAATAGTTATAAGACATACAATAGTATAGTCAAGAGTTCTCTAATACGAACGAGGAGTCAGCGAATAATATTCGAAACCCCCAACGTTCATATTGTTAGAATTTCTGACGAGTATCGACATATGAATGTATCCATTAGACTCACTATCAAATAATAACAGGTTTGGCGGTCACCTGATAAAAACCGCCATGTGCAACCGGATAACCTTTCGAGGCAGATCTAGTGGGGTCATTTCCCACGGGTTGCTTAAGCGCGCAGGTGATCGCGCTATAGAAGTATCACCCAACGATATATTTTTAGACTCGTAGCACAGTAGGTAGTGCACCGTTCTTATAAGGCGGGTGTCACCGGTTCGATCCCGGTCGGGTCTATCGGGCGAGTAGATCAGTTGGGAGATCGCACGGCTCATAAGAATGGCAAACATTCTGGGCGACCGTGAAGTCATGGGTTCGAACCCCTTCCCGCCCACTTTCCCTATGGTTGTCTATGATGTAGGGAGTAATGTGACGATTATGTTAGGAATAAATACGGCCACCAAAATACTGACAAACGTTCAGCGTGGGAACGCTCAAAAAACCCATTGGGTCGGTAGCTCAGTCAGGTAGAGCGCTTGACTTTTAATCAAGTGGTCAGGGGTTTAACTCCCTTCCGGCCCGTTGTGGGTGATTAAAATGGGAATGTATGATCTGATAGAACTAGATGTTTCGTGTCCAATATGCGGCAACGCTATTATCAATACTTTTCAGACGAAAGACTTTGATTGTTTGATGGATGTATATCAACCGGGTGATGAAGTTCCGGTTAATATTTATTCCAGAGTTGTGCGCGCTTACACAACTTGCGATCACAAGCGAGAGATAACAAAAATCGAAGGCGAATTGATATTCACACTGATCACTGGGTATTGGATTGAATACGAAATTCCTATTATTGATGGAGTAATAACGCGCGATCAAAATCTGTGGAAGAGGAAGATTGAACCTGTTGCATATAATGGGTTAAGTGTTGTGCCTGATGGATATACAGAAGAAGAGATATATTTGATGGTTGAAAAGTTGAATGAGAAAATGAAGAAAGATATAAATACAATGAAAGCAGAAAAGATGTTGAAAGGAGAAGAATAATATGTTTGTAAAGATTGGAAGTGTCGGTTGGAAAGTGTTGATAAAAGAAAGAAACGAAAATATTAATGTTGACGAATGAGAAGGGAATTAAAATGATTGATGATACCGAAGAAAATTAAATGCAATTATTTAAATTAAACAAACTTTTTTATATCCAGCTTGCTTGCTGGATGGTGATTTGAAATGAAAAAGATTGTCTCATATGAAATAGAATTTTGTAATTCGTCGTGTAGACAGTTTTACCACAACTACGACGACGATGAGCACGTTTGGTGCGCGGCTCTAAACAAAAAGATATTTAATTTTAATAATAGTGATGATATTTTTCAAGATTTGAAAGAAAGAGAGTTTCCTACAGATTGTCCGTTGGAGAATGCAAAGGTAGTTTCGATATTCACGATCTAGAGATTTCTAGGTGAACTATTTACTATTTTCATAGAAGGACTTTCGAACAAGTCCATATATTAATGCGTTTTAATAGTATTTAAATATTTTGTTTTAGAAACTTATAAATACTAATAACGCGTATAGGATATAGGACTAGTCTAGTAGTCCTTTCAGAGCAATCTGATAAAAAGCAACAGTCAGACTCGAATCTTGTTTAAAGGTGAATTGGGATGGAAACAACAAAAACTAAAATGGCCTATAAGTTTCGCGTGTATCCATCTCGCCACCAACAAACCATATTGAAAATGTGGTTACACGATTGTTGGTGGTTTTATCGTTATGCATTACATAATTTTGAAGATGATTACAATTTTGCTAAATTTTCATATTTAGAAAATTTTGCTTGGTATGGTCATAAAACCACCAATTTAAAAATACCAAATGAATATTACCATCTTGGTAAACCCATTACTCATCAAGGTGGGGGTAAAAAATTAACTGGTATTAGTACAAGCGATTATGAATTTGTTAAGTCGGCAAGAGTTATATTAAAAAACAAACACAAAGGAAACAACATAGAAGTTGATATTCCCCCCGCTGTTATGCTTCAGGAAGTTTTAGAACGTGTAAATAGCGCGCGTGTTAAATTTTTCAAAGGTGAGGGCGGATATCCCAAGTATCCGAAGGAGCGAAATTATAATTCTATGACATGGACTTCATCGGATTCTATTGTTTTATACGAAGAACAAGGAAAGTTGAAGTTGCCGGCAATCGGGGTATTAAATTTGGTTTATCACAGACCCATACGTGGTAAAATAAAACGCGTAAATGTTTCTCGTGATATACTTGGTAATTGGTATGCGTCACTATCATGTGAATTTGAATCATCAAATGTACAATCACAACCCATATCACAACTGAAAATTATTGGGGTTGATATGAACATACGCAGATTAAATAACAATGAACGTTGTTTCATTACTTTATCCGATGGTAGAAAAATTAACAAATTAATTAGTGACGCTGAAGAAAAAATATCCTATTGGAACGAGCGTGCATCCAAATTTAATTATGATTCCCGCGAATATAAAATAATTTCTAGAAAAATAAAACATATTCGCGAGCACGATTCAAATAAAAAAGAATGGTGGCTGCACGATATAACAACCACATTAAAAAACAATTACGATTATGTTGTTATTGAAGATATGGATTTGCGTGATTTCCATACCAAGAGAGGAAACCCATCAGAAGTTTCAAATTCAACGTTGAAGGGAGATCGGACGAAACGCAAAGCGTGGACTGATAATAGTTTCAGTGAATTTGTTCGTATGCTTTCATATAAAATGGGAGACCATCTGATAAAGGTTAATCCTGCATACACATCTAAAACTTGTAATAAGTGTGGTAATGTAAATAATGAATTAACATCAGAATCCAATTGGGTTTGCTCAAAATGTGGGGTTGCTCATGATAGGGATACCAACGCTGCAAAAAATATATTGTTGCGTGGCATTACAGAAATAAAAGAACAACAAGAAAACGGTTGTATAAAAAAGACAAAAAAGAAAGCGTTGTTTGGGAAAAGAAAGAAAAATACGTGCTAAACAAGAGAGATATCTGATAGATGTTGTACTAGAACCTGGTTCTGTCCATTACAGAATTTTTGATGGATTGTAAACAAGAGAGATATCTGATAGATGTTGTAATGGAACTGTTGACGATATGCGGCGGGTATCACGGTATTACTAAACAAGAGAGATATCTGATAGATGTTGTACTAGAACAATAAAAAGATTTTCGATGTTGGCAACAACGTTGATGTTTTTAGTGATTTTGAACAAAGAAAGTTCCCAAAAGAATGTCCTTTAGAAAATATAAAAGTATAAATAGTTTTGAAGCGTATGTGTATGTGTCAAGAAGAGAAATATAAGGGATTGCGTTCATATCAAATATTCTCTTCTTGGCATTGAAGGGTCGTCGTCTACCGGTCTAAGGATGCAAGGCTTTGAACCTTGCGGGGAATGTTCGACTCATTCCGACCCTATCCGTGGTTAAAGCGGTGTTGCAGACCACGCCACGAGACGAGTGCTGTTTCTTGATACCAAACAGCGTGTCTGATTTGTACACGGAAAGACACAATCAACCGGCCCAATCCATTGATCACGGGTTGGTGGTTAAAGCATCTCTGTGGTTGTCTGTGCCACGTAATATCCGGAAACGGTTGTGGAATTCCACTATGATCCAGAGCGGAGTAAGTCCATATCGAAAAGAATGAGGCCGCCTTGAGGTGGTGTGACGAAGTAGATATGGGGTCCGGGGTTCAAGTCCCATGTGCCGGTTTGATAAACACTTTTGTTGACGTGGGGTAGTCTGGTATCCTTCCTGCCTTGGACGCAGGAGACTTCGGTTCAAATCCGAGCGTTGACATTAGAAATTTATAAATACTTTCAACTCATATATTCTTTTGATGTCACATACACGTCGCATCTACAATAAAATCGTTAAAAAAGCGCACCGTTATAATGTAGCATTCCACAACTTTACCAATTCTATCCACGAGTATGGTTTGGCCTATCATCCTTACCGCGCGCTTTGTATGAGTCATTGTGGATTTTGCAGGAATCAAGAATTAGATCAGAAGCAGCAGAGAAAAGAAAGGAAGCGGGAATTTTTGCGCGCGCTTAATGAGGAACTACGAAAATCTACCTTGTGGGTATAAGTGATTACGAATCTACGAACACACAATATGTTTGTCTTTCTAAAAAGACCGCTCTTATTAGGTGGGAAGAAATCAGACAAGATCTGATTGTTAGGAACCAAGAATTGTGGGAACAACATGACCACCCAATGTATGTGAGAATAAATAAAAATCTTCAAGAAACAAATCCGGAAAAAATGGATAACTATCCACAAGAGGAACCTTTCATCCGAGAGATGGAGACAGAAGAATGAGTGACACTATAAGAAAAGGAATGGTTTTATATAATCATCCAATGTTCGGGTGGATGAAATTTAATCGTTATTGGATGAGGCACGATCCTTCGTGGTATAGGAGAGGGTTGAATAAATCATTCAGAGAAAAGGAAAAACAATATTTTCAAAAGTTTGGTGAGTATTTAAGACCTGTGAAAAATAGAGGGTATTATTGGTGATTAAAACAACCTCCCCCCATTCTTTTCCAACCAATCCAAATTCAACGGTTTCTTTAACTCCTCAAACTTCAATCCACCAACCCCCCACTCTCGTTGTGGAAGTCGGAATATTTTCCTGATGTCATTTTCAATTAAGAATAAGTATGGTTTTAAATTTATGCGCGGTTTCTTTAATTTTATTTTTATAACCGGCGCTTCTTCTTTCTGTGGTTTTTCTTCCGGTATACCGCCTTTCATTTTCTGCGCATATCGTTCGCGCAGTTTCGCCATTTCTTCTTCACGTGTTGTTGTCATTCTTTCCACCAACCCTGCAACCTTCCAAGTTCAATAACTTTCGACGGATCATTCTTCAACCCTTCGAGAATATACTCACCATCTCCCCATCCATAGTAATGCATTCCTCCGCGCGCTTTCCACCAACGATACCATTTATAAAACACTTCAAACTTATCTATAATTATTATTTCTTCGTTCATGCAAACACCGCCGTTAAAATAAATGCTATTGCGATTGGGATCATCCACGGAGATCCACGCGGGTAGTTATTAAATTTCTGTAACAAATTCAAACCCCTATTCCCAGCGTGTCGATTATAGAAATAAACATATATCATCCACATAATCGATGTGAACGCCAACATTATAACAAATATGATTTGAAATATATTTGAACTATCTAATGGATTAATTGGATTCAATATACAGAACCACGATATCAGTATCAAGAATCGCGCATCTGCACCGCGATAACAATTCTTAATAAATAATAATATAAAGAATGCTGTTAATAAACACGACAATGCTATATATGCGAATGGTAATCCATTTGTATACATTATAAACAAACATGGTAAATTAATTATTATTAGTGGAACCAATGTCCATTTTGGTATCTTCCTATATTTTATATCCCAATAACAAAGCGGGATTAAATAAATTAATGTGGATATCACACCAACATAAGCAGCCGCGTGGATGTAGTCAATCATGATATTTTTCACCGATATATATTACAGTGATCCCAATAATAGAAATTATAAACGGGATGATAAATAACGGGGATAATGGCATATTTCTATTATCAATATCTGTAAATAGCAATGCCAAACACAATGCTACGGAAGATCCAAATATAAATATTACACTGCCAATTGTATAAAGATCGAAAAATTTAGTCATTGAGTTCTTTCCTCCTCAAATATAAAGAAATCAAATACCATATAATCCCAACAATTAAAGCGCCCCCAATTATTCTGAAACCCCATATTTTTAAATTTTCATCCGCTATAATTTTTTGTTGTTCTTTAATCTTCTCATCGGATGGTGTAACTTCTACTGTTACTATTTGTGTCGGCCCGGGAACAGGCACGGTTACGGTTTCTATGATTGGTGTTGGTGTTGGCACAAATTCTTCCGGCCCATATCTACCAGACACATATCTTATTGTTTTTGGCGGCACATATGAATTCGGGGCCGCTGCATATACTGTAAATGTATATACGGTTCCCGCATCAGAAAGATTTGTGAATGCCGTAACTGTGTGATCTCCAAGTGGCATGTTATATTTATCCAAAGAAATCAGAACGTCAAACCATCTCATATCACCCGGATCTTTTGTCCCACCAGCTACAGCAGTGGTTGTGTAATATTTGAGTGTTCTCGGGGTCTGTTGTTTTTCGTCAATTATGAATTTTAAGGTGTCTCCTATAGCAACATTTGTATAACCTTTTATTTCGATATAACTTATGTTGGTATTATATTCTATTGCACCGGCTTCGTTGATAGTATAATTTGGTGTGAACGTTTCTCTCACATTTTGGATTTCTATATAAGGTTCCTGTAATTCAAACTTATAAGTGGTAAACACATCTAATGTCGATGGCAAAACGTTGTTGAACTTTTCTTCCAATACTCTGGGAGACAATCCACTTGTGTCAATTTCTTTTATTGAAAATGTTGATGAATCAAACCATTTGATTTTTTCAGTTTCTATATCATATTTAACGGTGAAACTATTGCTTGCATTACCAACCGTCTGCATTTTAATTGTATATGATCCGGGTTCAAACCCAGAGAGTATATCAGTTGTCAAATCTATTGAAGTATCATTGGTAGATTTGAAATCCAACAATTTATCTAGTCTTCCGAACAACCAAACATTCGTTGTGGTATTTGTTTTAATTATTAAAGGGTCTCCGCGCGCAACAAGATAATCAGAAACGTGTTTAATCTCAACGGGAGGATTAATTGGTATTTCATAATCGGTATAATTATTTACAACCAATTCCGAAATATTTACAATAGTCCCGTTTTGATATCGCATGGTGCTGTTTCTATATGATTGCGGATATACAATAAATGCAAGACTGTTTGCATTCTTTTCAAAGTTGCCGTCGTATTTATACCATTTTCCAATTCTTGTTTCAAATATAGATGGGTCTATATAAAATTTGTAATAATCCGATTTTCGTTGTGACATGGTAATAAGATACGATGCATTTGAATCGTATTCATCATATCCATTCCAGTAAGCAAGATATTGGTAAGGTGGGACAACACCTGATATATCTATAGTATCGTTAACATAAATCGTTTCTCCTTGTGAAATATAATGTGTTAGTGTGGGAACGGGGGCTGGCGTCGGGGTTGGAATTGGAGTAGGTGTTGGAATATAACCCGTGGTTGATGGAGCAGGTGTAGTTTGAAACGGTGTTACTATTGTAATATCATCGTTGGCGGATACTATAGGGATAATTAAACAAATTAATAAAATTATGAATAAACGTTTCATTTGTTTTTCCTCTCTTGGTATGCTTCTTTGAAAGCGTTGTAAATATATGGAAGGGCGAGAATAATAATTATCAACGCTGCAAAACAAATCGATGCGCTTTTCCATGCGAATTCAAAACGTTTTGTTTGTAAAACATTGATGTAAGGGAGCATGGAGTAGTAGGCTGTGAATAGAAGGCCCCAAATAATACCTCCAACTGTTCCGAGACGTAGTGAGAGTTTAATGCGGGTCATTTTTGTTTCTCTCCTGACCAATATCGACTTTTACAATCTGGACACGAAACCGGTAGTGCCGGGGGGTTTATGCGCGCGTGCCAAATATAATTACATTTGACACATCTATAATATCCTTCTGGTGTCTGTTCGTTTGGTTGCAATCTCATATTAATAATAGTAGTCGTAATAATATATATAGTTTTGTGTTAGTTATAATACACGTATATAAATGGTATGGAAAGGTTTAAATACTATAACACTATACAATTACTACATGATGAAGTGTAATTATTGTAAACATATAAATAAGTTTCCTAGAGTTGAACACCCCATACGATGCCCCCGCTGTGGGAATCCATATGGTAAAAAACCAGTTCGCAAACTTCGGGGGAGGTACACGAAATGAAGCGATTTTTGATTGTGGTATTGCTGTGTTTGATGGTATTGCCGGTGATGGGGAGTGTAAGTCCGATTAAGACGGATTTTCAGGATTATACCGCAGTCACGGGGCCGGCGACGGAAGGGGATTGGTATTTTAATACAAATACCAGAGTTGCATCCCCTGATACATATGGACATATTTACTCTACGATATCTGGTGGAACCGGGAATACTTATATTCAAAGTGTAACATCTACATCATTTAATTATGCGGCATTTACTGCGAGATGGTTAGGGGCCAACCAACCGCAAATTCAAATCGAATTACTGGATTCAACCGGGGCTGTGTTAAGATCATCCGGGTATTATCTAGGAGTGTCATCAGCAGGCACTAGAATAGAAACGGTGGTATCCGGAGGGACTGCTTATTTTTATGCTAATGATGTATTATTCGCATCCGGCGCGGTGACACTTAACCCATCGTACATTAAAATAATATCTACGGTTAATGGCGGATATTATAGTACTGGATTCGACGACATCATCATAGGTTACTCCGACGACGCCACCATCATAGGTTCCATCCCCCCAGACTGGTTTATCCATGAAGACAGCTCCGCACCAGCAGCCAGAGGACTTTACCAACTCAACACAACCGATCCGACCGGGATACCAATACCCAAAGATTCAAACTATTTCGGCCTCTCCTACGGTCGCCCCTATCCGGATGCAACCGTTCTTACCATCACCAACCCAGCGGGAACGGCTGTCAAATCCTACCCCGTCGCTAATATGAGTTGCCAGTGCGTAATCCCAATATCAGATTTGAGCGTCGCAGGGGCACCGATACAAAACGGAAAATGGAGCGTATCGCTCGGGGACTCGTCCACCACCTCGTATTTCTGGGTAACGACATCGGGGGCTTATGTTGCTTGGAGTTCCGACGAATACTCGCAGGGAGATTCCGCTACAGTGACGTGGGACGTAACCAACGATTACTGGGATGTTCACTCACCCGGAGAACATTACATCTATACGCTTTCAATACTTGATGTGTATGGAACCGTTCTGCACTCACAGACGATCACCACCCAGACCGGAACCTACGATTTTGACTGGTCGACTTCCGATAGCACCGGTGTCTACTATGCAGAAATCATCGTGAGAAACACCCTTGCGCCAATAACGGAATCTATATTGAACTGGGATGAAACTGAATTAACAGGTTATGCCAAATTCCAAGGAACTGTTTATGATGCCAATACCACGGCAGAACTTGACGGAGCACTTGTTTCGATGGCACAACTCGGAACCGAGCACACATACACGACAGCAGCGAACGGAACATATCTCCTGACGGGGTTCTTAACAGGTAGTGCTATAAACATTAACGTCACGAAATCCGGGTACACAAGATATAATTACAGTTTCGTTCCTCTTGTGGCAAAAAACATATCTTTGGATTTTGCTCTATTAAATCAAACAGATATAGCATATACAGGAGTTGCTATTAGTGGAATAGCGCGATCTAAAACATATGGGCAATTAATCCCCAATGCCAGCGTCTACGTCTGGAACGCTTCGGAAAGTTACGTCAAGGTAGCAAACCCGCGAGGATACTACATCTGCGATAATGGGCATTCGTGTTCGTTATCCTACAAACTTTACAACGTGCAGGGGAATAAGACGGGGTATTCTGTGTCGGATATTTACAAGGTGGTGACGGGATGAGACGAATACTTTTTGCATTTGGTAGTGGCACCATGAAGTTCAAAAACATATTTTTAATCCTGATATTGATACTGGTTGGAATCGGATCGGCAAATGCCGAACTTATTAATTACGACGGGAATTTGGTGATGTTACTGCATAATAACGGGGTTGATGGTAGTTCTGATTTCATAGACGATGTCGGGCACACAGTATCCTCATTCAATGCTACAATTAATACCACTACAAAAAAATTCGGATCTGCATCCGGGAATTTTAGTGGAACCGATTTAGCAAGAATACAACTTCCATCAAGTAGTGAATTTAGTATTGCATCCAAAGAATTTACAATTTCGATGTGGGTATATTTTCCAAATACTGCTGGACTTGCAGATATCGATACGTTAGTTGCATTCGATCCGACAGGTGGGTATATGCCACTGTTTATATCATACAGTGATGGGGCTATAAAATGGTATTCTGCGGCAAGTGGTGCAACAAGTTGGAATGTTGCAAGTGCACAGATCATATCCATACCAACACAAGGAGTATGGGAACAATACGTAATCCGTAGAAACTCTACACACATTGCCGCATTTAAAAATGGGGTCGAGGTATCGGCAGTTTCTACTATCGCCACATTAATGAACGATAGCACCCCGACATTTGGATCACTCTCTAATGGATATGATATGCCAGTATATATTGATGAAATTGCGATGTGGAATACATCATTGCCAATTTCCGAAGTCGCCCCACAGACCGCAGAGTTCACGCACCCCCCAGATACAAATATTGTTCCGATAATGACAAGTGATACAACACCAACTGGTAATTTTTCAAGTGCTGCTTCGGTGTTCAGTGGATATCCAGCATGGTGGTCATTTGATAGAAATAACGAAAATAACAACAGGTGGTCTTCGAACGGTGGGATTCCGACATGGATACAAATACAATTATCAAGTGGAAAGGCCGTGCAAAATTATTCTATCGTTTCTCCACGGTATGATGGGTATTATTCTACGGCAGCGCAAGAAGCACCCAGAACGTGGGAATTACAAGCATCCAACGATGGAGCCACATGGATTATACTCGACACTCAATATAATATATCATGGGATGCTACAACTCAAACAAGAAAATCATACGAATTTTACAATACAGAAAATTACAAATATTATAGATTATACATAAAAGAAAATAATAATAATACATACACCAGCATCAGCCAATTGGAGATGAGGGAATCAAGAATTTCGCCTGCTTCTCCAATAACATCATTTTACCTCAATGAAATAGTATCACCATACTCAAATAAAACCAATGTGTATAAAGGACAATTGCATGCGCATACAGCGAATTCCGATGGAACAAGTTCCCCCACAGTTGTATCTACCGCCTATAAAAACGCCGGGTATAATTTCTTGGCCATTACCGATCATGCATATGTTACACCAGACCCGGGGGTATCTGGAATATTACATATCAATGGTTCCGAAGAAGAAGCAAGGAGTCCTGATAATACAACAATCATCGGTTATATGACAAATATAGGGGGAAATGTCACTCAAACAAGTTTTCAACCCCAATCGAAAATAAATGGCATGTTATCTAATGGTTCAATACCTACAATAGCATCCCCTCTATATTCTCCGGCAGCATGGGATTTGGGAACGCTGATTTTATTAAACGGATATAAAACTATAGAGGTATTTAATGGGGGGGATACCACTTATGGAGGAAATAATTCTGAATATTTATGGGACTCTATACTCTCATCTGGAACACAGAGTCGTAGCGTCTATGGGTCGGCCGTAGATGACATGCACGATCCAACTTCAACAGTTTTTAATTCTGGGTGGGTAATGGTTTATTCAGATGCATTAGATTGTTCAAGCATAAAACAATCATTAAATGATGGGAATTATTATTCAACTACGGGTGCAATAATTTCTGGAATATCGGTTGTAAATAGAAAAATATCATTATCGTTTCCTAACGCTAGCACCGTCGAATGGATAACAAATGGTGGGATTGTTAATAGTACGAACATATCTGTAACTGGGGCGAGTTATACGATATCTGATTCTGGCTATGAAAAATATGTACGTGCCAGAATAACTGACAATACAACAATGAGAAAAGCGTGGACAAACCCTATATTTACAAAACCGATTTCAAGTTCCGGCCAATCCCCACATACTGTTAAATTCGTAGATGCAACAGCTGGAAGTCCAACGACATGGAATTGGTCCTGCGCAAATATAACCGGGATTGCTACAGAAGTATTGTTCAGCCAGTTGCAGAATCCGGAATATACGTTCGGTATCGGAAATTGGAGTATCCGGTTGAACGCAAGTAATTCCGAGGGGTATAATATCAGTGGGTATAATTCAAGTTTTGTGAATGTAAGTAATATCCCTAGCGGAATTCCCCTCACATCAGACTTCACAGGCACCCCATTAACAGGTCACGCACCACTGGATGTAACATTCACAGACGAATCAACAGGAACACCGGATTCTTGGAACTGGTCATTTGGAGATGGAGATATACTAAATGGCAAGCCCGACATCCTGACGCATACATATGTATCCAAAGGATTATACTCTGTTAATTTATCAGTTGGGAATAACACAGCCGGAAATTCATCCCTTGTAAAAACAGATTATATTAATGTACTCAATGCAAGTGAATTATATCCATCATTCAATATCAACGCAGTATCAGGATATAAACCGTTTGTCGTTATTGTAAATGATACATCAACAAATTTTAATGCGACAATCAATACTCTCGAATGGGATTTTGTAGAAGGATCTACACACACTATTGATAACGTTCAGAACACATCATTCACTTACAATTCAACGCAAGTTCCGAAATACGTGAAACTTACGATTACTAACAGTAGTTTTGGAATTTGGAATTCAACATCGGTGAATATCACAGCTACCGATGTGTCAGGTTTCACCCAGCAGGATATCTGGATGGACCCCCAATATATCCTCACCCTTCACGTCGCAGATAGCGCAACCGGGTTAGTAATCCCAGATGTATCACTCACCGACAGTTCAACCACATATTTGACAACAAACGGAACATTCATCCTCACCTATCCCTACAGCACCGTTGTTCTCACATTAGCGTCAACGGGGTATGCAGGGAAGCAGGTATCGTATGTGATGGATAGTGATAGAGAAGAAACGGTGCAGTTATCTGAAAAAAGCGCATCTACATCAACGACATGGTACACACCAAAAACAGTTCAGTTTTCCATCGTGGATGTATATGGGAATCAATTGAAGGAGGCGGTTGTAAATGCTAATTATAATGAAACGACTTTGCCAAAAGGGTTGTCGGATTTAATTAACAATTATGGAATGAATTCGGATTCTGCAAACGATGCGTTGAATGGTACACTGATAATGCACGGATCTACGGATTCACAGGGCAATATAGTATTTACAATGTTAAGCACTATTAAATATGATGTTAATGTAACATATGGCGGAAATACAAATTATTATTCGGTGTATCCACAGGATTCACAGTATCAGCTTAAATTTATTGTTCCTGTAACAACGGATAATATATGGGATGATTTGTATGCTAGCGGGAACACAAAGGTTTGGGCGACAGAACCAGACATTGGAAATGTAACATTCCATTGGTCATTTCAAGATATGACTGATCTAACAACGAGAATAGATTTCTATTTGAAAGACGTGGATTTGAATACAACGGTATATATGACAAACGTTACATCTCCGGTTGCAGGTTCGATCTATCAGTTAAATTATACGGTGCTTAATGAACGTGGTAAGAACTATATCGCATGGGAAAATTACACTCGGAGTGTGTAATAATGTTTTCAATGAAACGTAGATTGGTATTATTTATATCATCCATTTCGGTATTAATAGCATCTGTATCGGCACAAACAGTTACACAAATGGCTGCTGGCACATCTGCAACGTTATTGGTTGCAGGGGGATATCTTATTGATTTGGGTATACAAAATGTGCCCGGTGTTACTGCTGCACAGGCGGCGTTTTATTATAATATTATTTCCTTTGCATTGATCATTTGGATTGCTTGGGTAGCCGATGAACCTTCATCTGCACAGTTTTGTGTTATCGCGGTGGGGATAGCAGCATTTACAGCATGGGCAAAATGGTTTACAACTCCAAATCCCGTTGGACAATGGGGATTAATTATAATGTGTGCCTTGATTGCGGTTATACTTTACATGACCGAGAAGAAACGGTTCTTATATGGTATAAATGGAGCTGGCGACCCACTCATTAATATTCTTGTGTTTATTCTACTCATGCAATCTACAATCGGGTTAATTAATGGCGCAGGTATATTTGAAGCAGGAGCAACAGTTGCTACCCCATCTGAATGCGCGAATGGTTCTGTGACATATGAGAATTGCGCAATTAATGGAAATCTGATGTTGACAAATATTCAAACCACGAGTGGCACGGATAATATTCTTGGGCAATTTTTTGATCCTCTACTAACTATTGTTACAATGGGGTGGAATTTGTTAGTATTGATCGTTCAACTTCTTGTATCAGTAGCATGTTTTTCTGTAGTGCTTCTGCAAACATACCCGTGGATTAAAGATTCTGCGGAAGCAATGTTATTTGTAGGATTGCTGCAAGTGGGAATATGGTTGATTTATATGTTGGTATTGTTTAGATACGTATTTAAGCCCATGCCGCAAGATGCGAGGCTCTAATTATGTCAGCAGGAGCAATGCAGGGATTTATTATTAACCTTTTTGCATGGGGGACAATATGTATAGCGATAGGCAAAGCGTGGGATATGTTAGGAAACACAATGAATAATCTAAATTCGTTGGGTTTGACTACGCAGGATTCCATGAATACATTTCATTTACTTACAATATGTTTCTATGCAATGGGAATATTGTTTTTGATTGCATCGGGGTATAATCTTATAATTGAGAGTAAACGGGATAGAGGTCGCAATGTATGAAGACAGAAGGTTTAATATTTTTAATTATTGGAATTGTGTTATGTATAGTTGGTATACTATATGCTACAGATTGGGCATTGGTTGGAACATGGGTAGGAGGATTTATTATGATTATTGTTTCGGTTGCAATTATGTTTCCTCAAAACAAGGGGGTGGGTATTGAATGACTTCTGCTGGGCGTATGTTAATAGCTGGAATTTCAATGTTGGCAGTCACGTTGGCATTGGGAATTTATACGATTATATTTGGGACGTTGTTTTCAAAGGTGGTGCCGCTGTTTAAAGCGTATACTCCACCATACTGGTGGAATGCTCTATCAGGGGATTCTATAGTGTGGATGATGAGTTTTGTTTGGGTTTTAATTATATTATGTGAAATATTTATCATCGTACGCTTGTGGTCAGAAGCGAGCAGGGTGACTACCTATGATACAGGAGATAGTTGGTAATATAATATTATTTTTTATAAATACATTTCTACATTCAATACGAAAGTATAAATACTATTAATGTATATATTTAAAGATGACTTTCGAATGTAAAGAATGTAAACATAGATGGAATGCAAAAACCGTTGATACAATACCAACATATTGCCCACACTGCCATACGAAATATTGGAAAGATGAGAGAATAGAGACGCGCGGGATGAAGAGTAGATCTTATAGGATAAAATAAAATGCCAAAGGTTACGTATAAATGTATTATATGTGGTAAACCCAGAACTGGGTATCCTTCTACATTTCATAAATCCCGCGAAAAGCATATGTGTCAATCATGCGCTGCAAAGAATCGCGGGATTAATGGTGGTAATAATACGATGGATACGTATACTTGTTTGGATTGTGGTAGTCAAAGAACTGATTATATTTGTAATTTTAGTAAACCAAAAGAACAATATAGATGCCACGATTGCGCGTGCAAACATATGGCAAAAGATCCGATTTGGTTGGAAAATACTACAGAAGCAAATAGAAAAATGGTGCAAACACCCGAATGGAAAGAAGCAAATAAAAAAGCAATTGCAAAAATAATGTCTGCTCCAGATTATGAAGAAAAATGTAAGGAACGTGGGAAAGTATTATCTTCAAACCCAGTATGGATAAAGAGTCATAATGAAGCAATGAAGAAACGATCAAATGATCCTAAATGGCAGGAATGGAGGAGAGAAACAAATAAAAAACTTCCTTCAAATCCAAAATGGATAAAAGGACGCGAGGAACTTTATAATAATGTTGAATATATAGAGAAAATGAGTAAAATGGCAAAAGAGCGTTTCGAAGATCCTATATTTAAAGATAAATTTATGCAAAGTATAAACGAACGTTCTGATAATATCGAATGGCAAAATATGATGTCAGAACGAAATAAAAAGATGTCCCGAGACCCCGAGTGGCAAAAATGGAGAATTGAAGAAAATAAAAGGATGGCGCAAGATCCATATTGGGTAGAAAAACATTTGATCGCTTCTAATGGAGAAGGGATATGGTACGGAAACAAAGCATTAAGAAATGCGAATAATAATAGTCGGGCATACTACTGTGAACGCTGGAACCAAGATTTATGGGATCGTATAGACGCTGCTTATGATTACAAAAGTATATTATCTGGTAAAACAAGATTTGATAATAAAAACTATAGGGCGCTTACCCGACATCATCTTTATTGGCAACCACAAGCATGTTGTATTTGGGACGAAGATGTTAACGGATATTATGCGTGGATTATTAACAATGGGGAGAGAGTGAAATATTATATCAAGGGCGATCCGAATAAATTTGTTTTGTTAACTGATAAAGAACATGGTATAATACGAGGGAAGAATGGGACTACAGAGGATAGAATTTATTGGATAAAGCACATCGAAGATTTGGTAGAACAACGCGCAAAAGAAGGAAAGAAGTGTTATCTGTCACCAGAAGAATATGAAATTTATAAAGTGGAACATGCCGACATTATTGCAAAATATAAAAAATAATAGAAAACTATTTATGCTATAACATTACAATGGTATATAATCATATGCTTGATTTTAAAAAACACATCTCTAAAATCATTTCAATTATATGCGCGCTTAATATTGTTAGTATAGTGAAAGCGGATTCTCCCCCGTATATAACAATAACACCTACACCATATTTGAGTCCATTGCCCACTACAACTTTTGGAAATGCTTTTAATAACCTTACAGCATCAAATTTCAGTATAATTTACTTTCCCGGTAACGCTCTCTCCCCATACGCATGGACAACGATGAATAATCTTTCCGTCCCCTCATTCCTCATTTTCTTTTTCATCTACCTAGGCATGTGGTTGAGTCACGCCAACCTTAGATTGGCTTCAATCATCGGTCTTTTATTATCCGGAGCATTTTTATTTTCCGGCGGAATTGGAGTTTCAATGCCTGTTGTAATTCAACCTCTCGCTTTTGGGGCATTGCTAGCTTCAGTCGTTGGCGTGACCATGTCAATTTTCAAGAACGTAGGCTAATCCAAATATTATATATTTTTCTCTTCTATACCAAAACATTTATAAAGTATGAATACAATTCATATATAAAGGTGTTGTAGAATGTTACCTCCAGTTATATTTCCAAAATTGATACAAACCGATAATGCACCACATATGAATGTGCCGAATCAGAACACTATAGTAATACCCGGGCAAACAAAGCGCGCGGCAGCATACTTGGTTCAAGCAGTTGTCGCGCCACTCCCGCAAATGCCTAAAGATCCATATGCGCGCAGGTGAGTAGATGGGATCATATGCTTCTTATGCTGTTCGTGATTCATCTGGCAATATTATAGGTTATCAATCTGCATATACAGGTCAAGTAACATACGAACCCGGATTTAGTGCGTCTGGTGGTTCAGATGCATATAAAGCGATCACTTCACAATATGCTCAACAACATTATAACACCGTTGGTTCTGGAGGTGCATATCGGCAATCTATCGCACATTCAATAACTCCAACATATTATGATACCAATACAGCAGCTGGTATTGCTGCATTGATCGGAAGAACCGGCGGTGCTGTAGATGTAAATCTTGCAAGAAGGGCAGTATCAGAAGGGTTTTCACCATCCGCTATTAATCTTGCGAGTGCCAGAGACACATCGGTTTCCGGGTATGCTATTCCAGCATCCAGAGTATATGATATGTCTCAAATTAAATCGGGTGTTGAAACATTACCTACACAAACGAATGTAGTTAGTCCACAATTATCATATTATAGTGGTTCGTCACCATCAACAGAGTTAATGCCCGGCGTATCATTCACTGGTGATATGAAGGTAATTGGAAGATCTAGTAGTCTACCATCCCAATCAACAGATGTTGGTGGTAACATATGGAAATTTGTAACCAATCCATTGGGAACTATATCCGGGTGGGGGCGGGAAGCGGGGGCTAATGTAACTGTTAAGCAACCAACAACAACGAGTGGGCAGCAATACGCTGCACAGACATATAGTCCGATAGTGCCATCAGCAATAGTGTCGGCACCACCAAATCCAATAATATCATCAGTATTGAATCCTGTCGATACCACTTTAAAAGGTTTTGGGATCATGGGTGGGGCGATTGGCGGAGGAGTAAAGGCAGCGGGTGATTGGGTAAGTAATATTATACCAAGAACAACAGCAATAGAGCCTGTAGTAACAAAATCGTATTTTGTTCCTAATAAAATGGGTGCGGGAACTGATATTGGATCTCCAATGGTGGGAACCAATACATTACCACCAACCGCGATTTCTCAAGGAGAAACATTTAATGTCCCATTGGGGAACGTAGCAAAAACTGAAATCCGTGATGCAAAAGCCGTATATGATCCAACAAGCGGCACTGTTGGATTCTATCAGGTTCCAAAATCTATTTATGAAAAGGAAGGTGGATTCAAGCGTATTTATGGTATTGAAACTTCATCGGGTGGCGCGGGTGCATTACAGAGTGGGATGTTTACTGTAGGGAAGGGCAAAGCGGGAACCGACGTTGTATATACACAGGAAAGTGCAGGAACTAAATTTGCAGAAGGGTATAACAAGGAACGCGCGGCGGATATTTTAAAAACTCCGTGGTTATATTCACGTTCCGGAGCGGAAGCATATGGCGGAGATGTTACACGTCTTGATAGTAGAATTCTTTCACCGAGCACACAAATGGGAAGATATGCATCAGAGACAGGCAACCTTGCAAATCTCGTTTCACCCACCGGAGTGAATCAACCCCGTTCGGAATGGGCCACGGAACCGTGGAGTATTGATTGGAATGCATCTCCAGTATTGCAGACTGTTAATGTGAAGGGGGAATTGGCTCCTACAAGTGGAGCGGAATTGAAGAGTGTGGGGATTGGTGCAATGCCTCCAGAGACAAAAATGGCGGAGTTGATGCCGGGCGTTGCGCTTACTGGTGGGATGAAGGTTGTTGGAAGTGCTACTCCGCAGCCACAAGAACCCTCATTTGTTTCTACAATGGCAACAAAAGAAACAAAACCAACCGGTGCTATATTTGGAACCGAACTTCCTATAATAAGTCCGGTTCTTGCGTTTTTTCAACCCGGCACAACAACTACCACAAAAACCGGAACCCCAACAATTTTGCCAGAAACTACTATTGTAGGGAAACCGGTAGCAGAAACAATTGGGGGAGTAACAACTACAACAACTCCTTATACTACAACCGGTGGGAATGTCACTCCAATCACCACGATTATATCATCAACACCAAGCGGGTGGGATAAATTACAAGAAAATATAAGAACTACATTGAATTTGCCGTCTCCGGAAGTTGGTGAGAAAATGGTAAAATATGCAACGGCGGTTCTTCCGACAACATGGGCACTTACAATGCCTAGCACGATTTCAGAATTTATTCCTGCATCGAAAGAAACAAAACAAGTGTCATCTATAATAAATCCATTTGCGGGTCAATATACACAATTTTATGAGCAACCGTTACTTGTTCCCATAAGTTATGGTGTTGGGGCTGCTGGTGGAACATTATTTAAAGGAGCCGAAACAATATTTGGCACTGGAAAATCTGTTGCTGTCCCATTGTTAGAATCAACCGGGAAGGCTGGAACCGCCGCAAAAGTAATTTCTACCATATCCACTCCTATAATTGAACAAGCACCAAAGATTCTTGGTGGATTGTATGCGGCAGATGTAGGATATAGATCTACAAAAGGGCTAACAGAATTCGCTCCGGAAAAGGTATCTTCTACTGCAAAAGGATTGATATTACAAGAAGCTGTTCCGATGGGAGCGGGATTTGCATTACCGGGTAAAATATCTTCTGGTATAAAAGGAATTAAAACAGGATTTGAAGAATATAAATCTATGATTGCAGAACGGGAAACGTCTATTCCGCATATTGGATTAACACCAACAGAAGGGGAAGTTGTATTAACTACTTATGCAACAAAGACACCAACATTTGGAGAATATGCTAAATATAGTTTGCGGAAGGCAACTCCGGAAGCAATATTAAACTTTCCCGAATATATTACAAGTGCAAGTCCAAGATATGGATTGAGATCGGATATTGGAAATCTGCCAACGAAGATTGGGAGATACATTGAATCTGCTCCAGAATATTTATATGCAGGAGCAAAAGAAATTGGTAAACTCCCATCTGTGGGAGTAAAGGTGATTGCAGAGCCAATCGTTACTGCTAGAATAACGGCTGTTCCTAGAGCGCAAGCAGCTTTAGGTAGAGCATCCATTGATATCGCAGTATTAAAATATGGTGAACGCGCTCCGGTAATGGAATCGTTATATAATAAGTATTTTACTACAAAATTGAATTTACCGGTTTCAGCAGAAAACGCATTAATATCTGGAGAAACAAAACTGTGGGAAATCGGGCAATTGGCAAAAACCCCAAGTATTACTGTCAAATCGTTTTGGCAAGAACACAAACCCTCAATTGAATGGGAGGGAGCACCACGTTATGTATATTCATTAAAATTTGGAAAAACAACTGTTCCTTCAATCGGAGATGTTTCTGGATATTCAGTTGGGGGAATTAAGAAAGGTGTTACTCCAAGTGCACCATCTTTTGGTGGATTCGAAAGAATAAAGGGAACTAAAGTTATTGGTGGCAGAACAGTTCCATCTTTATCTATAGAAAAACCTACGAGAAGTCTTTTAAAAACAGAACGCGATATAACAGAGAAAATGGAACCATCTGGGTTTGCTAAAACAAAAGTTCAATATTTTGGGGAACACCCAACTACAATGAAACCTATGGGTAAAGTTGAAGGAAAGCAAGCAGCGGGTCAAATACAAATAATGAGCGAATCGTTACCAAAAGTAGAGGGGTTGCAAACTGGTAAAATACCCACTACAATACCATATCCCTTATTTATTCCACAATTAAGACAAGGACAAAAAGAAGTAGTAACGGAGATGGAAATTCCAAAAGCTGGTTTGGGTATGGTTAGTTTATTAAAATCGAATGTTCAACAAGAAGAACAATTGGTAAAACCATCTTTAGAATTTGCGCAAATATCAAAATATAGAACTGACACATTATCATTACCTTCATTATTATCTACTCAAACCTTGAAAGATACTCAAGATTTGATATTAACATCCGAAGTGGCACAGAAACAGAAAGAATCGTATTTAATGTATGATATATCTAAATTGGTTTCAACAACAACTGTTCCATCATATAAGGAAGAAACGCGACAAGCGCAACGGGAAGAGCAATTTATAAAAACAGCTCCGATTGTGGATATAGTTCCAAAAACAAAAACAACCACTAAAACAGAAACGACAACTATAACCGAACCCAAAATAATTACTACTACAGAACCCAAGATAGAACCTGTAATAGAACCCGAAATCATAATCCCTCCACTATTCGGAGGATGGGGCGGTCTCGGAGGCGGAGGCGGCGGATCTGATAAGCGCAGGAGATTTAAAAAACACGTGGAGGTTTTTGAGTACAAATTCGATCCGTGGAAAGCTGCACGTATTACTGCAAAAGCGTTAGCAATTGGTTCCAATGTTACGGGAGCACCGGCTTCATCATTGCCTTCGTTTTCATTACAAGCAACGCGGAAACCCGCGCAGAAGCCCACCAAAACGGTTACAACACCACGCGTGGCTGTTCCGAAGTTTAATATGCCCGTGCAAAGAAAGACAGTGATGCCGCAACCACAAAAGAAAGTATCATCTCCACAAATCAAAACACCTACGCCACAAAGAAAAGTAGCAATGCCTCAATTCACAATGCCAAAGATTGGTGTACCTAGAACTACGAATACATTAAAATCAATGTCGTTGCCTTCGTCATTACCAACACAGAAGAAGAAAGGAAAGAAGTGAGAACAACCGAAAGGTTTATAAACTAGAAAGGAGAATGGTATATAATGGTTTCTACATCTAAATTTTTATTTAAAATACCCGGGCAAACTAGTTTTATGGGCCTCGAATCTTTAGAAAAGAAAAAGCATTTACGACCAGATACATTATTAACAATAAAAGATATTGGCGTTTGCAGGAATAAAAAAAGTCATGGTTATGGAGAATGTTTAGGAACATTGCCCTACTGTGATATAAAAATGAAATATTCTAAAATCTAATATCTCTTTTTCTTTAAACTATTAGGCATATTTACTACACATGGTGTTGTATCATGCACATCCGTGCGTGGCAACTTTACACCCAATATAACATTTAGATTCGAATTGGTATTAGGGATTTTCACACGTAGTTGTTCACATGGTGCCATACTTGAAAATTTCTTTGGGAACGTAGAAATATATTTGGTTTCTACAATATCCTCTTCATTTTCATATTCTTCCTCTAGTTCTTTTGACGTTTGCCCGTAGTTTGTCATCAATGCCTCCGATTCAAACTTGTATCAAAACTTTTGATATCAATATCCACATTCCAAAATCCACCTTTTTTATTATCTTCAATACCATCAAGACTTTGTTCTAATTTAGCGCGCATCTTATGCCTAGATGCCGAAGTATAGTTGTGAACAAAGGTATCAAGTTTAAGATCTAAATGAATTTCATCTGTGGTATAAGGAATATATGTTCCACGCTCTTGTCCATTTTCGATAACAAATACATAAGCATCTGTATCAAGATACCTAACTTGTGCGTGATATTTATTAATCAACCGTTCAAAAACAGGTATTGTTTTATCGCGTAATGCTTTAAGTTCAAGCGCGCGCTTTAATTCTTGCTCGTCTTTTTGTTTCTTGACGGTTTCGAGAGTATATGATAAACGATCTATGAGTCCCATAATATATAGTAGAAAATAGATGTATTTAAATTTATCTGTTTAAAAAAGTATTAAAGTTTTTTATTCTTCATTTTTATGCCAAACATCGTAAAATTATTCGGAGTAACCGTTGCTTGTATTTTTGGAATAATAGATTTTTTCGTAATTGGATCTGTTTTGGGATTATACCCAGCATTCGGATAAATCCCATTCATTACAACCAAGGGGACGTGTTTATACCCCGCTCCCATATTGGTAATTGGTTTTGATTCTGTTTTCTTCTTTTCACCTAATGTAACACCCATAAATGTTAAAGGTGCAGAAGTTGGAATACCTCTACTCATATGAGCGGGTGCAGTTGGTGCGCGCGGAGGTGTAATAGTTGTTTTTGGTCTTGTTATCTGTGGTATATTTATATTCAAGCCAATTCTGGGTATCGGGCCAAACACCTGTCTGCGCGCTTGTGGTTGTGGTGTTGGTGCTTGTGCGCGCGCAGGTTGCGGTGCGGGCGCGGCGCGCGGTTGATACGGTTGACGAACCATAGGAACAACCTGTTGTTGTGGCTGTTGCTGTTGTGCGGGTCTAAATAAAGCACCGCGCGCGCTCATTGGTAGCGTGTTGGGGAAACCCATCGATTGCCAATTTTGCATGTTGAAACGGTTTGGTTGGGGTTCTTTTGGTTTGGGGGTTGGTTCGCGTGGTGTTAATTCTTCCACAGGGGATTTCTTACCACGTCTATTATCAGTTAATGATTCTGGTGATTGTTCTTCTCGTATAGTTGGTTTATAAGCAGGGCGATATGTCCCTAACCCCATTCCAGAGGTATATACTGGTTTATATCCTTCTTTTCCCATCCCGCTTCCATATGCAGTTTTATAATCACCGGGTAAAACCTTTTGTTTAGAAGTGGATTTATGTAATGCTGTTATATCTGCATCTTCATCTTCAAAATCAAAATCGTCTTCATCCAACATTTTACCTTTTGATTTTTTAGTTGATTTCTTTTTAGATGATTTTCTTTCTTCAGGTTCTTCTTCATCTTCCTTTTCCGTTTCCATTTCTTTAAATTTTTTATCAGATTTTTCAACGTTTTTTAAATACTCGGATGATTTTCTATTTACGACACCAACTGCTTTCTTCCCAATATCCACAGCTTTTGCAAGTGTTGGGTGTCGCTTTTCAAATGTTTCTTCCCCAGCATCATAACCCTCATGTGACTCCCATTCGGTCACTTCTCCAGCGGGTTTTCCACCCTTCGCTGCTTGCATCTGTCCAACCGACGGGTATTTCTTTTTGGGTTCCGCTTTGGGTTCCACTTCATCTTCTTCTGTGGATTCCGCGCGGTGTGCTTCCCCATCACTTTCTACAATATTGGATTTTTCTTTAATGTTTTCCCATTCGGCTTCACTTAAACGTGCTTTTACCATAATTTAATCACCATATATTATATATAGTGTTACAATTCATTGTTAATAAATGTTTCTATTAAAAAAGTTTAGATTTTTTCTCCCATAAAGGTATCAGTATTTTTTGCACGAATACCATCAATACGGATGACTTTTGGATCTTCCCTAATAAGTTTTTCTCCATCTATTATATATGCGCCTTTAGAATTGGCGCGCTTGTTGAGTTCATTGTGCTGCAACTTCATTGTTTCCTGATACTTCTTCATTTTTAGTACCTCTATTTAAATGTATTCTTTCATTGTATATAAAACTTACGCATAGTATTTATAAAACCAACACAAAGTTATAAATACTTTAAAATATCTATAAATACTCAATGGAAGAATTTATAAGTACTGTTTCTATACAACACCAGAAAGATTCGTCTTTTATGGTTAGTATTCCTCATAGGATTGTAAAAAGATTGAATATCAAGTCGCAACAAGAGGCAAAAGTTTTGTTAGATAATAATAAAATTGTTTATGTTATTATTCCTAGAGGTGAAGAATGACCGATCTTTCTAACGTAATCGTTACCAACATTACACAAGCGCCACAAGTAGTTATGATAACACCTGTTGCTACGGCAACACCTGTACCTACGGTTGCTCCGGTGTTGAATCCGGTGCTTGATATTGCGCCGTTCCACGGAATACAATTGTTTTGGTTAAATACCATCCCATTATGGGCTATATTAGCATTTATTATAGGCGCATATTTTGTTTGGTATAATCTCGGGTGGATGAGAAAATGCAGTTCCCTTTCTTCGTGTTATGGGTATAAAGATGCACTAATGGCTGGTTCTGGATCAAACGCCCAACAGACTATTGTATTCACCAAATCTAGAAAGTGGTTTATAAGAATGTTAACATACCATTCGGAAGGTATTTTATATTTTTCGGATCTCTTTAAAACAGATATGTGGCACATGGGAGCATCTTCTTCTGGTGGTAGATTGGGGGGTTTGTCTGCGGTAATTATAAAAGATAACTCCGACGAAGTTTCCGATCCAATTGCTGACATTGCCCTTTGTAAAGCTTGTGATGATTTTAATCACGGGCGATTTGGAGACATGCAAAATATGAAACGCGCTGCCGAAGAGACAAAACTTATTAAATTCCAGAGATTTGATGGGTCGGAGTGTGATTTTTACGCTGCCGCGCGTGAAGGATTAATTCCTGATTCTATAAGTGATTTTGATGATTATGTTAAATTACGTCCTATATTAGAAAAAATTTGGCCCGATGGTATAAAAATACCGTGTTATTGTTTCTATGATCCATATGATTCTGACAAATTTACACCAAAGAACCGTTCTCCTTCATTATTTGGCGGAATATTATTGAAAAAAGCAAGAGATTTGGCAGCAGATAATATACCAGATTTGACATTTTGGGATCGCAATGGAATTGCAATGATTTTGATTTTGGGGGGATTAATTTGTCTCGGGGCGAGTTATCTCGCTAGTAGGTGATATTAATGACCGACGAAGAAGAAATAAATACGGAAATTAATCTAAAAGATACTGAAAAAGTTAGTTTTTTTACACCAGAAAAAACACTTCTTCTTATTGGGATCATCATTATAATAATTGTTATTGGTGTCTTTTCGATAATGAAATGGCATGTGGTGGAACAACCATTTTTTGGTGGGTTATTTAATAGTTCGTTTTGGGGTCAACCACTTTATGTATTTTTCATCCCACTCGTCCCGTTAGCATATTTTTTGGCATGGGCTTATTGGGGTCATTTACAATGGGGGATGATGTCCCCATTCCACGGTTTGTGGAGTGCGATGAATAGTCGGAGCGAGGTTGTGTTTAAGACAGATGAAAGGCTCAATTTCGTTTTAACCTCTGAAGCAGGAGCGTGTCTTGTATTTGAAAAAGATAGATATAATTCTCTCGTTAAACACAAATATCCGTTTTTAACCCCGATTAGTAATTGGTTGCGACCGGTAGATCAATCTGTGGATTTTGCGAAGTTTCTACAAGGGTCGTGGGAATCGAAACCGCTGGTAAATATTGGGTCAATCCCGGGGAGCATATTGGTGGACATCAAGGGTTGGACCGGGTTGATATCTCCGGAAAGAGCAGCAATAGCAAGGGAATGTGATTTGTGGAATGAAACAAATGAATCGGATCAAGTACATTCCTTGAGCAAAGCGTGGCGGTTGATGAATGAAGGAAAGATCCCCGTACCTAGGGGTGTTGATTTATATACTACAATAAAATGGATCAGAATAGATAACTCTTATCCGCGAATAAGAAATTCTGCTAGCTGGGGTGGTTTTGTTAGACAACTTGCCGAAAATATAGCGCGCGGTGATTACAACAAAGGAATGTCAATGACAACTGCGGGGGTTATTGTTTTTATAGCGTGCTTGGCAATTTCTGTTATAATGTTCATATTGAAATTTATGTCGCATGTTCCGGTAAAATAAAAAAAATATTTTTAACCCTTCACATAGAAGGGTTTAACCATACCATAACTCAACGCGTCGCACCATGCCACGCCAAGCCGAAACAAACCATTCCGAACCGAACCGTACCATACCCGTCACAAGGACGGTTTTTCCATACCTTGCCACATCGAAACCAAACATACCCAAACTCGCCTTGCCGCGCCAAAACGCACCTGAACAAACCCAACCATACCCGTCTCTTCGACGGTTTTGCCATACCATAACAAACCGAAACTAACCTAATCGGAACATATTTAAACCTATCACAACAAACCACACCCCTCACAAAGAGGGTTTAATATTATGCCTTTTCAGCACAATTGCCACATTTTCTAGAGAAAACGTTTCTCCGAAGCGTTCTGTTATCCATCCACTTTTCAACAATTTATAGTCTCTGTAGTTGTCTCTTTTCTTCTGTTTCGAATCAGAATGCCATTGAATTCCGTCGGTTTCGATATCAACTCCTCTAAATGGGCTTCTAGATTGAACAAATGCAAAATCTAGAACGTATAAACCAAATGGGTATTGTTCATAGTAGTCAACACCCGTTTGGTATCCAAGTTCCGTGAGATAACCATACATTTGTTTTTCCAAACAAGTGCGATATCCAGTTGGCATTACTTCACTTCTTTCCCATTTACACTCATACTAACAACTTCAAATGTGCCGTACAGTGGGCGGAAATCTCCAAGTCCCTGATATTTGCCTGCTTCTTCAAGCACCTGCCGAACGGTGCCAGCATCCCATGTCTGTTCATCAATGATGTTGATTTTGAATGTAATTTCCCACTTTTTGAATAGCGGTCGTGCGCGCGGAATACGAGCATTACCAACCTTGACAATCTGAATATCAACATCGTATTTCTGCGGTGTAATTTCAATAAGATCGGGTGAAACTTGTAATCCGGAATAAACAAAATCCTTGAGTGTTTTCTTACCGGAACCACCTTTCTTAAGATTGGTTGCAGCCTTACGCATTGCAGCGAGAATGTGCATAAACGGTACACACATCTTTTTGTTCTCATCGAGATACAAACATAATTCTGCCTCTTTGTCAGTATCATGTTCCGAAGATTTAACTTTCTTCGATTTTGGAAGCGTCATTGCATAAGTCGAATGCTGTAAAAGGGGCTTCACACCTTTAATTTTAACATCAATTTCTGTCATTCTTTCACCTTATTAGGGCCATCATATCCACACGCTCTACACTTAATTGTTCCGTCTGCGCGGAAATAAATGGTTTTCCGTTTACAAATGGGGCAGACAGGAATTACAGGGTCATCTACTTTTCCCATATAATAGTATACGCGCTAATAGTATTTATATGTTTGTGTTTATTTTTGTATTTTTGTGAAAAAAGAATTTTTAATGCCCAAACAGTCTAGACAACCATCCCCCACTACTAGATGGTTGAATATGATTGGTTTTAGTGGTGATATTACTCCGGTTTAACGTCGATATATGGCTGGAACGTTCATTTAAATTCAATGCGTTTTCTGTGGAAGAACGTTTCATCAAAATGCGTGCAGCGAGTATTTTTGCGTCTGTTAATGCAACGCGCGCATTCCCACTTCCTTCACTTTCATCAACTATATCATATAAACTGCGAAGTATCTTCTTTTGATCGGAATCGGAAAGGAAGTTTAAAACTAGCTGCTCTGCGAACGAGTCTCCAAGGATAAAATTGCTCTCTTCGTTAGTGTTATGCGCAGGAGATGGCATTCCACGCACGCGCACGAATCTGTCAATATATCTAAAATCTCTCGGAGAGGTAGACATATCATTCCCCGGAATAACCCCGGTTCCATCATCAAAAACACTCCCTTCTTGTGGTTGTTCCTCTCCTTCTCCACCATCGGTTAATTGTGGTTGATCCTGCTGTTCTTGATTGTTGTATTCATCTTCATAATCATCGGTATTTTTAAATAAATCCCGCATCGTCATTTAGAATCACCACCTGTAGGCCACGAAAACCCAGTAGAATTAATTTCTCCATATCCATTAAAACTCATAAATACAAGGAAGGATGTTGCGCGCCACACCGTATCAAATAGTGTAACACGTTCAGATTCCGAATCTGGAGCAATTCTTTTCAATTCTGAAGATATTGCATTTTCATGTGCTTTAATTTTTTCCAAATAAAAACGCGTTTGCGGCCCTCCTGCCATTAAAACAGCAGTTCTTAAAAGGGATAACCCAGCCCTCACGATATCAACTCTTTGTTCCGGATCCGGTGCGGCAACCGCACTTACTGTGGCAATTCCGATACTTCGTTTCAAATCTTCTGGTATAGCCATAAAATTTGGATCTATCAGTGTTTTAATTTTTTCAAGAATTTTAAAAAACTCTGTTACAGAATGGTCTTTTCCATCTTTTTGTATTTCGACAAGTTTTTCACTTATTACTAGCAATTCTGCTTCTTTATCAACATCTGCCATTAAAACCCTCCTTGTGCTCTCATTTTATCTAAATATGTTAATGTCAATCCCGGGAATCTCCGAAGCACTTCTCTGGATTTTATTTTTGGTTCGGATTTAAAAAGTTTTTCTACATCATCATAATATTTTGTGAACAATTCTTGCTGTTTTGTTTCGGTTTTCCCCGCTTGCTTTTCATTCAATTGTTCATTTGATTCTTGCAAAATTTGATCCGCTGCTATATCTCTTTGACGGTCATATTCTTCTGCAAGTTTTCTATCGGGTGCAAATGAAACCCAAAAATCAATTTTTTTATTATCTTTATCAAATGATAATCTTTTTGAAATTGTCACATTTTTATTATTAGGCAATTCTATAACATCTGAATTTTTAGCCTTACAAATATTAAATCCCCCTTCATGAAATGATTTGTAGATATTAATAAGTATATCACTCATTTCACGAATATTCAAATCAACGTGACTTTTTAGAACCGACGTGAATATAACAATCCACCTTTTGGTTCTGCACGTCATCATAATTTTGTTAAAGTTGATATTACCGCGAGATAAAAATTCCCTGTTGTTTGCTCCCACACCAGCATCATCAATAATTAAAACCTGATATTTGCCTTTGGTTGACAACAGATTGGTAATTTTTGATGAGTCCATAAGGAGAGCGCAGTTCTCTATAGTAAAGTAATCTGATGGTTTACCTCCAAGCAACAAGGCGATTTCTTCTGCAATGCGCGATGCAAGATAGAGTGCTGTATAAGATTTGCCTTTGCCTTTACGAGCTGATATAAAGATAGTTAAATCCTGTTTATCTTTAGATCCAACACGCTCTGCCGCCCATTTGCAGAATGGACTTCTAGGGATTGGTTTTTTATTGTCAATAAGATCTTGTGCCCAATTAGCAAGTCTGATTATGGCAGACCTGTTAGAACATCCCAGATCCACAATTCCACTTTCTAATACAATTGGTTTGGTGAGATCCATTAGAACACCGAAGCATAACTCTTTTCTGTGAATTCCAGCGTGTCAGATATATATGACATAAAGTTACCGGCTAGTCCAGCGGATGCTGTTACTATCCCAGATTCCTTTTTCTTATCCGTGTATTTTTTGAACAGATCTTCTCGTATCTTAATGTCAGGACAGATAGCAATAAGTGCCGCTGTTGCCCGATCCAATTCTTTCTCATTGACATCCGACCTCAATATGTTAGTGTAACACCCGAACTGATTAAAGAAAAAATCAACGTATTTATCCTTCGGTGTGCCTATTGACAGAGGAGATGAGTTACCTTTATTAGTATCAGAAAATCCCATATATAAATGTTATTATCGCATTATATATAAAGTTTTGTGTTTGTGTGTTTATTATTCCCTTCCACCATAGAATATGACAGCGCGGGTGTTATGCGCCCGGAGATGTAGTTGGGAAAAGTGAGCAAAAACCGAACATTATAAATACAAACAACACCTACCAATATACGTATGCCCGATTTTCATAAAAAACAAGCAGTCTGGTGGCGAGTGGGATCTAACCGCCCCATGTGGATACCCAAACAAAGATTTGACCAAGCAGCCGAAATAAAAGATATTGATGGGGATTTCGCTGTGATCACTGTTTTAAATGACGCAAGAAAGGAAGAGTGTTATATGGTTCCGCTTACTGCGATCCGCGCTAGGGGTTATTGATATGATGGAAACCGAAATTGTAAAACTTTATAAGTATCGTATTAGATACAAACCCGGAGAGATGGATGAATATACTGTTATATTAGTATCTGACAACATTCGGGATCTTATTAGTCTTATTGCAGACCGCGAAATGGTAGATCCAGTTGGTGAAGCGAGAAAATGGTTTGAGATCACTGATTTCTTGTGGGTTGCAAGAGAAGATGGAAAGTGGTATCATCTGTTTGATATTAATGAGCAGGATCTTGCTGTGAAATGGGGTTACGATGTGCAAGAGCAGTATTGGATATGTCAATTTAGAAATGATTGTCCGGAATCTGTAAAAGATGTAAATATGGGGGGATTTGAAGAAAAAATAAAAGCACTACATTCTGATGATGAATGGGCAAAGACATTTGCATCCGGCGGCGTGTTGGGTCAGGCTTTGTATGAATCCAAATATGTGCAAGACGCAATACGCGAGAAGAAAAGAGAGCGGGATTTGCACGACGCGGTGGAATTGGATGCTGGGATCAGCGTGATTGAGGAGATTGTAAAGGGGGAGGGTGGGGAATGACAACAACTAAAAAACAATACGACAATATAAATTATATTTTATGGGGATTGAAGTTCCCAGAAGTTGGATTGACTATAGGAACAATTATTGGATTTATAGCATGTGTATTAGGAATGATAAGTTTCTATATTCCTGCTGGTTTATTTATTACACGAGTTATTTTGTTCCCCATCCGATTATACTTTGTGAATAAGAAAAGGAAACTTGAAAGGAGTAATCCCTCTCTTGTTAGAAGCAAAAAGGAGTATGTTTTTAAATATGGTTGATTAAAATGTTATCAGATGAACAATTTTGTAATATCATGGGATATTTAGGATACTCTCTTATAATTATGATAGTATTAGTGTTCGGAGCAAATTGTATTTGGGTCGATCATCAGATAATTACAATCGAAGTAAAAGAAAAAATACCATCGCCATTATCTGTTATTTCACAAACCGAGACGACATATCGTGTTAGATCAAACATTGATTATGCTAAACTACGCGAAGGCAAAACTTATGAAGTTTCTGTAGCGCACAACCCTTTTATTGGTGTGGGATGGGTAAACAAAGATGGGTTGTGGAATATAGATAATGTTATTAGAGAGGTATAATTTTTAAATGATAGAAGTAGTAAACATGCTTCATTGTCGTGACTTTGGAAAACCCGGAGATTTTCGCGCGGATCGAGAGACCAAATGGGGAAACCCCTTTATAATGTATGAAACATGGATGCGTGATCGCGTATGTGATTTATACGAATATTATTTAGATGCTATAACCGAACTGGGCAACGAAACAATGGTAAGAAATATGTTAAAGATTGGTGGATTGACACCAATACAAGTAGAGTTATGGATGACAAAGACGGGTGGATTTCTTGATATTAATGAATTAAAAGGAGCAAGGAGATTGGGGTGTTGGTGTAAAATTAATGAAAGTGGGCCTAGATGCCACTGCGATTATTTAGCAAAGAAAATAGAAAAACAGGAGTGTTTAAATGTCTAAACTGCCAGAATTAGATCGACCATTAAATGATCTTCACGTTGATGCAACGCCAGACGGAAAATATGCTATTCGTATTCTAAAGTGCTATTTAGAACGCGCGTGGGCGAAATTTAAAACGGAAGGGATGGAAGATAACGAAGTAAAGTTGTTTGATTTCATGAACGAATGTCAGGATAGAAGGGCCGTGGAATTGGAGAAGGCGATTAAGATATTGGAAGGTAAATGAATGGAAGAAATTAACACCGATTGGCTTATAAATAAAATAAAACATAGGATCTTTGAAGTAATTGGGGGAATAATTGCATTAATACCATTAGAAGTGTTTTTATTGTTTAATATTGACGAAATAACAAAAATAATGGGTGTAATTTTATATATGGTGATCGCAATTGTTATTAATGCGATATACATTCACGTAATAATAGATCCAATAAATGAATATCGAAAGGAATTATATTATAAAAAAGATTTGAAATGTTTTATATCAAAACGTATAGAGAAAGATAAACTTGGTGATAAATTATGATCTCCCAAAAACTCCTAGAACAAATGATTCAGAAATATGGTGAATCAAAACAATTAGATATTGCTATCGAAGAATGTTCTGAATTGATTAAGGCAATTTCAAAATATAAACGCAACGAAGATGATCCGTCGCGTATCAAATCCATCGCGGAAGAAGAAGCAGACGTGCGTATTATGTTAGAGCAAATCGATATTATGATGCTCAAACACGACGCGGAATATACAGTGAGAGTTAAATGCGAAATGGATATAAAAGAGAAACGCATTAAGAAGATGTTGGGTATATATGAATAAAACGCAGATTGGTTCTGTTCTATCTATTGTTGGATCGGCAATAGGTATTATAGGAACTTTAGTTAATTCACTATGGCTTCACCACAACCTTGCCATTCTCGTGTGGATGATATCAAATCCTATACTTCTATTATGGGCAATTGGTGGTCATAAGAAATGGTGGGATGGTGGATTGAGCTATATGGCACTGGTGATTATGTATCTGGTGTTTACGGTGTCGGGGATTTATGCTATTATAGCGGGTGATATTGTATGATCTGGGTATTTTGTTCCTATTGTAAGAAACGATTTAAGATACAAGCAAGCGATGCAAAGCGAAGAAAGGCACAGAATAGGGATGGGGCGATTTATCATTGTGTGAAGTGTGCAAACTCCGCCCGGAAGGGCCGTAAATTGAGGTAATATGATCCAATTTCCCGATAAGAAATACAGCGTGATCGTCGCAGATCCGCCTTGGCAATACCGTAATAAAAACACTGGCGGATCAATGAAATCTGGTTCAAGTGAAAAGTATCCAACGATGTCTTTAGAAGAAATATGCGCGCTTCCGATCCCCACTATTTGTGAAAAGAATTGTGTTCTTTTCTTGTGGGGAACAACCCCATTAGCAGATTATCCACCGAAAGTTATGGATACGTGGGGATTTAAGTACAAAACGAAGATATATTGGCGTAAAATAATGTCTCTTGGAATGGGATATTGGTTCCGTGGTCAGGTAGAAGAATGTCTTGTGGGTATTAAAGGAAATGTCAAAGCATTTCGTCTACAAAAACCAAATTTTATTCAATCTAAAGTGAGAAATCATTCGCAAAAACCAGAAGAATTTTTTGAATTAATAGAGCCAGCAATTCAAAATTTAAATCCGAAGATAGAACTTTTTGCTAGAGAAGAAAGATCTGGTTGGGATTTGTGGGGAAATGAGGTAAAAGAGAATAATAATAAAAATTAATCTTTTATTTTTTATAAACTTTGTGTAATTCTTTTTCCAAATCAGAGATCTTTTTCTTCAAATTGCGAATTTCTTCCTCTTGCTTTTTAATAAGATGTGTTTTTGCATTGTAGTCTTCAAGATATACTTCCATATATCCATCTTCCATTTATTTCACCACCAAATCTAAAGAGACTAACTTCCGGATCAAAAACAATACTGTAATTGTATGGCACAATTATATTTTTACTCATTTCGATTTGATTGCGTAGATGATCTTGGCGGGAATATAAGAAATTTTTGCATTTGATACCACAACCGTTAAACATTTCATTTTGACAACAAATCTCGTGGTGCAAACATTCCATATATTTCAAGGATTTCTTCTTCATTCTTCCTTCCTCACCAAATCTTTTCTACACACATTTAAAGTATTTCCAGCAGGCCACGCCTTATACGCATTTTCTTTAATGCCAATCATCTCCAACACTGGATCTTTAATACTGCACGCTAAGAGCCTGTTAACATGCCACATCATTTCATGTGGAAGTTTGATGATCCTGTTATCTTCATTATATACAAACTTCCCCCCACCTGCCTTTTTTACCCATATTTCATTCTCTCGTTCCCAAACAACTGTGCGGTTAATCACAATCTTTGTGATACCGCTTAACTCAATTTCTCCGTATAACTTCATTTTAATCACACTACAACCATATTAATTTCCGGACTTAACACCACTTGTATTAAGTTTCGTTTTCTTATCACTTTGCCACCATTCTAATGTATCAACATTCATAATCGTTAATTTCCCAATATCACCGCCTCCGGTATCGAGCATAATTACGTTACCCATAATTAATGGGCGCGTTGAATGAAAAAGCATGGTACTCGTGTGTCCAACAAAGATCTTCTTATATGGTTCGATATTCACAGGATTCTTTTGAATCCACCTGTCGTGTGCGTATTTACAAAGTGTTCGATCCCACAGAATAAAATCGGGGGTTTGTTGTTCAATGGGAACTTTTGGATTGAATCCACCGTGACAGTAGAGATTCTTATTATTGTCTATGTGGTAGATCTTCGAAGTCTCTATCATTTTGACGTGGGATTCGGGAACATTTTTGTTATCGAAGTCGTAGGAACGCAATGTGGCGTATCCTCCTTGATGAACCCAGACGGGGAGTTCTTGACCGGTCTTGCACCAGTTGAGGAACCATAAATAGTCATGATTACCGGCAATTATTACCTTGTTCTTAATCATATCCAATACATCAAAACATTCCTTTACCCACGGATATCCATCAACGATATCACCAAGAACAATTAAATTATCGTGGTCTTTATCGAAGTTGCACTTATCCAATACTTCGATAAGCGCGGGGGCGCGACCGTGAAGATCACCGATTGTGAAACTTTTAGACATGATATGGTATTTGTTTTAAAAGTTTAATAATGTATCTATGGCAACGAAGATCCCGGATTCGTATTAAACAATCCACCACCGCGTTTCTTCTTTGGTGGGTCTTTAGATTCAACAGTAATCTTCACATTAAAAAGATCTTGGTGTTCAAACACCAATCTTCCGATAGTAGTGTAGATTTCGCTATCGCTGGTTGAATACTTCGTGTCTTTAATACGCGCGTGGTAGTAATTTTTGTCGTATTTTTCGATAATGATTTCGGGGGTTGGGGTTTTGTCTGTGGTCATAATTAATATTCTCCATAATAATCCAAAAGCGCGTTGATTTCTGATGATTCTTCTTTATCGTCTTCGATATACACGCCTTGATTTGTAGTCATATCATCATCGTCATTGAATTCTTTTGTTGAAAGTTCGCCGTAGAACATTTTAATACTCCTTCGCCACAATGATTGGTGCGATTGGTTTTTCTTCTTTCTTTGTCTGTTTAATCTTCATTCCAATGATTTCAACACTCTGCGTGTCGAAATATGTTTTGCAGAAGTTTGGGGTCATGTTAGTTTCTCCTCACCGTTTTTACCAGACAAATTTTATTTTTCATAATGTTGTCTCGAATGGTTGATACATCATTGGAATACCCTATTGTTGCAACTAATGCATCATAAATTGGACACGGGATTGTTTTGCAATCGGAGCATTGACAATTCAGAAAGTTTTCTAGTTTATCTACCATGTTAGATCATCCCCTTAAACTTCACGGTCTCATTGTGTCCATCTGCCCACTCAAAGTAAGCAGTCTTGTTTGTGTAGTCGAGCACAATCTTACTTTCCCTACGCGGGTGTTCACATTCCTTCTTAAGTAAGAATACTACAGTCATACCTTCGAAGTGGATTGTATAACGATCCTGAATGAAGTGGATGCTTGTTCCGTCTTCCAGATAGATTCCGGTCATGTTAGATCAGTCCTCTTCATAATCTTCCAAGTAATCGAGAATATCTTCACGGTCTTCAGAAGCAATTTTGTTCAGCATATGATTTCGATATGCTTTATAATCTTTCCAACCAAGATGTTCTCCTTGCTCATCCACGGTGTTTAACCAGTTTCTAATAGTTTGTGGTGACATCATGTTTCTTCACTCCTTTAATTTTTGTTACATATTACTATGGAACTGCCAAGTATTTATATCTTTCTAGGACGCGTGTTAGTTCTTTTTAACCCTCTCATATTCTTCGTTTCTCTGTATAAGGAATTCATCGGTTCCAGCATCACATGTTGATGGGCAGTCATTTTCTAGTAGCATATCTCTATTGGTTAAATAATAATAAGAACATTCGGTTCTAGTTTTGAATGGGCATTTACGTGTTGTAAATCCAACGTACACCATATCATATGGAGCGGTTAAACTTTGTATATACACGAGTGTTTTTTCGAATATACCACAGAGGTTTCCAAAGTAATCACGAAGGGAATTAGTATATTTTTCCGGGTTTCCAAGTTCACAAGCCCATGTGCCTCCGCCATTTATTCCCATTCACCCCTTGTTATAATGAAGGTTTTTCGGGTCAAGATTATTTGCTACTAACACATCCCATATCTTCTTCGCAACCCCCTTGGTCGGGGGATTGTGTGGGGTGTAGATTATTTGGGTGGTCATGTTGATCCTCTTTCTCTGCCAGTTATTTTCTTATAGTCTTCATCAGATAATTTTGCTAAATTGGCATCTGTACGATCATTTATAATTTTAATATTGCGTTCTGCTATCTTATTCAATCGTTTTACACGAAGTTTATATAATCGATCTTGATCTTTTTGGCACGGTATAAGTTCATAATCTCCCCCAGATAATGTGTCTATTTCAAATTTGCCTTTACAAGTAATCAACTCTCGAACAGTATAATCACTTCCAAGAGTGCCGATACATGGGCGATTTTCCCATGCAATAACATACATTTCCCACGTGCTACCGCCTTCACCGTAGATATTAGCAACACTATTTCCACGTTGAGCTGGGAATACTTCCATCCCCGTATCAGATTTGACTTTTTCTGCCAGTTTGAGTGATTGCGGTGTTATACGCATATGAGATGATGGGTGTCGTCCACATTTTCCGCTTCTACGCATCCCAAAATGATTATAATCGTGTATACGATTAAGAATATGTTTTGCTCTGGGATCGTTAATATATGATTGTGTTACAGGGTCGTCGATTAGTTCATCATTACAGAAGGTAAAATGTTTTGTTTTTGTCATTCCTCATCCCCCGTGTGACAGATGTCACATTCCGGGTCTTTACAGTCCATAAGCCCATTTACAGATTGTAAATTTTTAAATGTTAGATTTTTTATGATTTCTTTGTAAGCATCAGATCGTTTGAGTTCCGGGTTAAATTCATCAGTAAGCGGCTCCACAAGACAATGTGTTCCACTGCAAGCAAACACTTTTCCTTTTGGAGCATCGATTACAAGAAGATCACCATCTTGATTTTCTTCATCCACGGTGCATCCCATCTTTTTGATTTGTGCGAGGACTTGCTTTCTTGTTACCATCTTCTCCCACTCCTTTGTTTTCTGTTACATTACTATATGAAACTTGTAAGTATATATATCTTTCTAATACGCGTCCGAGTTGATTTCTTTCATCAGTTCATCAAACTCTTCGAAGTTCATTTCACCCTGCCCGTAATCAAGGCAGTCAATGATCTGATCGAGATCATTGTCGGAATAATTTTCTTCTCCATAGTATTCTTCGCACATTTTATTAAATTTCATAGACTCTTCTAGAGATTTGCATGCGAGTTTATTCACTTTCTTCATCTGTGATTTGATTTGTGCACGAGTGGGTTTCATTTTATAACCTCATACTTGAATACTTCTTCGTTCTCATATTCTGCACCACTTCCACCGATGTTATCAAGGAAGTTTGGTCGTTCCTCCTTTGGAAGTTTTTTATATTCTTTAAATTGTTCTGGTGTCAGATCGTAGTTGTGGCATTCCCATATCCTTTGTTTCTGAACGATTGTTACCATCTTCTTTCACTCCTTAATTTTTGCTACATACTACTATGAAACTCAAAACTATTTATAGTTTACTATACGCGTGTTAGTCGCAACTTTCCGATACCAACAAGAGTGGTAGAAACAGATCCCAAATAGCGTGCTTTGGTTTTGAATTTTTGGTGTTTTGAAATTTGTTGGTAAATTCTTGCATAAGTTTTTGGAAAATTGAAAACTTGGATCACGCTTAATACGCGCGTTTAAAATTTTCAAATACGAACAGGCACTACTTCCTGTTCGTATTATACCGTAAAACAGCATTAAAAATGAAATACGAACATAACGAAAGGTTTAAATACGAACAGATACTAATTATAGTTCGTATAACAAAAAATATATATTTTTGGAACAACCAATTATGATATGTGTTGTTATATAAAAAGGAGTTTATATTAATGAGTGACATTATTTTAAAACAAGGTGCTCGGGTATTAACACCCAGTGATTACGAATTGTTACGTGCACAGATGCCTAGATATTACCAAATAATTTGTGACGCGGCATTGCTTTCCGGTATGAGACCCGTGGAATTGTCTAGGTTCAAACCGTCTTGGTATCGTGGATCGCGTAGAGTAATTGAACTTCCAGAAGGTGCTTGTTTAAAAGAAAAGTGTTTATACAAAAACAGAACCATCAAACTTTCACTTGCCGGGTGTGATGCATTTGATACGTTGATTAGTGAAAAGGTAAAATTTAAAGGGAAAGAAATCATGGCATATGAAAGAATACCCCATCGTGTTGCATTTAGAGATGCTATGAAACGATATGCCGTTCGTGCTGGAATTGGGGCTGATGGTATGACCGAGAAAATGTTTAGAAAAACATTGGTGAGTTGGCTTGTAGCATGTTATCCAGAAAAACAGGCATATATACAAGCTAGTATGGGTCACAATCAAGATACCATTGTCGAAAATTATCTCGGTATAGTTTTTACAAGAGAACAAATCAATATAATGAAAACGAAATATCTGAATGAGTGGGGGGAATTAATATAACAAAAGAAATAATGCTTACCATGGGAAAGATTGCTTTGGTAGATGATGAAGATTATGAAGAATTAAATAAATATAAATGGCATGCTAATAAACATAGAAATACGTATTATGCAATACGAAAATCTGTTGATAAAGAAAGTGGATTAAGAAAAGGTATAAAGATGCATCGTTTTATAATGAATCCCCCAGAAAAAATGCAAATCGATCATATAAATGGGGACGGTCTTGATAATAGAAAAGAAAATTTGAGAGTTGTAACAAATCGCGAAAATGCTCAAAATTTACATATAGAAAAAACAAGTAGATATCCGGGCGTTTATTGGTGTAATAAAAGTAAAAGATGGATGTCTCAAATAAAATATAATAATAAAACTTATCATCTCGGTTCGTTTAAATCCGAAGAACTTGCGCGTTCTACATATATTATGATATGTGAAAAGATGAATGATATGACCGATGAAGAAAAACTTTTAAATAAAAATAATTTTCCCTATAACTGTCTTTTGGGCATTAACAAATCACTATCAAAAACAAGCAAATACCGTGGTGTTGCGTGGAGGAAAGATATGAAGAAATGGCAGGTATTTATAAGGTTTAAAAACAAAACATATCATCTGGGGTATTTCGAATTTGAAAAAGAAGCCGCTGACCAATATTTATCTGCAAAGAAATTGGTAGATGTGATGAAAGCGAGAGGTGATTAAAATCGTAAATTTGTTTCCGGGCTGTCCGTTCCATTGCTTATGTAACAAACACTTAAATTCTATACTCGCAGAATATAACAACCTACTTATGCCTTCGATGCGAAAGGGTAATTCAATCAAGGGGTATGTAGATCATGGTTGTGTAGATCTGCAATTCTTAAACGAGCGCGTTGTTGAATGTGTAGAAGAATACAAAGCGCGTGGTCTTGATTGGCACTACAAAGTTCCAACGGAAGAGGATATTAAACTACATGAAAAATACAGGGAATTATACCAAGACTTTACATCAGAACGTCGCAAAGAAATGGCAGAAATGAATATTCGTATTCTCGCATTTCGTTGTCCGGAATGCAGGGAGAAATTACTTGTAGAACGCGCGCGTGGGAAGGTATAAATAGTATTGAGACAATTATGGTATAAGGAAAAATTTGGAGAGTGAAAGAAAGATGGTCGTTAAAGACAAATTCGTTTGCAAGAAATGTAATATGAACTGTAAATTAACTGCATCGATTGCAATGGAAGAAGATTTTCCCCATGCTTGCCCATTCGGGGTTTTACCAAGTGGTGGGTATGAGAATGAACCGAAGTGGGTAAGGAAGGAACAAAAATGATCAACTGGTCACTAGTCAAAGATGGATTTGCTCTGTTTGGAATCGTATGGGTTCCCAGCAAAATTGTTTTTGGAACTGCTACACTCACGGATAAAATTAATCTGTGGGGTGTAAAGAAAGGAGTAAGGAAGTGGATGGAATCATGACAGATAAAACAATTTGGAGTTGGAGAGAAATTGCTAAAAACTTGGGGATAAAGGGTACGCGAGAAACAAACATGATGCAGATGGGTCGCGCGATAGCATTACGTCATTTTGATAGCGAAGATCTTGAAAAAGATGATGTAATTGCATATATCAAAGACATTGCATCAGTGGATGCTACAATAGAAGAGAAATTAATAATTGCGCTGTCCCAATGGGATTATCTTACGGCGGATTGGGGTGTGAATAAAAATCCACATTCCGTGGAGAAAGAAGAATCATGACAAACTATAGAAAAGCATTGATTTATAGTGTGGTAGTTGGAATCTCACTGATGTCCGGTATATTATCTGGATCGGGAATGATACCACAGCAATTTATAGTAGTTACAGCATTAGCAACGGGATTTTTTCTCGGAATTGTTGGGCGAATATTTTTCTGGGGTGACAACTCATGACCTGTAATAAAACAAATCGTGATAAGATGGTTTCGAAGATCGTAAGGGATCGAATTCTCGATGAATTCTGGGATTGGCTCGAAATTGGAATAGAATGCGAAAAACCAAACCCCGCCATTGCAGAGATGGCAACTAAAATTAATCAGATGCGACAATTTGAATATCTCTATAATTCGGATGTGATTGAGGAATGACCTGCATCACCGTTGCTTCGTGGATGATGTCGGTTGTTGGGGTGGTGATACTTGGAGTATCACTATATTGCATTTATAAAGACTTCCGTGGTGATGATTTACCGTTTATTTTAGTTCCAGCATGTTGTATGGGCGTAGCACTAGGTATTCTTGTGTTTTGTATTGGTATCACTCCATATATCCCAGAAGTCACACTCCCCTGCATCACCATCATCCCTTGATCCACCATGCCACGCACAACCCCCATTCATACAAACTGTGGAACCTGCACCGAATGCGCGCAGAACCTACAGGTTGTTAAATACGAATGTGAGAAAGGAGGATCTTATTCACTTCTTAACGGATATGTTGAGAAAATTGATGATGTTTGTATCAAACCCGAAATTGGTATTTGGTGGCCAACTATAATAAAATGTATTATTGTTGGTCAAATCGTTGGGGTTGTGGTATTTTTAATTAGTGCAATTCCAATCATTAGTGCAGCGACGTGTTTAGGAGTATCGTTGATAACTTATTTATATAATGAACACCAATAGAGATATGGAGTATTACAATGGAGAATAAAACCGGATTGTTGTTCACAGATGATACCCCCAGACATTTCCATAAATTCAAATACCCCCATTATATTGATGGAAACAACCCAGAAACAATCTGTATTCAGTTAAAAGCTCGTCATTTCGTGACATGCCCCGTAAATGACACGGGTTTCGTCTGCGTTGAAGATTCACATGGTTGTTATGGATGCGAATGTTATGATGTTGTAAATTCGACAGAACATAGTATCCATTGTAATGGGATTTTTGGAAATTGGGATCAGAAACGTCTACATATTAACAAAAATGAGATTATCAAAAATTGGATAGAATCTGAAGGAGAGATGGAATAATGATCGACCCAGTAATAACATTCGACAAAGAATCAATAGAGGAAATTCTTTATTGTTTCGACAAAAGCATTGACGATGAAGGATACGTAATTGATGAGAATAACAAGCGCATTCTCGCTATGGATGGTAAAGAGATCAAGGCTGATGATATTGGCGGAATCGTGAACGTTGGTGATATTGCCACTATTGTAAGAAAGGGATACTTTGATAGTAAATGGGATCCGGTGAATTAGAAATGCGAGACTACACCACTATTGGCAAAGAGTATGTTAAATCGATATATGGTAATTATATGGTATCGCGTTTAAGCCTCGAATCAAATGAAATATCTGAAGAAGATTTGAATCATATTTATGATGAAATGATTAAAATGATATCTGGAATAAAGCATATTAGTAATAAATAGGGTGGATTAGAGATGATTTCCCCATGTGATAATTGTAAAAATCGCCAAAAATCCCTTGATCCAGAAGGGTGTTTTTATCAATACGGGACGACTGGTATTTGTGGAAGATTAATCACAATGATATTTGGATGTGAATATTACCGGAGGTCAAACGATGACAACGACAATGAATGAACGAGATGGATGCCACAACTGTGGCGCGCGTACTGGAAAAGGACTCTGCAACAATTGTAATTCGCCCAATTACAATCAGGTTGGAACAACACGGTGTAGTGTATGGATTGCCAAAATTTATACACCTCCGGAATGGGAGAAGAAAAGATGATTATTACAAAATGTGTACATAATAAAGGATTTATAATTTTAAATCTTGATAATCATATATCTGTAATGTCAGAAGAAGAACAAAAATATTTTATCAACTGGATGAAGAAGGAGAAGCCGGAGTTGATGAAATGAGGTCACTACCAATTTTAATTATTGCGTTGATAATAGCGATTGTTGTACCCCATGTGTGCGCGGAAAATGTGACATATCCACAGGAATATTATGATTTAAACAAACAAGCGGATGATTTGTGGGCGCAGCAAAATAGTATTGTTACTTATAATTATTATGCAACAAACGCAATGAAATTAAAATTGAATGCCATCCAAATCGCACTCGAAAAACAAAACGAACTTATTAGTGAGCAGAATGAATTACTGGGACGATTATTGAATCAAACATACACAGAAAATGGGATTTGTCTAATCAAACAAAACCATTAAATACTTTCACAACGTATACTATAATGCTTTTTATGAAATTGGCAATTGTTGTTCGTAAAGATTTAGGAATGTCTTGTGGAAAAATAGCAGGGCAGGTTGGCCACGCTTCTGTGATGGCATATCGTACAATAACCGATAACGCACTTGAAGGTGGACAATGGTATGATGAGGGGCAGAAGAAAATTGTTCTAAAAACTGCAAATGAAGAATCGCTCAATATTATTGCCAACAATGCAAAAAATAAAAATCTATCTGTTCATTATGTTCGCGATTTCGGTCTTACACAAATTGCCCCAAACACTCTCACATGCATTGCAATTGGACCCGATGAAGATGAAAAAATCAATTCTGTTGTTGGAGGCTTGACATTACTATGATGCCCGAAACAATTAAAGTTGGTGGTATCCATTATAAAATCATACCATGTGATTCTAAAGTTACTGATTCATCGGGTAAAATCATTTTTGGGTCTGCTGTGATTCACTTGGATGAAACATTATGCCCTGATATGGCATTAGCAACTCTTTTGCATGAAGTGATCGAGGCCATTAATGAAGAGAATGAACTTAAAATGAAACACCATGTAATCCAAACTCTGGCAACGCAGTTGTTTCAAGTTTTGAAAGATAATCCGGAGGTGTTTAGATGAGTGAGACATTGTATCCACACGAGCAGATTATTAAAATATTAAAGGAACCACAATCAGAATTGGAATGTTTGATCTGGTATATTTATGGTTTGTCATCAATGTTAATCGTATATTTTGTATCAATAGAAGCAAATAATATAATCGCACCGTTGAAATTTCAAGATTTTATAATTTTTGGGTTGTATTTTGATTGTGTTCTATGTGTTATATTAATGGTATTTGGATGTATTGGGATAATTGCCCCTAATAAACGGAGTTAAAACTAATGGAAGAACAAACTTTCAAACCGGGAGACCGTATACAATATTGTTCCGGCAACCCTGATATAATTCATCCAATAGGAATAGTCAAAGGGATCGTTAATCAAAAAGGCAATCACCACCAAAAAGTTATTGTGCAGTTTGGTGACGAAAAACCCAGAAGAGTCTATTCAAATGATTACAGGATTGTTATGGAGGAAAAGGAATGAATTTGAAAAATCTTGAAGGAAAAACTGTTGCTCAACAAAAAAATTTGTATGAAATAGAATTGATTGCTGATTATGAGATGGAATATGGTGACGAAGCGAATTGGTCCGATGAAACTATAGATGTATTCAATGAAGAATGGGATAAAATTCAAGAAAGATTTAAAAATGGTAAGGAATAAAATATGACTACACAAACAATTAAACCCGAAGAAATACAAGAAAAATGGTTTGTTTATGATTGGGATAACAATATGCAGATATTTACCACTAAAGATGCTGCATATAATGAATTTCTTAAAATAATTGAAATGTATCGTGAAGAAGCATCTGGAGACGAATGGAATGATGAAATTGAAGAAGTAACATGGGGAAAGATATATCAAACTGTAGAACTCCAAGAAATCGAAATACCTCCAGAAGAAGATTGCGATTTTAATGAAGGAGAAGTCTACGATGCATTTATTATTGAGCATAGAAAGGAATGAGAAAAAGAATGAAACTCACAGATTTATACATTAACAAATTATGCCCACACCAACCACGCTATAAATGCGATGGTTCAAATTGTGCAAAATTTATCTCGTGTATGATGGAAGAGATAGACGCGCTGCATGTTATTGGTGGAAATAGTAATGTGGAGTCCGATGAACTTGATAAGGAACTTATTAAAGCGGTAATAAAATACAATGATGGAACATGATTCGGAAGAATTCTGCCCATACTGTCACTGGAACATGTACCGAATGTTTGTTCCGGGAAATAACGGAGTTGTGGAAAAATATTGGTGTTGTTTTTGTGGATATTGTGAGGATGAGATATGAGAGAAATACCACTTACGCAAGGTAAAATTGCACTAGTTGATGACGATGATTTTGAAGAGTTAAATAAATACAAATGGTGTGCTCGTGTGCGTGAACACACATCATACGCAGAGAGGAAGGAATCAAAAACTAGAAAAATAATTCGTATGCATCGAGAAGTATTAAAATATATACCAGATGGTATGTTCACAGATCATATTGATGGAAACGGATTGAACAATCAAAAATATAATTTGAGAATTGTAACTACTAGACAAAACGCACAGAATAGACATCAAATAAAAACATCAAAATATCCGGGTGTAGTATGGCATTCACGTGATAAAAAATGGTACGCTAGAATTATAGTAGATGGAAAACAAAATAGTTTGGGATATTATGATTTAGAAGATGACGCTGCCAATGCATATAATATAGCATGTAAAAACCCATATAAAATTCAAAAAGAAATACAAACCTCACAATATAAAGGAGTATATTGGAATAAGGATGCATCTAAATGGAAATCAAGAATTTCATATAACGGAAAAAGATATAATTTGGGAACATATGATGATGAATTTGAAGCATTTAAAACATATGTAGTAGCAAAAACAATACTTTCTTGTGGTGGGGATATTATTTAATACCAAATAACACACCACAAACCATTTATACTTTAATCCCCAATACTATTATTCTATGAAAGAAAAACTACTTGGAGCCGCATACCTCATCACCATAACCCTAATAGCAGGGTTTATCCTAGCATGTGGTATTGGAATTGTAGTAGATCGAACAAATCCACAAACGGTGGTTATTTATCAGACTACTACTCCCACATCCACGGTTGCGCCAGTTGTTACAGCATCACCCATCGATTATCCCGAATTTATCACCTATACAGTGAGATCTACAGACCCAACAAATCTCAAAGTTGTTACAACTCGTGGGGATGTTTTGTATTTTCGAAGTCACCAAGCGTGGCATGAGCAAGTGAAAAGGTGCACGTATACCGCGCGTGTTGAAAATGGTAATATTATTGTAGGGTATCCAGAATTGGAAGAGGTGTATCTTCCACCTGATAGTGGGGAGAAGTATGGGAAATTTGTGGAAGTTTGAAAAAGTATAAATATGCAAACAGCGAAGTGTATATTATATGACTGAAAAAATAACAATGGTGTTTCTAACAGGTCGCCCCGATGCTAGGATAAATGGGGATTCGATAATTGCGGTTGGTGTAGAAGGAAAACAATTGTGGAAAGATATAAATATTAATTTAAAACACGCTTTAAATGAACTATTTGGGAAACCCCGAAGAAAGGTATATGGACATCAAAAGAAAGATTCCACTCCATACGTTTGGGAACTCGAAGGTGGAATATATACATGGGGAGGAAACGAAATACAGTCCAAATTTGATGTTTTCGCACATTGGCAAAAACACAAGATGCACACGAGAATTATACTAAAGAAGAATGGGGAATTCGTTATAAAGAAACCCGGACATTGAAAGATAAAGTATAAATACTAATAACGCGTATACAGAATTAACAAAGTGGTGAAAAGAAATGACAACGTTTCATAACATTTCTAAAATCATAGGAGATTGCCCCATTTCAGAAGATGGTTCCGCAAACGCAGAGGATTGTCTTGGTTGCGAATATTATGTTAACGGTGATGATGATGCAATTGAATGTAAATATCATGATGAGGTGATTTAAATGACCATCGACACAAAAGACATCACAACCCCGATCTTTGTCATCGCAATCCTGCTTTTATCAGCATCAATTGCCTACGCAGGATACAACTACGGACACGTAAACGCTCCCACAGTAGTAACGGTTGCACCTACTCCTGTGCCTACACCAACGCCTGATCCTACATATCTCACGAATGTGGTTACAATATCGAGCATGACGTGTGCAGCGGGTTTCGCGCAGGTCAATATAAGAGAGGATACTAGGATCTTTGATGTTCCTTATTCATACTACGATGAATTAAATATTGGAGATCGTGTACAGTTTCATGTTGTATCGACATACACGCCATATAATGCGATTGTTTATAAAGTGGACTACATAAACATCATCTCGCACCATTGGAGCAATACACGATATTATTACTACAATGACAGGTATTGGAGAGACGATGACCGCGTTACAATTGAAGTGACGAGGGATGAGGCTTATAAACACGATTGGGTGAATGGGAGACCTTCGAGATGGTATGATGACTGATAACTATCTCTTCATCACCGAAGTAGGCTCCCGTATGTGGGGAATGGCCACTCCCAGTTCAGATTATGATCTGTTCCATGTATTTCAACAGCCATCTTCCGAATACCTGCGCGGTAGCACATTCGAAAAGACCCGTGCAGCAAAATCCTACTTCGAGAATACAAAAGAAATCGATGCACAATATATGGAGATTGGTCATCTTGTCAACCTGCTTAAAAAAGGCAATGTAAATGCAATATGGAGCGTATGCTCGCCAATCATTCATAAAGATAGCGAATGGCTTTCAAAACTTCGTGATATTGTAACCGACAATCTTTCAAAGTCATCCTATGCATCTATTAATGGAATGGCACATTCACAACTCAATGATGCAATAAAACGTGCAAGTGTAAAAGACCCGTTAAAAAGCAAAGCAACCACTATGCGAACACTTCAATTCGGGGTTACAATGCTTATGAATCACAAAATCGAATTCAAACCACCCGAAGATGAAATAACAAATGAGAATATCGGAAAATGGTTTAGATATCTTGATCTTGCAAAAGAAAAGTCTATGCTTCCGGATGAAGTAGATCCAAAACCATTCGAAGATTTCTTGTATGATATTCGGATGAGTGAAATCTTTGATGGGTTTCGTGCGAAAGTGGGGGTGAGGTGATCATATGAAAGACATGAGATATTCATACATTTGGATATGCAAATGGTGCGATAGTAGAGAATGTGTGTTCAAAACACACAATGTTGAGGATATTCCACATATGTGTGCATTGGGAATTTCTGTTCCACCTTATGAGTTGGTGACGACAATATGATTGAATTTAATAAACTTAATAATAATCGAATTGGAGATCCTATTCCAAAAGATAATACTTGTAAATGCTGTGGTGGATCTGGGGTACAACGAAATGCTCAAACGGGCCTAAATGTTGTGTGCCCGTGTTGCAACGGTAGTGGAGTAAAGCACAAATTTTATAAATACCCATATACTATGGATTAATTTAACCCGGCGATGATCCGTCAAAATCCGTGACGGTGAGACTGCCACGCGTGGCAAGCGGTTTATGCTTCCCTCTCTCATAAGAGGATGTTTTTCACCACTCCTAATAAAATAAAAATAAAATATCTTTTTTCGATGAAACTTTTGAAATTTATTATAGTATTTTATGATCAGAACAATTTATATACTATAAAAACATATAATTAAATAATGGTAATAATCACTAGATATTGTGTTGATTGTGGAAAAGAGAAGACAGCACAAAAATCTCGTTTTTATAAAGACGGTGTATGGATAGAAGACTATAGATGCCATTCATGTGCTGGTAAACATTGGTGGGAAATAAATCCGGATAGAAGGAAAAATAATAAAGTAACTTATGCGTGCATAGATTGTGGAAAAGAGAGAACTTTATACCCATCCGATTTTAAAAAGCCACGTGAAGAGTATAGATGTTATACATGTGCACAGAAAAATAGAAGATCCGAACGAATAGTATTAAAATGTTCTGATTGTGGTAGAGAAAGAAAAGTAAGACCGAGTGATGCCAAACACTACAAAATATCTGAATACAGGTGCTACAAATGTTCTAGAAAACACATACGTGTTGGAACCGTAACTTATAAATGTATAGACTGTGGGAAGGAAAGAACCGACTATAAATGCAATTTTGATAAACCCGAGGAGAATTATAGATGTTTTGATTGCGCTTGTAAAAACAAGGAAAATGTAGAAAAAATACGAAATACTGTGTTACTTCTCCATAAAGAAAACGAAGAGTATATAAAAAATTTTAAAAGTGGTATGATAAAAAGGATGAATGATCCTAAAAATAAAGAAAGCATGATACTCCGAAGTGAAAATGTATCTTGGATAGAACAATTAACCGGAGAACTATTTTGGTATGGTCACCATATTTTACGCGGCCCAACGAGATTATATTATTGTGAAAAATGGAATAAAGATTTAAAGAATCGTATAGATGCAGCTTATGATTTTAAAAGCATATTATCTGGTAAAACGAGATTTGAAAACCATAGGGGATATGCATTAGATAGACATCACTTATACTGGCAAGAGAAAGCATGTTGCATTTGGGATGAGGACGCTGGAGGATATTACGCTTGGATTAATAACGGTTCAAATAAAAACCCGGATTGGATTAAATATTATATCAAAGAAGATCCCAATAAATTTGTTTTATTAACACATGAAGAACACGGAATTGTGAGGGGGAATAAAAAATCTGGAAGGGATAAAATTTGGTGGATTAAATTTTTAGAAGATCGTGTTGAACAACGAACGAAAGAAGGTAAAAAGTGTTATTTGACAAAAGAAGAATATGAGATTTACAAAGTTAAACATGCAAATATTATTAAGAAATACAAAAAATAATTTTAAGCAAACATTTATATACTATAACCACAAACTATTTTCATATCTCATAACAACAAAATTAATTTATCGTGAAAACTCACTATATGGGATAGGAGAGAAAAATGGTTGAAAATCACCGTGGCGAATCAGAAAAAACAGAAGTTTTTAATGGTATGAGATTTAGACACGCACATTCTGTACACACAATGGCTCGGGCAAATTATTGGAAAAAATATTATGAACCCACGCACTACGTGCGAATTGAAAAAGAAATGAGAAATTGGTATCATGTTTACGTCAGGAGGAAGTAACCATGTCCATCGAAATAGGCCACTATTCCCGCGCAAAAGGCAATCTCGTAATGACCGTTCCAAAGGGACGGCGCGTTAATGGACGTCCTGTTCCTTACAAAGTTAAGATTCTTGGAGATCCGGATGATCCAATTCCGATGTCAGAGGGACAAGTAGAAATCAGAAAGGATCTGGGGAACAACAAGATTACATTGGTTCCTACCTCTTCAAGAGGGGGGAGGATTGTGGTGGTTTAAAATGGTATTTGAACCAACTAGGAAAATAAATGGAAAACTTTATGTTTATTACAACTCATATTCTTCAAAACGATATGCTGAAATTAAGGGTAAATCTGCAATGATACACAAAGGTAATTCAAATAGTAAACTTATAATCAGAAAAAGTTATATTGAATCAAAACCATACGCGGTGTTTATTTATTGGGGGAGTAAGTAAAATGTATTACAACGGACGCAATGTAAGAAAACCAAAATACAAAATTGGCGATATTGTTAAAGTTAAAGATTCCACATATTATGTGGGGAAAATTGGATACCTTGATTACAGATTTGAAGGACATATTGGTTGGCATTATAAGGTACATGGACCACAAGGACAGTATTTAACATGGGCGGAAAAATCACTTGTGAAAGTTCCTAAACGGAGGAAATAATTATGGTAACTAAATTATTAAAACGAGAAGCAGAAAAATATTTTATAAAAAACATTTTACCATCCACTATTAAACATTACGGAGAAAGCAATAAATTTGAAATGCGAGAAGCATGGAAAAATTATATCCACACTCTATACATCGGAGGATATATTACCGGATATCAGTATAGCACATGGAAATCACCTACATCAATTAAAGGGAAGTCCGGAGGAAGGAAATAATATGACTCTCCAAGCAGCACACAACAAAAAGAATGCAGAAGCAACATTTCGTAAGAATCACCCTTCTGCAAAGGGACACAAACTTTCCGTAAACTATATGTATACAGACGCCCCATTTAGAGTATACGAGATTGAAATTTTGGGGAGGAAATAACTATGATTCACAGAGCGAAATCACCAGACATCACGCGATATTCATTCCGTGGTCATGTTTATTCGATTTATGATGCATATGAAAACGTGCAGACTGCAAAGGCATCTGCGCGCGACTTGGGAACACAAGCAGGACGAATGCATAAGGATTATATGACACTCGCTATTGTTGTGGATCTCGGTAAGGAAGCAGGGCGACTCCGTTATGGAGTGTTTGTTGCGAAGGGTGCGAGGGTTTGAAATGAAATCTGGAACACGTATCGGAGGATTTGCACAATATATTGTTGACTCTGTAGAATCTGATGGCACACTTTATCGTCAGCAATACAGACCGATTGTTGTGAATCTCGCGAAGAAGAAAGTGAAAGGAATATATGAACGCGAGAAGGCAATCAAACTAGTCACATATCTCGCCGAAACCGGCATTAAAAAATATAAAAGAGCAGCGGAAGAATATTATGAAAAGAAAATTGGTGTTATCCCCACTTCTACCAAAAAAGCAATTGCCGTTGAACTTCTTTCTGGAATGCAGGGGGAAATTGAAGATGTAGTGAGAGAAATGAAGAAGGGGAAGTAATTTATCATGACCAACAAAACACGTAGATATACACTACAAGAAATGAAGAATCGATCAAGTGGTCATTTCTTTGACCACTCAACAATGAAATTCTTCCGTGGTGATAAGTATGGAACGCGGTATGACAGCGAGACCGGAGACAACTATATTGTTGTAACACATCCGGGTGGCGCACGAGCGTGGTTCAAGTTCCACCCGTCGACGGGCAATATCAATCCCGTTCGCGCAGATAATGTGCCTACACATGTGAGGGAGAAGTAATATGAAAGAACCTACAGTAGGGGGTCTTGAAAAAGTCAACCCCAAAGATGTATTGAAATACAACACACTTAACAAAGAAGTGTCAAAGTCGCATTGTGAAGCACACAAGAAAATGTCTAGTTTGGAATCAATGAAGAAGATTGTTTCTGGTGTTGTAGAGCGTGTGGAAAAAGAGACGAAGAAGATGGTGAGGAAATGAGTGAAAGAACACGAAAATTTGGAGATAAAACATATCATGTTTATCATCCATTCTCAACAAAAGAAAGAGCAAATTTGGAAGCAAAACGATTAAGAAAAGAAGGATATCTTGCTCGTGTTGTGGATACACAAACATGGTATGTTGTTTATATACACAAGAGGTAGATTATTATGAAACACCTATTCAACGTAGCCGAAGAAGCAAACGAAAAACTAACCAAAAGGTTTAAGTATATGGAACATACAACTGATCAAACAATACTCCACAATAAGCATCACGGGCAACCGCTTGATGCCAATAATGCGTGGGGTAAGACAAAAGAGGAAACAACCAAAATCCTCGGGAAGATTAAGACTTTATGAAGACACCTGACTTAAAAGGAATCATGGATCGCACTGCTGGATACACGAAGGAACGCCAAGACAGCGTACCCGGAGCGCAGGGAGAGAGTATGCTTTCCAACGGGCTTCTTGGAAGATTCCGAAACGTTACCGGTAAGGGCGGGAACAGGGATTAAGATGAAAGTTGACATCTTTGGCCTTATGAACCGCGCGAAGGAGGCTGGTGGTGGGTCGGATAAGGTTGCTTTGCAGCCGGATGGGGAAAACACCATGATGAATCGAAACCCATTGGGGAAGATTCATATTATTGGTCGTGGTGGGAATAGAGAGTAATATTGATTAAAGGTGAAACAAAAATGCGCAAAACAAATCTATGGATGCAAGACGCTTTTAAGCGGGCCGGTAAAGGTGTATTTCACAAGCAGCTCGGTGTACCGTCAAGTGAAAAGATTCCTTTAACTTTTCTCCAAGCAATTGTGGATACCAAGATTGGAATGGTGGCACACAACCCGACAACCACGGGAAATAAGATGGTTCGTGTAACGGCACTTATGAAGAAGCGCGCGAATGCGTTGTTGAATGCGGATCGCGCTAATAAATAGGAAAAAAATCATGGTTGCTGTTAAATCAAAAACCGGAGAACCAAAGATTTTTTATATCGGGTGGAGTGGAACAGAAGATTTCAGACCCGTTGTTGCAATTAATGGGAAACAAGCAAGAGAAAAATTTGCCAATTATCACAATGTTAATTTGAGTTCATATATTAGATTGAAGCGCGATGTCCCATATGCAATTAAACAGATGAAGCCTATTGTATAATAATATAATCAAATATTTTCTCTTTTTTCCAACAATAGATAACTATTTATACTTTGACATTTAACCTATTAGACATAGCAATATTTTCTATAACGTAGAAAGTATATCTAGAGGTTGTGAAATGTCAAGAAAACGATACGTTGAAGGTGAATACCCAACTAAAATTGAGGCACAGAAAGCCGGGCAGCGCGCGGTAGGTCTGACTTATGTGCAAAAGATTGGTAGTATGATTAAACGCTACGAAGTCAAAAAGGTTGGGAAGAATTGGAGACTTCATCTTATTGAAAAGACCGCGCATGAATTTTATAATGGGAAATTGAGGTAGATTAAAATGACTTCTACAAGAAAATACGGAACACGCACAAAATCCAAAGTCCACCGTCATAGTTCTATGATGGGTGGTTATGAACCAACCAAACTTGCTGTAGATGATCTATATTTCGGAAGGCGGCACAAGGGTAAACACGCATTTAAGAAGAGCATCGGTGGAAAAAGATTTGATACGTTTGAGTGGTAAATAACCATGTCCGAATTTCTCCGTCTTCATCTAAAAGGAGAACCGGAAGTAAAAATAGCGACAGAAGAAAAAACGTATATGAAGCCATTTAGCATTTGGGAAACATTAGCAAGGAATAAGATTGGAGGTAAGAGGGAATGACTACAAAAATTGGTGGCAAAGGTTCAAAATATCCAGATTCTTTTTTTGATGCCACACAATTAAAATATGGTATAAAGGTAGAGATGGAACATACCAAAAGCAAACGTGTGGCAAAAGCAATTGCGAAAGATCATCTTTTGGAAAGTTCACAGTATTATGTAGAATTGAAAAAGATGGAGAAGAAGTTGGGGATTTAGAAAGGGAGGAAGTGAAAAATGCAATCGAGAATCTTTAATCACAAGAAATTTTATGTTGTTGGATATCACAACACTAAAAAAGATGCTGATGCTGAAGCAAAGAGAGTTCGTAAATATGGCACCGAAATTGTGCATGTAACTAAAGACAAAGATGTAGATAGATACATTTACACAGTTTGGGCGCATACGAAGAAGGTGTGAAATAACATGGTACAATCACATAAAAGAATAGGTACAGTTAAATTAAAGAAAGAATCGCGGGGAAGATATAGATTAGATGTTAACGAATCGGTAGCAAACACGCGAAAAATTAGAAAGGTTAAAGGAAAATCGAGTAAACACCGCACTGATATAAACTATTCAAATTATCATAGAAATAAAACGGACGAGTAATCATGCCACGCAAAACAAAAACAACAAAACGTAAGCCGCAGAAGCGCAAATCCCCCGAATTCGAGGGAATTAAAAGTATGGAAAGGACGATGGAAGCAACCACTCAAATGGTTGGAAATGTCGCTATTGCTGGAATGGGGGTAGCTTTAGCTGGATCTGTTATTGGGGGGTTGGGGAAATGAGAGCAACCAAAAAATCAAAATCTATTAAATCTGGAAAAATCATATCTTCTACTAAAAATAATGTTTATGCGATTGGGAAGAAAGGAGAAAAACTCCGTGCCGTTTCAATAGGTGATCATTGGAGACTTACTAAATATGTTTCAAAAGGAGATCAATGGAAATTTGTAAATGGTATTGAATATAAAAATGCTTATGAAGCATTAAGAGACAAAATTTAATTTTATTATGAGGTGGGAAAAAAGTGATCTACAAAGTCATTTACAACAAAGCAAATGGTGCTCTTACTTCAAAGAATTTCACCAATACTAAAGATGCTTTTGAATTTTTCTGGTCGCATAAAGTAAAAAGCCCTATGATAACATCAGACAAATTAATGAGTGCATTTTCTTTCCATGATATTCAAGGATTCAAATCAAGAGAAGAAGGAAAGAAATTTGCATATTTGGCGTTTCTGGAATACGTGAAGGATCATAAGATTTAATTCTTTTTTAACACTCATACTGCATTATAGTATAATGACTCACCAAATTAGGAAATTCCATCCAGATAAATACCACAAATAGTATTATCAGAATAATATAATCTAAATTTTTACCTATTTTTTTGGAACATGTTTTCGTCAATTCTACAATACCCGCCGAACACATCAACAGAATAATCAACGATACCGTCATATAGTATCGTGGGAAGAACGGAGTATAACAAGATCCCACAACCCCCACAATCAACGTAATTACCGTTATCACTATTAAATTCTTTTTAATGGGATTTTTATCATACCACGCGCCTACACCCGCCAATACAAAGATATTCAAGAATATAGTGTTGAAAAATTCCATTGGTGTCAGCACAACCATTTGAATAATTGAAGCACCATAATTAAACGCTTGGTGTGTACGTGTGCTTAAAACATTCACCAGCATACCTAGAAGCGGCAAACTACATATTCCTGCACCAATTCCACACAACCAATGTTTTCGGTCAAGTAATAGGTCTACACACATTAATCCAATGGGTATTGCAGCAAACAGATGTATCCACACGTTTATTACTGCCAACGCCCAAAACAAAATTCTATCGGTTCGTGTGTTTTCGTTTTTCACTTTAATATAATAAACCAACGCGAGCGCGAAGAACAATAAAGACATTGAATACGCGCGTCCGAATTGAGCGTAATATATGAATGGAAGTAGTATGGTTGTAAGACCCGCGCAATAAATTCCCGTCGCCTCATCTTTATACGTAGCACCAAGCCAATACATCACAGGAATTAATAATATCCCTGTTATTACCGATGGGTATCTAATCGAAAAATCTAATCCACTCGTTAAAATAAGTGATATGTGCGCGAAGATATAGTAAATGGGAGGATTGAAATCAGAAGCGAAAGATTTAAATATTAAGTCTGTGATTGACAAAGAAGATATTTCGAGACTGTAAATTTCCTCCGTCCACAAACATTGATACCCCACATTAAAAATACGAAGAAAAGCACCAACAAGTATAAATATAAAGAGAATTATTTTATTTAAAGTTTTCGTTTTGTCACACCCTTCGTAACACCTTTCTTATTCTGTGGTTTTGCTTTTGTTACCTTTGTGAGTCGTTTAATTGGTTTCCCCGCAGCACTTTTAACAGCCACACGCTTTGCTTTTTCTCTCGCTTTCCTCCTCTCTTCCTTCACACGCTCCTTCTCTTTCACCAATTCGTTTTCTTCAATCATCTTCCCCTGTCGTATCAGATCATCGGGTATCGGACACCCTCCCAATTGATCGCACCAACAACAAACATTATTACAGTAGTGACCCAAAAATATTTCCATTTTCCCAATACCTACGGGTCTGAACAAATTGGTTTTCGGATCTTTTTCTACCTTCGTATATGGACGATATACGTGTTCACTAGAACAATGCCTACACGGGTTTGCTGTTAATGGACATTCTTCATCGGTCATTAATATCAGCATCCCACCGTAACATCTCGTCACAATCCCATATCACTTCGTCAATTTTCTTTTCTGCCCACGGTGGTGGAAATCGCGTGGCAATTATTGTAATTGGTGTTCTGGCAATGACCTCTCCAAATTTTCCCACGAATTTTTCTTTTTTGCTTTCGTAATCTTCAATATTCTTAATGTGAACTAGCATACTACCTGTTATTTCACATTGACGACCGGCGGAAAGTTCTTTTATGATGATACCCTTCAAATAACCAATGTTGGCAGGATTAATCATGTTTTTAATCCCCCACAATCTTCCCATTCTTCCCAGCAGAAGGGAACATTTTCTTCATGCGTAAGGTGTGCCCACAAGATTTTTCCATTGTAAGTTTATATTCGATGGCTTTTGCTTCTGTAGGAAATGAAGCAAGCAATTCATTACCATCATAAACTTCAAAAGGATATTCTGTATCACATTTTTTTAGTGGGTGATAAATAAAAGATCCATTGCTATTCAATTCAAGTGTGAATCGTCCTTCTGTACCGGGTGGTGCTCGGATCATCCCGTTTGTAACAGAAAATGTTCCTATGATTTTCATGTATTATGATTAGACGCGTTTATATAAAAAGGTTGTGGTTAGTTCTCGCGGTTCTTCATAATGTTAATCGCAACGTCTGCCAAGATCATAAGTCCATCCCGGAACCACGTCAACGCTAGAATAATGCCGATTGCTAATACAGCATATTTAATATCCACGGTAAATATCTGCGAGCAAATCCAAAATGTGATAAGCGCGACAATTATCATTCCCGTACCATACGCCAACTGGAATCTCACGGTTGTCTCTTGGTCGCGCGTAAAAAGTTTTGTTGTATCTTCTTTAACCATAAATAACCATAGTGGTTCATTCTATAAAAGAGTTTGTGTGAGTTATATATGTTAGAACGCGTATTCAAAAGTTATAAATACTAATATCGCACATTATGTTTAGGGACAACCGAAGTCCCAAACAAAACGAGGAAACAAAAATGTACAAGAAAACAACCGAATCGGTCAACCGCCCCACCGTAAACGACGGGGCTTGTAACTATGTCAAGGACATGCTACATTTGGCTGGTTGACGGGCAGCCTACTCAAAACAGATATACCATCTTGAGCGATGTTGCGGGAAGCATTGAGGTCAGCATGGAGTTCAAAACCGCAGTTACGACAGAGGTATTGAGAACCATTCCGGTTGCCTTTATAGATATGACCACAGGCAGAACACTTCTGCGAGGTATAACGAGCATCAACAGTAATAACCAGTTTACCAAGACTCTCTGCCTTGTATCGAATAAACCGTTCTAGTTCATAAAAAGCCCATCTATTTAATTTCATATTAAACTTCTTACTTCTACGTTTCTGTACGCGTATTTTAGTAAGGTTTTCAAGTGCAAGGATTGTATATGGGAATTGAATAATTTGCTTCGAAATACAATGATTAACATCAGTCACAAACCGTCTTTCTCGACCAGAAAGTTTTTTCAACTTTCGTTTAGCGGATCGAGTGCCTTTAGACTGTAATTCGGCTCGGAGATATGCATATTTTGCACGCGTATTCTTCATCGCCCTAGCATTAAAGAAAACATTATTAGAGCATACTGCAATATTAACAATGCCTCTGTCTATTCCAATAACCGACCGCTCCGTAGTTACCTTCGGGGTATCGATTTCAAGTTGGCAATGCAAGTAGAAAATATCATCGTTCTTACGAAGGGATATATTAGAGGATTTAATCTTCCACGAAAGATATTGTCGGTAATATTCCGGGATACAAAACGTGGCCTTAATTCTACCATTGGATGTGGAGATGGTTGCATACCCGGAGTCAAGGCAGATACGGATAACTCTTTGGTTATATCGCATTGCAGAATGTTCTTTTCGAATGGGTTTGAAATGGCATTTTACTGCTTTCAAAGATTCACATGCAACATCTCTTGCACCTTGTACGAGCGATGAGGGTAGATTAGGAACAGATTGTCGAATAATTTTATAAGTAGCATTGTGACAGTCAATCTTGCTGACAGTGTGGTTATTAAAACCCCAATTTGAGCAGATGTTAAAAGCTACAGTGTAATCTCTCATTGTTTGCAGGAGACATTGCTTATCATCAGAAGAAACATTAAGTTTCAACTTAATTGTCCTAATCACATTCATATATTAACACTATTAGTATAAATACTTTTTGGTGGTGAACGCGCTCCTCCCCAACCTAAAGTTTGGGGTATCATCGCTGCATTTTAGATGAACAATGTTCGGATGGTTTATCCGGAGTTTTAAAAATTTTTTATCTTTTTAATGTTACATTTTCAACTGACGGACTATACAACTCATCCGTGCTCGCATTATAATAAACATTGATCCCATAAAACAAATAACTCGCTCTTATCATATCACCACTCTGATACCAATTAAAATTTATAAGCGGGTATCCGGTAACATTCAAAATACCATGTCCATCACTATAAAAATCTACAGTTCCGGCCACTCTATTTTCTCTATCATCTATTGTCCACGCGCTTGCACTACCAATCAACAAACATATCAACATTAATCCTATTACAAGTCTTTTCATAATATCAAGTCCTATACTTATTCCCACCCAACTTGCTTTGTCGCAACATTACCATTCCGCCGATTATAACACATATTACTATAATCACCGCGATTAATAAAACCATCCATCCCGATCCTTCCTGCTCGAAAGCAGTTACGTTTCCGATCATTCCAGCGGTCGTATTTGTTGACTGAGAAGGCATATTCCCCAAACTATCTGGTTGACTGGTCGGCGCGTTTGCCTGATAGGTTCCAGCAGCCATTATACCGCCAAATAAACATACCGTGACTACAACAACTAAAAAAAATAAACTACTGACGTGCATTATCTCCTCTCCCCCTCTCCATCATTTTTATAATCTTTCTTCTCCGGTTTCAACATATCTTTTTGTGTGATGCAATATATAAAGTTCGCAAAGGATATAATACTTGCCATTGTGAATAGAATTGCTATCACGGGTTGCTGATATACAACACTTGTCGCCAATCCCCCACTCGGTATAATAATCTCCAATGATAAATATGCTGCTATTCCACACACGACGGTGGATACTATTGAAAATACTATGCGCTCTTTAGAAATTTCACCGTCTTCATTTCTCATTTTAAAATAAAACGCGCATACAAATAATGCTATTGCGGTCAGAGCGACAACTATCCATTGGGTCAATGGCGTTGCGCCGGAGGGTGAGTAGGCGTAACTTTCGTTGGGTGAGTAGGCGTAACTTTCGTTGGGTGTATCCATCCAATACCCGATTTGAACCATACTGGCTTCAGTTGTACCAGCAACACTTATATAACCAGTTCTGCTAACAACACTTGTTGTTGAAAGATTTGCTCTTATGAGAAGCCTTTCGCCCGGTAAGAAATATGTATAGTTTCTTCGAGCATATGATACTAAATACTCGGAAGATACTTGAGTATTGATATCAACAGTTTGTGGAACTCCGAAAAACATTCTGGTTTCTATACCAGTAGAACTTACATTATATGGTATGAAATTAAATGTTGTTATACCTACATCGCTTGAAGTATTAAGATACATTCTATATCGTGTTAGACCGGGTTCCAGAATTTTTCCTGTTGGAAATGGTTCGCTTATGAATGAAGCAATTGTTTTTTCGCCAGTTGATTGAGATACAGTTGCAGAATAAATAACTTCGTCCTGCAACTGGGGATATGTAGCGAGCTTATTATATGTAATTCCAAAATCGCTAGAGTCATTCCAAAAGAAGAAATTAACATCCCCGGTTATAGGGATGTTTGGGGGTGCAACTGGCGGAAGAAGTGCAGAAACACCGCCAACAAACAAACAAAAAACAACCAATCCTATTATTATTTTCTTCATCTCTTATTCTCCTCCGGTTTGAAGTGATAATCATCCTTACTTGGTTTTATCATTTCTGGAGCAATAATAGAATATACAAAATTAGCAAACAAAATTATACTAAATATCACAAACACTATTGCAACCACGGGAGATTGATAAAGCGCGTGGGTCTGCGATCCCGTATTCACATCTATAACTAACGACAGATAAGCAACAATGCCACAAATAACACTGCCGAATAACGAGAATGCTACACGCACCGTTGATATAGAACCATCTTCATCTCGTAGTTTGTGGGAAAACGCGATTATAAAGAAAGATACTGCTATCAATGCCATTAACATCCACACAGCTTCAGGGGTGGAATTCATTGTTGAATATGTAAAAGTTTCTGCAACCGCCAAAATTGTTCACCTATATTAATATTTGTATTAGGTATTGATTGTTAATAAAGGTTTCGTATAAAATCATAGAAAGATTTATATTGTTAGGACGCGTAGTAGTATTATACAAAAATTAGAGGAGTTGTGAAAAAATGGTGAAAACAATTGAGATTTCGGATGAAGCGTATTCTGTAATAATGACTCATGCACATGAGAACAACGAATCTACAAAATGGGCGGTAGATGAACTTGTGAATTCAGCAGATACACCGTGGGTTATGGAATTTCCGGAAATGAAGAAAGTTTGGGCAAAGTTCAAGGAATATTACCGCTCGCTTCCGGCATTTGAGGGGATGGAGTGAAAGAAGATGAGCACAACAATTCACAGAAAGGACTACAAAATCACAAATGGATCGGATTTCGAAAAAGAAGTTTCTGTAGTAAGATTCTCTATGCCACAGAAGTATTCCTGCAAATGCGGATATCAAGTTACCGTTGGATCAGAGCACGTAACATTAACTACACGACAGATGCAGGACTTAATGGTCGATCTCGAAACGTTCTTCTATGCAGAGGGGTATCCATGACCAAGACTAACATGAAAGACGAAACGAATGAATATCGCCATCCAGAGTGTTTCGGAGAATACCGTGGATGCCTTGTAGCTCACTGTGTACATGCAAAAGAATGCTTTGAAGCGCAAAAGGCACGAGAACAGGAAGAACACGAAGCCGAAGTCCACGATATGCAGATGGCTGCACTCGGAGATGAGAGGTATATTTGAAGGAGTGAAGAAAGATGGTGAAAACAATTGAAGTATCTGACGAATTCTACAAGTATATCACAGAAATTGATTATGCTTGCAAAAAGGAAGATACAATCGACCGCTGCAATGTGATGATGGCACATTACAAGTGGTTTCTTGGTGAGTGATCTAACATGACCACATTCATTATTCCACGCGGTTGCGCAATAAATGGTATGAAGGCACAGATCAACGGGATCGTAGAATGTGCAAAGAAACAGCACCCAGAATGGAGTAACTTCGATAGAGATAGTTACTTTTTCAATATTGATGAAAAATTTATAATCGAACATTCCGAATGTTTCAAGTATGAAATGAAAGAAATCGGAACAAAGGGTTTGATTCAAAAATATAATGGGATGCTTGCTTTTGAAATGTATGGCGAGTGGCCAGAATGGGTATCGAATGCAATCGAAGAAATCACACGCGGCAAACGTATTGACAGGTGGTAATTAACATGCCAGAAACCCTAAACGGAAACTTTAAATTCGTCGGGATCAATATCACAAATTATTGGATTATCAAATCCGATTCGCTTGGTAACATTCAGAGGTTATCAACAGGTTCCTACGACAACATGAAATCCGAGTATCTTGAGCACAACTACACACAACTCGATGGATACTACATCGTGGAAATAGATTCTGTAATTCGTAGGGTGGTGAAGTGAGATGGTAGCATATTTTGCAGTAATCACAAAAGTAAGTGATGACTCGTCCGGTAACTATTCTTGTGCAGAAATGTTAATCAACCCGGATGCAAACCCCAACACAGTTGGAGCAAATATTATCGTGAATCCACCATTTCATCTTGTGAAGGAATATTTCTCCGATGCTGTAAAACGCGGTCGCGATACCACTATAAATCTTACTAAAAAACAGATGGTATTTTGCAACGTCCCGGTATTTACTATTGGTGAGATACTTGTGATGGGCAGTAATGATCGCACAATTCCTGATGGTAGGAAACCCGACAAGTGGGATGTTGAATACGAAATATTCAATGATATTGATTCAGCAGCAAAGAGATCGAAAGAAGTTTATGGAAAGGAGTGAAATAAACATGGTACACATGGAACCCGAAGACCCACGCGAATGGGAAGTAACGATTAACCGGAGGAAGTGTCCTCTGGTGTATTATCCTGCAAACTACGTTGGGTGTCAGATGCTTCCGAGTGGATGCAGGTGTTCACTTGATAATTGCCCGTTGAAAACAAAAAGGAAAATCAATCTTTCTATTGATCAAGCATTAAACGAAGGGAATGGGGTGTATAAACCATGACCCCACCAATCATGTTCCCATCCTATCGCGCGCGGTGTTGCGGGACGTGTAAGAATAACACAAGTTCATGTATTGAAGAAGTAAGATGTAAATTTGAAAATGGATATAAAGACGTTTTCGGAATTTGCTCTACCAATTATGAACAGGAGGAGTATTAAATGAAACTCGAAGATATTGATTGGAACAAGAAACTAATTGTATTTTTCGGAGATGAAGCAAGAGATCGTATTGGAGACATAGAAAACATGCGCAGGGGGGGATTTGTGGCCTTCCCAGAACATTCATCATATCATCCTTGGGATCACATCGAAGAGATCGAACATATAACACGATTGATTTCACGATCCGAAGATCGCAAGTTTGTAGTTATTACAAACTCGTCGTATATTATGGATCATCTTTCCAATCTTATGAAAGGCGCGCGCATAAACGCAGATCCAAAATATACACGTTGCAAACGTAAAGAAGCATATATCCACAAGAAAGATGTTGGTGCTTACGTTTGTACAAACGGGACTATTGAAAATGCAATTCCGGAAAAGGGAGAAATTATCAGTTGGAATAATTTATCGGAAGTGGAAGAGTGGTTAACTGATATTTATTTCGACATGGGGGGATAATGCCATCCACCTACTTCACTCATGCAGAAGCAAAATCCAAACTTGGTAAAAAGGTTAGAACAAAAGTTTCTTTTTATCAACTACCACGCGGAACTATAGGAATGGTTACAGACATGTACAATATGGGAAATCTTTATGGTCTGAATATTTCTTGGGGTGATATTACCGATGGGTTTTCGAAAGATGATTTTGAGGAGTTTTTGGAGGAGGTTTGAAGATGACACGGATATATACACAAAAAATTGATAAGTGTGCACGATGCCCTAATTGTACATCTTATGCAGCAGATAGATTTTTTTGCAGAATTCATACACTGAATTATAGCGATATAGAAAACGATCTGGGTCGTCATTTGATACCGGATATACATGGGGAGATACCGGAATGGTGTAGGTTGGAAGAAATCTCTTCCTGATATCACAACTTATTTATACTTTGAACACAATCTTTTATTATGACAACTAAAACAAAAACACCTTGCGATGTACGGAGATGCAGACAAGAGGGAACTCACAAAGCAGGAATGTTCCACTTTTGTGAAAAACATTATAAAGAATTTACATCAAATTCCAAAAAGTAATCACATTCTTTTCTTAAACCACAAGACTTTTATACTTACGCGTTCTAGTAGTATGTGTCAAATAACGGAGTGAGTGAGAAGATGAAAAATATTCCTGTGTCTGGATGTATCGAAGGTGTCTGCCCGTATTTCAAGCGCACACAACACTATGATTACAGCGATGAATTAACATGCACGCACCCACAAATTAAAACGGGGTATGAAGAAGACCACATGCATGAGTATGAATATCAGGTAGACGATGAGGAATTGTGGGAGAGGTCACGCGAGATTGGATATAAGATACTTCCGGCGAATTGTGGAGAAGTTGGTGTGTTTCCGATGTGGTGTAAATTGGAGGGTAAATAAATGTCAACCCTTAATTTTCAATGCAATGGATGCGTTCGAAAATGCAAGCATTCTATTGAAGGCACGTTAGATGAGCATCTCGAACGATATTTAATATGCCTCGACATTACAATGCACGATAAGAAATATCAAGATCCCATTATGGAAAAAGATCCTTCTAATTGGGAAATGATTCCAGAAAATATTTTGTGTTAATATGAAATTCATCCGCCAATGCACACGATACAACAATGGAAAATGTAGATTGTCCGGGTATGGTTGTAACATTCGTCATAAGCGAAATGAAACCAATGCTATAACTTCGATGCGGGAAATTGTTTGTTATTGGTTCACGCGTGACCCGGTGGAGGGGAAGAGGGAGAATAAGATATTTTAGTTCCACGTTTTTAACTCACTACCAATACTTTTATATACTAATAAAGCATATATTATATGGATGTCTTCTTGGAAACAACCTCTTGGTATCAATGTACTAGAAGCCGCACAGCGACGCATCGCGTGGGCTTTCGATACGTTCCCGAAAATCTGTGTAAGCTTTTCTGGTGGTAAAGATTCCACTGTAATGTTTCATCTCGTAGCAGCAGAAGCAAAAAAACGCAACCAAAAATTTGCTGTTTTATTTGTCGATTGGGAAGCACAATATAAATATACAATTGTTCATGTCGCAGAAATGTTTAACCTTTATAAAGATCTCATAATTCCATTTTGGGTTTGCCTTCCTTTAAAAACTGTTAATGCGGTTTCACAATTTGAACCCGAGTGGATTTCGTGGGAGAAAGGAAAAGAATCCATATGGGTCAGACATCCACCCGAAATTGCTATTACAGATACATCGCATTTTCCCTTCTATACATATGCTATGACATTTGAAGAATTCGTTCCCGCGTTTCTTCATTATTATTCAAATGTTACACCCAGCGCCTCATTTATAGGCATCCGTACACTAGAATCTCTAAACAGATGGAGAACTATAAATGCTGGGGTTAAACACTCATATGATAACAAATGCTATACCACAACCAACAATAATGTTTGTAACGTATTTCCAATCTATGATTGGACTACAGAAGATATATGGACCTTTCATGGAAAAACGAATCTTCCATACAATAAACTCTATGATCAAATGAGTCGCGCGGGGTTATCTCTACACAAAATGCGAATTTGTGAACCGTATGGTTCTGAACAGCGTCAAGGATTATGGTTATTTCATGCAATCGAACCAGAAACTTGGGGCAAAATTGTTGCGCGCGTTAACGGGGCGAATATGGGAGCCATTTATGCAAAAGAAAAAGGAAACGTATTGGGTATTAACCAAATTATACTTCCACCAAATCACACTTGGCAGTCTTTCGCTATGCATCTTCTCAATTCAATGCCAACGTCAACTTCAGAACATTATAAAAACAAAATATCGGTATATTTAAAATGGTATAAAGATAGAGGTATTACAATTCCCGATACACAACCCGGAGATTGTGGAAGCACTGATAATCATCCATCATGGAAACGGATTTGTAAAACGCTTCTACGATTAGATTACTGGTGCCGCACACTATCATTCGCCCCTACAAAAACATCTGCATATGAAAAATATTTGAAACTCATGAAAACGAGGAGAGAAAAATGGAATCTGATTTAATTAATAAAACGCGAGAAATTGTAGAAGAATTGTCTAAATATTCTGAAGATGAACAACTATCTTTACTTAACCAAATAAGAACAATTCTTCACGACGCATCCCCGATGAAAAACGAACCCGTTGATCTGGTTCTATGGGTTAAATCGGATATCGTAGGAAAGAACGATTATAATCCCAATAATGTTGCAAATCCGGAGATGAAATTACTCGAAACCTCGATTGTTGAAGACGGATACACGCAACCAGTGGTTTCGTGGGAAACCAACAATGTCTATGAAGTTGTAGACGGATTCCATAGAAGTAGAGTTGGTAAAGAAAGCAAAGAAGTTATAAAGCGCACGCATGGTTATTTACCCATTGTGAAAGTAAATAACGAACGCACAGCGCGGGGAGATCGTATGGCTTCCACAATACGGCACAACCGAGCGAGAGGGAAACATAGTGTTTCTGGTATGAGTGAAATTGTTCAAGAATTATCACGTAGAAGATGGAGCAACGAAAAGATTGGTCACGAATTGGGGATGGAACCAGACGAAGTATTAAGATTAAAACAGGTAACTGGTTTGGCCGAATTATATAAAGAGCGAGAGTTTTCAGAAGCATGGGAACCGGTGTTATAAATGCCACCACAAAAAGGAACGGAACGATATAGGTTATGGAAACTACATATAGATGAAGCAGCCGCAAAAAGACGTGGGATTCCATTATCTTTAGAACATTGTGACAAGATAAGCAAATCTAATGAAGGACGTATAAAATCGGAAGAAGAAATCAAACATATTAGTGAAGGACTTAAAAATAAACCCAAGTCGCCAGAACATCGAAAACATTTAAGCGAGGCTAATAAAGGAAAAACATCTCCGCGTAAAGGTGTAAAATTATCTGAAGAAACAAAGAATAAAATTCGTGTTGCACACATTGGAACAAAATCATCTATTGAAACGTGTGAGAAGATAAGTGAATCTTTAATCGGAAATACTAGAACACTTGGTTACATCCACACGGAGGAAACAAAACTTAAAATGAGGGAATCCGCACATCGTGGTTCCGATCATCACAATTATAAAGGTGGTATAACGGAACTTGATAAGGTAATACGAAGATTACCCGAGTATGATAAATGGAGGGGTGCCGTATTTAAAAGAGATAATTATACCTGTCGTGATTGCGGGAAACATGGAGGAGATCTAGAAGGTCACCACGACCCAAAAACGTTTGCTCAAATTATACAGGAGAATAATATTCAAACTGTTGAGGATGCATTAAAATGCAAGGACTTGTGGGATATTGAAAATGGTGTCACATTGTGTGTCGATTGTCATGATAAAAGACACTCAAAGGAAACATAAAAATGCCACCTCCTAAAGACCCGGAAAAATATAAGTTGTGGATTGAGAAGAATAGATTATCTCATATTGGAAAGCGCGCATCGCAATCTACTATAGATAAAATGAGTAAGTCACATAAAGGACAAACCTCTTGGAACAAAGGAATCCCTTCTTCGGAATTAACAAAATATAATCAAAGCGTTGCTTTAAAAAACAAACCAAAACCACCACGTTCCAAAGAACATTGTGAAAATATAAGTAAATCCAAGATGGGAGAAAATAATCCTATGTTTGGTCAACATCATACTTTCGATGCACATATAAAAATGCATAACGCCCAGTTGGGAAATACTAAAAAATTGGGATATCATTTCCCAATAGAAACCAGAAAAAGAATGAGCGAGGAACGATTAATTAAACATGCTTTGATGGGATTTGTTTATACGACGCCATTGAGTAAAGCAATACGTGAATCGTTTGAATATAGAGAATGGATACATAAAATATTTGAAAGAGATAATTATACCTGTCAAAAATGTAAAACTCGTGGCGGATACTTAGAAGCACATCACATAAAATTATTTTCTATAATATTAAAAGAAAATAATATTAAAACATTACAAGATGCTAAAAATTGTAAAGAATTGTGGAACATCGACAACGGGGTAACTTATTGCGAAGATTGCCACGACGAAGAACATTTTGGGAGTGAATAGTTATACCACCTCCGAAAGATCCAATTAAATACAACGAATGGATTAAAAAGAACAGAGAGTGGCATTTAAATAAACATCCTTCAGAAGAAACACTTGATAAATTAAAGGGTCGCAAACCTTGGAATAAAGGGACACCTATTAAAGAAGAAACAAAGAAAAAATTAAGCAAATCTCTTAAAGGTAAAATACCTTGGAACAAGGGAAAGAAAACAGGCCCGTTATCCGAATCACACAAAAAGAAAATTGGGGGCAGTAATAAAGGCAAAACACGTACACAAGAAACAAAAGATAAAATTAAAAATAGTAGAAAAAATAAGAAACATACCGAAGAATCAAAACAGAAAAACCGAGAAAAACATCTTAATAAAAAAGCATCTGAAGAAACCAAAAGATTGATGAGCATATCACACAAGGATCAAATTCCTTGGAACAAAGGATTGACAACACCGGTTGAAATAAGAGAAAAAATGAGTAAATCTATGACTGGAATAAAGAAGTCTGAAGAGTTTAGAAAAAATATGAGTGGTGATCGAAATCTTAATTGGAAGGGTGGGGTTTCAGCAATAGAACATGCTATCAGGGCGCTTCCAGAAATGAGTATATGGAGATCGGAAGTTTTTAAACGAGACGAGTATAAAGATTGCTTCACCGGAATATTAGGAAATCATAACATAGAAGCACACCATATTGTTGCTATTGCTATAATTATAGAAAAATATAAAATACAAACGATAAAGGATGCTTTAAATTGTAAAATGCTATGGGATGTCGATAACGGAGTAACAATATTTAAAGATTCACACATAAAACATCATAAAAAATTCAAACTTATGATATTTCCAAGATCTTTCTATTATCAAAAAAGAAACTAAATTTATTTTAACGAGTTTAAACAAATGGAGAATTTGTCTCCATTTGTCAAACCGAATTTACTGGCGTTCTCCACCTACGAAAATCCGGATAACCGGGATGAATTCGAGGAGCAGAACGATAGCTCCCAACAGGAAGAGTGCAATACCCAAGAAGGTAAACGCGAGAGAAACATTGCTCTGTGCATTACTCATGGTTGTATTCATGATCCCCGTGAGGATCGGGAGGCTGTTGAACAGCGTTCCTACCATGAATATACCTATGACGATGAATATGGCCCCGCCGACGACCATCCCGATACCGGCGAGGGTTGCCTCACCGATTGCCTCGGAGTCGTGAATCAGCTCCATACCCTTGGTGTATGCGCTCTTGAGGTAAGTCGTAACTTTCTCAAACATGTAAAATGCACCTCTCTCATAAACTAATATCAAACAAAAGGTATATATAGTAGTTGGTTGTTATTATATACATATGTTTCCAAATGGAACATATGTGTAAATCATGACACGCGATGCAGTTGTTAAAATCGAAAGAAAGATCGCCGAAGCCGGACGCGCGCGCGGTTTAAATTTGGCTACAATTGCAGAATTGGCAATTGAGAAAAAAACAAAAAAACTGGAGGAATCCGATAAATATGACTGAATCTTATACTGAAGATGAAATGAAGAAAGTATTGAAGTATGTACAGAAGAAAGAACGCCTTATCAGTGCGCTCAACAGCGCGGTGCGCACAGCAGAAGCACCGATCTATGCAGAAGTGCTTAATGAACTTATCATCCTGATTATCGAAGATAAACTTCTTCCTGATTCGCTGGACACGCAAACATTCACAGGTCTGTACCCGCGCGCGCAGCAGCCGAAAGAAAAAGAAGATAAAGACGTAAATTAAGTTTGGGAATTTATAATTCTATTTTTTATAATTCTATTTTTTATAATTCCCCATTATAAGCACAAATATTAACGAAAATGATAACAATTGTGTTTGAAAGGGGGATTTCAAAATTGGTGGAGAGGGAGTCGAACCCTCGAAGAACTAATCACGAGATTTTGAATCTCGCCCCGTTGACCACTAGGGTATCCACCAGCATAAGTAATAGGTGTTATTTGTATTTATAACATTTGTAGAAAGATTTATATACTATTAATTTTATCTCATAAATTATAATTGTTACACTCTAAACTATATTGGTTAACTTTATATACTGTTAAAAATTATTACATACTAATTTATATACTATAAAATTATTTAGTATTTAAATCTTTCCACCTTTCTAAATTCCCCACTGCGACAACGTTGTGATTTCCGGATCAAATGAAGACCACGACCAACCCAACGGCTCCAATATCCGTGTCAATGGCAATTGTAATGTCTTCTCCAACATAGTATCTAAATCCACAACGAACTCCGGAGGTATCTGATCAGCATACTCAAAACAAACTACATCCGTGCGTGGATACTTCGAAGTAACATTCTTAATATATAAACGTTTCGGTTTGCTCCCTTTACCAAAATTCGTTCCGAGATACGTATTAGAATATACTGCCGCGCGCACCTGTGCATCTTGGATATCGTAATCTTCGAGTGCTTTTCCGATACCACCGGGAATTCCAATCTCGTCAAGACTATATTTCCCCGCGCGATATTTTCTAATAACATCGGAAATAGTAAAACGGATTTCTTCATAGGGTTCGCCTTCGAGAACCATCTTAATGAGTGTTTTCATTGCATCACGCGTAACCTTTGGAGAATCAGAACGCTTGGTCTCAAAACCAACAATATCAATTTTATGCGCGTCCACGCCTTCTTTCCAGACGAGTAAACCGGCGTAACGTTTCTTTTTCCCACCGCTAAAGAAGCGCGCATAAAGTTTTTCGAATTTCACGGAAAAATAGGAAACATCTGCATTGAGAACTTCTTTTGCGAAAATTGGATAACTATCATTGAGAAGTTTTTCAAGTTCTTTTGCAATAATCATTGTACTTTCGGGGCCGATACTTTTTGGAATTTTAACCCCATTTGAATCGGTATCACCAAAAATAACCTTAAACCCTTCTGCTTCAACAAGTTTCTTGTTGTGTTCCAAAAGTGCGCGCCCAACCGATGTAATAGCAGATCCAACATCGCGATCATTGAGTCTAAACATCGGATTCGCTGATACACCATAATAAGAATTCATACAAACTTTAATAACATCCTGTTTCATATTCAGGAGTTTATATTCGTGTGAATCGAACGGATATTTATTTCTCTCCCTTTTCATTTCATCTCGTTCGCGCAAGAACTTTTCCTGAATCTTTCTAACCAATCCATCGGGGGATTTTTTAAATCTGACACCATTTGGAGCGTGCAATTCACCATTTGGATCTTTCGTTTCCGGAGATGCATTAATAGTCATCATTGCCATTGGGTATAATGATTTCAAATCAAGAATAACAACATTTTCATGCATTCCCTTTACTGGTGGAATAACAGTCGCACCCTCAAATGAATCTTGTGTATTAATTACACCCGCTTTTGATGGAAGAACAAATCCATTTTCTTTTGCCTCTCTCAAAACCAGCATATCAATAATAGGCATCGAATTTGTTGTCTTTTCTAGAGGGCAACCAGCATATTGAGCTACATGTCTGTGGAATTCAACCGTTTCGTCTTTCTCATCAATACCCACACACAATTCCACGTCTGTAAAATTATAATAAACCAGATTTGTTGGATCATTTTTCCAAAGGTCGCAAACTTTCCCAGTAAATCGAATTTTCTGTTTACCAAGTTCCTCTGCCGCAATTGCATCAAGACGGTAAGAGGGTTGCTCACCAAGGTGCATTCGCTTGTAACCGGCAAGCAAATCAAAGAGTTGACGACCTTTTATTTCTACTCTATCTGCGTTTGTAGTGTTAAGACGGGATAGTGCATTACGAGGAATCCCGAGTTTATCAAAACGACCAAGAATATATGGCACGTCGAAATCATTACAATTGTGCACAATACAACCAATCGAAAAATTATGTTCTGTTGTTGTTATATCATAACAGTTTTTTGGTGTGTCTCTCCTTACATTTTTTACACGTAAGTACATCTTCGTAAGATTTTTATTAAAATTAAATCTAAAATGATCTTTCCTAGTAACTCGTTTTCTCTTCATTATATGAATTCTTGGTTTTACCTTTTTTTGCAAAAATATATTTATACACGTCAATAATTTTTCTGTTATGCATAAAATTCTTAAATTTATATTGCACGAAGATGATGTTATTGCTCCAAAACCAGCAAACAACTGAAAGTGCCTAATATCAATGGTGTGATCTCCTATAGCAAAACTATCTGAATATCCATCTCCATCATACCACCCAGCTACAAACGCTCCAAATTCTTCAACCGACAAACGAGATAGCAAACCGAAATTAAGTTGTTTTTTATCACCAACAAGAATAAGATTTTCTGCCCCATTGAGATCTCGCTGTAATATGTTTGAGCACCAAACACCTTTTGAAAACCACCTATGATTTTTTCCACAGCATCTATCAACGAGATTTGTATTTTTATTGTAAAATCTAAATCTCCACTTATCCGGTCTAGATCCGTCGGAATAAATAAGTCCTGCTCGATAACAATTAAAAAGATCGAGCCCAAGTCCAATATTGCTTTCATATTGTCGTATTGGAACATGCAATATACTATTTGAAGTTATATTTTCGGGAGTCGTATATATCGATTCATAATGTTCACAATGCTCCCATACATAATTGCGATCATGTGGAATTTCGGAAACCATTATTCTATGATCTTCCCCAACAACAAAATTCCAACCAATAGATGTTTTTATACGAGATGTATTTTTTACCCCAGTATTATAAACTGATACAACTTTCCCTCCGGTATTTAAAACAATATCATTATTTAAATTCTTAATTGGAATAAGACCATTTTGTGTATCAACCATTGTATCTTCTGGAACACAATTCCACCCAGTAATGATATCGGGGTCTGTGGATTTAATATATTCGGCAAAATCCACGAGAAGGGATTTTTCATCCATGTATGTTAAAACATCATGCTGATTAGTATTGAAACATCCATTTTCTTTGGGAGTTTCATCAATTGGCAACGTAGCAACGACAAATGTAATATATCGCTTGGTGAAACTATCATAAGCAGTTACACAGAAAATTGGATCTTTGGTTGCATCGGGAAACCCATTTTCGTCACTGCATTCGATATCCACAATACAAACGCGCGCAGGGAAATTCAACTCTTTGGGAGTTATATCTTCTGGGGTACAGGGAGATTGTGTATATGAAAAACCCGATTTGATTTTTACATCGATCAAAAATCGTAGGGTATATAAAATATCTGCTTCAAAATGTTTTGAAAATTTCTCGCGCGCGTCTTTAATATCAGTGGGTTTCGGTACGAAAACTTTAACAAGTGGTTCGTGACGAATAGAAAAATATTCGTTTGGATCTAGTTCAGCGGGTGGGAGAACCTTGGGGGATTCGGAAGCGGGGATAAAGAAATAAGGTTTAAACCCTACAACATCAACGCGATGGGTGATTCCTGTGGAATCACGACCGAAGAGATGAATGATTGGTTGATTATTATGAAAACTATATTCGCATTGGGTTAAACAGAGTTCGGGCATTGTATATGTATACGTGTTTAAAGGATAAAAAGGTATCTAAAAGAGCGTGGAGATAAATATAAATACTAAACCCGCGTATAGTAATGTGATGAGAAAATCATGAATGTCTGTATGTTCTGTGGAAAAGGTGTTAGAAATCCAGTAAAAAGCAAATGTGGATTGCAAAAAGATGGGAAACACCCAGCCTTTGTACACAAGAAATGTGAAGATCGCATGATGGAATGTTGCGCGGGTGCTATGGGTGCATTAAGAAAAATTGGTTTATAATCATGACATTAAATGAAGATGAAATTTTAGATGAATTCCGTAGTTGGTTAAGAAATCAACCAATTTATGTCGTATCAGAAGATAGAGATCTGAAACAAGAACAAATTGATGATGCACCATTTGATTATATTGATGATTTTTGTAGAGAAAATAAATATAATGAGAAAATAAAAGAAGAGTTATTGAATTGGATTCTTTTCCGAAATGAAGTATATGTTTTCCTTGAAGAAAATGGAATAATTTAAACAACACCAACCAAAATCCTTAAATACTAAAACCCACGACACTTATATATGGTTATCGATATCAAAAACCAATTCTCTCGTGTATTCAACAGAGAAGAACCAAACGTTGGCAGACACCTAACAGAAGAACCCAAGAAAGATTATTATTCCGGAATAAAAGTTTGGGGGCGTCAGATTAAGGGTGGGAATAATAGGGATTAATCTTCTTTTTTAACATAACATCCACAATCAACTGGTTTTTCTTGCTGTTCACATTGAAACAACCCGGAACAGAAATCTTTACGCGCGCAAGTGGAACAGTTGGCGGTCACGATTTATCACCAGAAAAATACCAACACAACCCCCATACACATGCCGTAATCGTTTCCATGAATGCAGTATAATAAGCCTCTAGAGTAAACATGCATATTCCCATTGCAATTAATCCTGCAATGGTAATACTGCACGATATGGAATTCATTTTACATTTTTTCTTATAACAATCTATCAATTGTGGAATCATTACTAATGCGAATACCAATCCCACAATTGACATTACGATATCTTGCCACATACGTTACATCCATCCCTTCTTATCAAACCTTTCTAAAGATTCAACTAGATAATCTCGCATATGTTCGAGCGAACAGAATTTTTTATTACCAACTTGAATCGGGACACCATCTGAACTTCCAGATGGGTTATCACAAAGTTCACATTTAACAAACATTTTATCCATCACAACTTCCCCTCAAATTGCAACACTTCCCCATTCTTCAAAATATAAAACCCACTTCTCATTACCGGGTGTGTAGTAGTCCTGCAAGTATAATCCAAAGCCTCTCTGTCAAACAATCCTCCACCTTCTACACATATAAACTTCCCACTTATATCGCGTCCCTTCAACAAATTGTGACCGTGCGCCATGTGGATATTCTTTCCAAATTTGGCACACAATGCGCGCGCTACTCTCAAAGGAAGAATGCTAAAGTTCTTAGGATGGCAGAGCATCCATTCTTGGATCTGTTCGTTTCCATTTTCGTCTCTATATTTGTGATCCAAAAACATATGATCATCTATGGTTGCATGAACCCGTTTGCGATAATCGGATATAGTAATATTCTCTGGCATTATAGCATGAACAATTTCGAGGAACCCTTCTTTACCACCTGTAAGTGCAATAATACGATTCTCGTGATTTCCAGCGCAGATATAAATTTCATCAAACCATTCCAAAAGACGAGTCATCATCTTGCGACCTTCATCTTTCTCTGCTTTCCAAGTGATAGTAATAGGAGAGTTGGATTCGGTAGTGGATGTAAAAATACTTAAATTATCACAACTTAAATAATCTCCATCAATGGCAAGTTTCTTAATATTTAAATCTTTGCACACAGAAATCATGTAATCAACAAGCGCATCATCGTGACACGGTATATGAAAATCACACGCTAGGCAGATATCACCAGCAGTGAATGTAAGAGGTGCGCGCGCGTTTATAAGTTGCTCTGCGAATTTTCCTTTCTTTGCTTTATAGCGTTTTTTATACTCTGCCGCACGGTCGGGATGAGTAAATTGATATGCGTTCCCCTGTGCGGAACGTTGATGAGAACGATTTCGTCTTGCGTTTCTGGCTTTAACAGTCAAAGGGTTTTCTTTTCCGTGACTCATGATATAACACCGAAAATATAGGTCTTCGAGCAAGCGAACAATGAATGTTTAAGTTTTGTCAATTCTAATACCTCTGGTAAAAAGATTATTGTAACTTGTTATACGCGTATTCTATTTAAGGGTTTCGTCTGGTGTCGGATAATTTTAAATCATTATTATAAAGTTTATAGATTTCCAATGAATTTTTAATTATTTTTCTTACATACTCACACATACCAACTGCATGCGATTCTCTATTTCCTGCAATATTAACACAAGTTTTTCCATGAACAAATAATTCTTCTGCTATTCTTTCCGGTGCAGAATATGAAGCATCATAAAATAATTTTTTTGCTTTCAAAACTTCTCTTTTAGTAGCAATTCCACCCGGAGAATAAACATTTCCAAACCATATTGTAAAGTCGGAATTTTTAGCATTCAATCGTGTCCTTCCAACATAATCTAAACCGGAATCTATTAATCCAAAACTCTTTAGAAGTTCCGGTCGTGGGCCATTTTCAGTATAGAAATTGGATGGAGCGTATCCACCTGTCGGAAATCCAGCATCGCGCGCGCCAAACAATCCGCCTTGATCCGCGCCGGACTGTCCACCCGAGATTATTTTTAGAGACATTTATACGTCACCGGGTTTTAAAAACTTTGACGGTATATGAGATTTAACATCATTTAAAACAGATTTGACCTTCTCGAAATCAAATTCATTATTAGTTCTAATTCCAGATTCCATATCAATCCATATTTCCTCCTTATCGGGAACAACCTTTCTTAAATCATGTAATACAGACAAAACGTTATCCGGGGTTATCCCTCCTGCATATCCATTAAATTTATGTAATATTGGAGATGGATATTCCCTTATCGATTTTCCTTTTCCACGGGATTCATCAAACAGGAATTCTATTGCCGGTTCTCTCTCCAAGCAGGCATTCAAAATTTTATTCCCTTCGTTTGCCTGAATAACGACATATCTTCCGGGGTCGAGTGCATGATAACGATTTATGGCATATCGAAAATCATAATTTTTTCTTCGTGTAAGTAACTCTAATACATCATCGAGATCAAATGATGATTTTTGAAAATTTAATTGAATGCGATTGGATTTGAAAATATACCGCCATATTTCTTGTTCATCAAAAAGAAAATCTTTAGATCCGAAAGCAAAGTTTTCTGCATCAGCACCACAAATATGAAGAGAAATATTTACATTCTTAAGATTTCCATCAAATAATGTTTTGATCCATTGTTTCGATGGATATCTTGGCTGATCCATTTTCTTTGGGTACCATAAAATACCCCATTCTACAAATGGGAATTCTTTTGATAATTCATATAATTCTTCTGGATTTACTTTATCATCCGCTCCAGTTATTGTTACAGTTTTTAAAATCATTCTGATCCTTCACCCTTCTTAATAGTAATCTCCGTCTCATACCAATCTCGGGGATGCACGAGACACATAAATTTTCCAATAGCATTAAACATCAGGAAAATACCTACTGCTAAATATCCCCACATGAGATAATTAGTTTCTATTGAAGACGCACGCACAAATGCAATACCCCCAATTAAATAAAGACCCATTAACATAATATCAAGGAGCGCGCATAATGCTCCACTATATGTGAGCCTGCGAGAATCCCATTCTTCTTTTGTGTAGGTTGGTGTGGTCAATCATAGCACCCCGCTTTTATACACATTTTTTCTGAAAAATACATTGCATCGTTACAAAATTTTGCAATTAAAAATTTTGTTTTATTATCTTTACTTAAAGATAGCATAGATAGGATTTTATAATATAATCCCTTCATTCTGTAATGTTGTGATTTTATTGTATAATACAACAACTCACTTTTGGTCATTCACTTCCACCATTTCCCTAACAGAAGTCCCTTAAACAACCAAACCCCCATTACCAACAGCGCACCAAACAAAATCACAACAAGCAGGCCCGCGCTTATTCCAGTAAGAAGTGCAGCCGCGATTCCTAATATGATACCAGCAACAAACACGATGATAATAAATATCTTCGCAATGCTTTGTGCGGCACTCTCAACTGCTTCTTTACCTATAAATTGTGTTTTCTGTTTCCAGATGATCCAGCCACAAAAGACCAATGTTATTAAAGCGAGGGTAACAACTAGTGCTCTAACATCTCCTAATAGAAGCGTTGCCGCAATACCAGAGAATACTCCCGCTTCAAATACGATCAAAATGAAGAAACGTATGAGGTTGCGCGCGATTGTTTCTTGCGGGGTCATGATGTAACCACCCCGCATGTTTGGTTTCCGCATGTGATTGGAGCGTCGATGGAATAAATCCATTTAAAACCCCAATATTCTTTTATTTTTACCTTTGTAGTAAGATTGTCTTTAACTTTAAGTTTCGTAACAACGTCTCGAACATAATATACGTTTTCATTAGTATCAATAACAGTCATATCATAATAAGAAGAAATATGTTTACACACCGTTATTGTATCTGTATATGTAGATCCAAATACGAAGAACGAAGAAGCAATGATACCAACAACAAACAAAATTATAGACAAATAACAACAAAGATTAAATTTCAACAAAATGGACATGATAAATAATATACATGCTCCAATTATTGCAATTATAAATGGAAAATATAACATAGGATCAACATCAAACGGAATCATTTCTTTACAACCTCTTTAAACGCCTCTTCGATATCTTCATCTGTAGCACCTTCAATAATATCAGCCGCACCGTGGTCAATCAAATATTTCTTTGTAACTTCGGTAGTCGGGATATTAGATGCCTTACAATAGAATCTAATCATCTGCGCAAGGCGCGCGGTTACTTTGTTAGTAGTTGAAGTAACGGGAGTAACAGGAACAATGGGTTTTGTGTCGGGTATTCCAACAGAAGCGGGATTCTCATTAGAAATTTCCACAGGTGTAACTTCTTTTGTCTTCTTTGTGTATGCGCGCTTTTTCTTTTCTGGTGCAGGCGGGGTCATTGGTTCAAACACCATTTCGGGTTCTTCGACAATTGGTGTAGAAACTTCCACGATTGGTTCTTTGGGGGGAACTTCTACTACTGGCATTTTAACAGCAGCAACTTCTTCCTTCTTCCTTCCCGGTATAACTTCAATTGTTATCTTGATCGTTACAGATTCGTTGGTTTCAATTGCATTTTCCATATTTCTAAACCTCTATGATTGTTCATATAGGACGCGATTGTATTTAATTCTTGTGTCGGAAGGATTAAATACAAACAACAACAAACACATAACACGCGTCATACCAAAACGCAATTTTGTATAGTTATCAGACCATTCAATTATAGGAGTCCACAAATGGGAACTTACGAAGATAAACTCATTAAAGAACGATATTGTGTGGAAGGAGAGCATTGTTATGAAGATGTTTGTAAACGTGTTGCAAACTATATAGGAAACGACCCCAATCAAGTTGTTAGTTTCATGACATTAATGCTTGATAAAGATTTTTTGCCCAACTCCCCCACGCTGATGAACGCCGGTACAGACAACCCAATGCTGTCGGCTTGCTTCAGATTACCAGTTGAAGACACCATTGAAAGTATTTTTGATGCTAACAAAAACGCAGCAAAGATCTTTGCGAAGGGGGGAGGCGTTGGATTCAATTTCTCAAAACTCCGTCCTGCTGGAAGCAGGGTTGGAAAACGCAATGGTGTTTCCTCCGGTGTGGTTTCTTTCATGGAAGTTTTTAATACAATGACAGAGGTTGTAAAACAAGGAGGTGCACGAAGAGGCGCAATGATGGGATGCCTTGATATCACCCACCCAGAAATCAAAACCTTTATCACATGTAAACAACACGAAGGAAAACTTTCAAATTTCAACATATCTGTAAAACTCACTGATGAATTTATGAAATCTCCAAACAACGAGATTATGAGTTTAATCGTTGATGGTATTTATAAAAACGGGGAGCCGGGTATTTTATTCAAAGACACCATCGAAAAACACAATCCTGCTCCAGAATATGGAGAACTCGATCCCAATCCGTTAAATTCCGTGCGGATTTAAAATCGCGTAAATTGCTGGAACACCCTTAAGCATTTCTAACTACAACGCAATCAGAAATGGTAAACGTGAATGTTTTAAGAATAGAAATGATTGGGCAATCAGCAGCCAAGCATCTCAATGAGATGAAGGTTCAGAGACTATAGACGCGACATTGATGATATAGTCCGATCTCATATGAAAGTATGAGAGTGCGACAGAAATGATCGCACCTGCAACAAAACATCGTTGCTGTAACAAAAAGCCTCACTACAAGGCGGAGAGGCGTTATTGGAATCATTTGGGAGCTGCAATCTCGGCAGCATAAACCTATCCAACCACATCAAAAACAACACAATAGACTACGACAAACTCAAATCCACAATCGATTCAGCAGTGGTGTTCCTAAACAATGTAATCGATAAAAACAAATACCCAATCCCGGAAATTGATTTCGCATCCAAACGTACACGCAAGATCGGTCTTGGAATCATGGGATTCCACGATGCACTGATTAAAATGGGTATTCCTTATAACAGCCAAAAAGCAATCAACCTTGCAGAAGAAGTAATGAAATTCATTAATGAACGCGCGCACACGGTATCCGAATCGTTAGGTAAGAACCCCAACATCAAACAAAACCGTATGAACGCTTCATTAACTTCAATAGCGCCAACCGGAACAATCAGTATTATAGCAGGCGCGTCGTCGGGTATTGAACCCGTGTTCAATTGGGTATACACGCGGAGGGATACTATGGGAGAACATTATATTGTGCATCCGTTATTTGAAAAAGCACTAGAAAAGTTTGTAAAAGACAATAATAGAGATTTAAACGAAGTGCACGATATTGTTAAGCATTGTCACGAGAAAGGAACTATTCGTGATATTGATTTCTTACCCGAATCTTTTAGAACTCTCTTTAGTAACGCAATGGACATCCCATCCTCAATGCACGTCCAAATGCAAGCAGCATTCCAAAAGAATGTTGATATGTCAATTAGTAAGACAATCAACCTTCCAAACTCTGCTACCAAAGAAGAAATAAAACAAATTATTTTCGACGCATGGAAGAGTGGGTGCAAAGGACTCACAATTTATAGAAATGGAAGCCGTGAAAATGAAGTCCTATCCCTAAAGAAACCCGTGGTAGAAGATAAGATAGTAGATTGGATCGATACTGAAAATACTTTCTACGAATCAAAAACACCTGCTATAATTTATAAAGTTCATAGCGGATGTGGGAAATTCTATGTTATCATAGGACACGACAAAGAGGAACCAACAATGATCTTTGTTGAGGGTGATGGTGTTGGTGGATGTCAGGCAAACATGGCAGCAATGGGACGTTCGATTTCTGCGGGTCTTGAATGGGGGACACCGGCAGAAAATTATGTAAAGCAATTCTCGAAAGTAAAGTGTATGACTGCCATGAATAATAAAAAATCGTGTGGAAAATCATGTGCTGACATTACAGGAAAATGTATTGATGACTCCATAAAAACACTCCAACCCAAGGAAATCGTGATTGGAAAGAATGAAGAGAAGTGTTGTGATAATCCCCATTATGTTATGGAAGGCGGATGTAGGATTTGTACGAATTGTGGAAAGAGTAAATGTTCATGATAAATTATATATACTAACAACGCGTATAAGTGATAAACATGAGCAGACACGGCAAAAAATTTTGTATGATTTGTAATCCCTATGGAAACGGATCTACGGGAAACCCGGGAACGGAAGCAGTTGGAAGATATTATCTCAAACGAGAGACTTCCAATCAATTTCAAACGGGGTGGATTTCTGTATGTAATAATTGTGTTGATACTATATTAAACACAGATTATAAAATCGAATTTTTTAACGGTCTTATATCCGGGGGTAAAAAAGAAATCAACACAGATCCAAAAATTAACGCAGGGCCATATAATCACAATTGGAGTAAAGATAATCTTGTAACAATGGAAATCGATGAAAAACTTGTTGATCATTGTGTTTGCGGAAAATGTGGAGCTGAAGGATATTGGTTCGGCGCGCCTTTTGCACCATTAAAAGGATGTTCAATACCAGATGAGGAAGATAAATGACCCGCCCCGAATGTGCTGGAATAAAGGAAGATCGTTCTGATAGATGCGACTTTTATGACCCATATCCATGTGGTTGTGTATGTAATAAATATGACAATGAATATGTAGAATGTATTACATATTGCACATGGAGAACAATAAAGGGAGAACGCGTAAACAATCCCATGAATCCCCTATACATGAATAGAATACCAAGATGGAATGAAGTTATATTCAATGGAGAAATCCGTACCATCCACAATGATTTTTATAACCCAGATGGCATTATAACATGGGGAGACGATGGGAGAATGGAAGATCCCGTAACGGGGATGGTGCAACTTAAAAATGGAACAATATTAACCTGCGAAGAATATTTTGAGACTACACCGGTTGGTAAAGATCTATCAAAATTTGTTGATAAAATGAGGAAAAAGAAATGAAACGAAATATAAATAAATTTAATCATAAGAAAGATTGTGATTGCCCAATTGTAAATCCTATAACTGAATGGACTGGGGGAAGCAATCTCATCATAGTTGGGTATAAATGTCCAAAATGCTTGGAAGAGACATTTATTGAAAACCGCGAATCACCAGTTCAAAATCCATATAGTTACACAAGTAGCGAGGGGGAACATATAACATGAAACGAACACCAAAATCGCAACCACAAAAACTAACACCCCCTCTACCCGGTCGTAGAACTGGAGAAATCTACATCAACTTTGAAGATTGCAATCAAGACATCCTTCTTTTCTGCGCGTTCCGTTATGCATTAGGCAGGCAAACATATGTAGTCGGAGCAATCGCTGATATTATCAAAGCAAATTGGAATCATATGCCACAGAGCAGGCGCAATTTATTTAGGAAGGAAATAGAAGAAGCGATTGAAAAAGGATATGCTGGTAGCGTTAATATTGATGTACCGGAATGGTTGTCGATTTTGCATATGGTTGATGGGGATGTTAAAAATGATTAAATTTATAGCATTTACATGTTGTGCGACGTGCGAACATATGAAAACAAAAGAAAGTTCGTGTCATACACACAAGACTTGTGATTTGGATGATACAGAAACAGATGATTATCTCGTTTGTGGGCATTGGGTGATGAGCGAGTATTTGAAGAAGTTTACAAATAAAGAATAACTATAAATACGAATACCACCTATTTTAATACGCGTTATTGGAGGCGATGATTATTAATAATTCGTTTACATTAGAAAACATTTTCCCATTCAATCACCCAGACAAAAAAGAATATCTTATAGATATTACAAATAAAATCTCAAAATTTGTTCTTGATACTTATAAAGACAAATTAGATCCTTCCGTTTCGTATTCCGCCGATAAAATAAATATAGGTTTTAGTAATAGAAAAAACGCATGTGTAGGAATATGTAGAAGAATCCCTAGAATAATATATTACAATGAAACAAAAATCCGTGATTTGGAATATGAAGAATTAATAGACCTCGCTTCACATGAATGTGCGCACTTGATTTATGATGGGCACGGAAAGGATTTTAACGACGTATATAATTTATTAATAGATGTTTGTATTAAAAATTTAAGAGAATGTAATAGGTGTTTAAATTGATTATTCAAGGCGATGCTTTAACTGTATTGAAGAGGATGGATAGCGAGTCTGTTCATATGGCTGTAACAAGTAGTCCTTACTATGGACTACGGAGTTATGGGACAGAACCGATTGTTTGGGATGGAGATCCAAATTGTCAGCACGAATGGATATCCAAACCAATAATTAGAAAGGGAAGCACAAACGGGAGAGAATTATCAACTCTTGTATCTGCTGGATCGGAAAAAACCATTGCAACTGGAAATACAAACAGTATAGGAAAAACAAAACAATTCCGTTCCGACACTTCAAATTTCTGTTCTAAATGTGGGGCGTGGAAAGGTGAACTTGGGCAAGAACCAACACCAGAGATGTTTGTGCGCCATCTCACAACTATATTCCACGAACTAAAAAGAATTTTAAGAAATGATGGTATTTTCTGGATGAATATTGGGGATTCGTATGCGGGGACTGGGGCTGGTCAAAAAGATACTGGGAAAGCAACATATACTGAATCATCATGGCCGCAAAAACGGTACAAACCTGCCGGGAATATCAAACCCAAAGACATTATAGGAATTCCGTGGATGTTGGCCTTTTCTATGCGCGCGGATGGTGCAGCATCACCACAAACAATGTATACTGTAGAAAAAATTAAATCGTCCTTACTTCAAGATTACAATACATGGGACGAAGTTCCAAAACATACAAAAAGAACAATAGAAGATCTAGATGAAGAATGGTTAAAAGCATCAAAAGGTGGTTGGTATCTCCGTAGTGATCTCGTCTGGATTAAAAGAAACAGTATGCCCTCCTCGGTAACAGACAGACCCGGCTCTTCAATTGAACACGTATTTTTATTTTCCAAATCTCCAAAATACTACTACGACCACATAGCCACAATGCAGAAATCATCGGAATCTTATAACAAAGATAAACGCCCACGCGGGGTCGTTCGACAAAAAGTTAATGAAAATACAAAATATGATCGTAACGACCCACAATATGCAAAATTTGAAACAATTGCAGATGAATTAGTAGCGCCGGTTCCTAAACAAGACGGCACCGGCAACGAAACATATACCGGTTTTAATGCGCGCTACGAACCAAATGGTCTTGGCCTTCGATACATGCGCGATTCTGATTTCTTCTTCAAAACATGGCAAGGACTTCTTCATAATGAAGATGGGGAACCAATGGCATTGGTGGTGAATCCGAAAGGTTATAAGGGTGCACATTTTGCTTGTGTAGATTCAGAAACCGAATGTCTTACAATAGGGGGGTGGAAACGTTATGATCAAATTAAAGAAGGAACTCCAATTTTTACCTATAATATGAAAAAAGCATGTTTAGAAATACAACCAATAAAAAGTATCTTTTCATATAGATATTCTGGAAATCTCATAAGTGTTTTTGGAAGATCTAGCAATATGCTCATGACCCCAAATCATAGATGTGTAGTAACAACACGCGATAAAAAAATAAAAAATGGACGACACCCTGCAAAAATAGTAGAAGCTTCAAACCTTAAAGATGGAATGAAATTTATAGTATCTTCACATCTCGATTTTAATCCAATCATTCCAAATGATCCAAAAGAATATTATGAATTATTGGGATGGATATTATCAGAAGGACATTTTACAGATAACGGTGGAATAGGTATATCACAATCGGTTTCAAAAAATCCGCAAAAATGTAAAAGAATTCAATACTTGTTAGAATTTCTTAAAATTGATTTTAATACATGGCAAAGAAAACGAATCTATAAAAACACAACATCGGAAGAACAAGAATGGAAAATAAGTGGAGAATATAGAAAAAAAATTCGGCATATGATACCAAATAAATATATGATACCGGAACATTTTATAATGCTTCCAGATGAATATATCGAATCGTTTATTTCCGGATTTGTTGGCGGAGATGGACATATAAGACCAGATGGTAGAATAACAATCTCTCAAAAATCAAAACAACCGCTTGATATTATTCAAGCTATGTTTCTTCGAACAAACAGATCTTGTATTTTATCACAGCGTGGAGGGGGAATGTGGTCAGCATTTATAACTCATAATAAAAAAGATAGATGTTTTAAAAATAGCACATCTTCTTTAATACATGATAATTATTCATATGATGGAATTGTATGGTGTCCTTCTGTAGAAAATGGAACATTTGTTGCCAGAAGAGGAGGAAGACCATTTATAACCGGAAATTCATTCCCCGTAAGACTTGTAGAACCCCTAATTTTAGCAGGAACATCCGACAGGGTATGCCCAAAATGTGGTGCTCCTTGGGTTAGAGTTACAAAGAAAGAATCTTATATAACCCGCCCTACGATTGGAAATGATGATCAAAAGAATAAACTTGTTCCCGGAAATTCGCAAGGGCTAGAACGAACCGGAGGACATGTTGCACAAAATACACGAACAATTGATTGGAAACCAACCTGTACCTGCAATCTCGATCCGATTCCAGCAACCGTAATTGATCCTTTCTCTGGTTCTTCAGCAACAGGAGTTGCTTGTAAATTACACAATAGAACTTATATAGGGATAGAACTTAATCCCGAATATGTCAAACTTGGAGAACAAAGAGTTAAAGAAGGCAAATAACCAACATTAAATTAATATAAATATTATAGGAGATATATTAAATGCCAAAACTAACCGAGCGAGAACGCGAAGGATTTGAGAAAATACTTACACAAGATTTAAAAGCAATTAACAAACGTTTTATTAGTCAGATAAAAGACTTTTGGGGAATTGCTCGTGATAAAGTGCTTAAAGAAAAAGGATGGGATGTTCTTATATCAGAAAAGGAGCAATTAGAACAAAAACAAAAAGAAATCAAACAACGAATGCATGAAATAGAAAATATTTTAAATAGTGAAAAATTACGAGTGGAACAAGTTATAGAACTTGGTGGAAAATCAAATGAATACGGGAGATGCGAGGGTGCAAATTTTTATGGTATTCCAGTAACTTCGCAATTTGAATACGAAATAGTAGAGTATATTAAACAAAATATAGATCTTGAAGTTCCTGCGAAAATACTTCGTGACGTATGTGAGTCTTCAATCCGCGCGCTTGTAATGGCTGGAACATTTGAAGAAGCACGTGGGGCATATGAAAAGTTTTATTCGTTGGACTTCAGAAAATACGGGGTCGATATTCCTCCAAGATTGGATGATCTATGCGCTAATAAAAATTCGATGTTATATGCACAGCAATCGTTACAACAGATCGAAAAGGGAAAACCGGATATTAAGTTGATTGAAAGCCCACCCGAAGGAGATAAACAATGAATTTCAATACACAAGAAGCATTGATAGGTATAATCGGAGGGATTGTTATAATACTTATTGTTGCAACGAGTATACACATCTTACAAACTTGATATTACTTATATTGTATAAATACATCAAATGCACAACACTTTAATATTACCACAACACTGTGTAACAAACCGGGATGGTAGTTTGGTCTATGAAAATGTCCATAAACCATATGATGCTATACAACAAATACGCGTTTACAAACAAAATTTTGAACTATATGGAAATTCCATATAGTTGTATATTAAAATAGCAATAGTGTTATTCTTCTTTTAATTTTTTAAGCAACAACTCTTCATATCGTTTCACAATTTCGATCTGAAAATGAGATGGTCTGCGTGGACGATATAAACTAAATTTAATATTGTTTTTAGACACATTGGTTAATCTTTCGGAAATATATTTTGATAAATCACCACTTGTAATTTTTGTCATAATATTAGTATGTGATATTAATATTTAAAGATTCTTCTTTTCAACCCAATCAACCACTGCACTCGTTTTAATCCCAATATTTTCGTAATCGTGTTAATGACCCAGAACCAATCTCCTACCATAATATCAAAACGATAGAAACAATGTCTGCAACCCACATTTAAAATCAAACCTCTTTCCGGAACAGGCATGTTCATAAGAGTTGACACTTTCCCACACCAACATGAGTGATTATAGGTTTACGAAATAATTTAGATAATATTACAAATGGCAATGCAGGATAATCAGCAAACCACAAAATAACCACGTCGGATTTTTTTATGTTATTCCATTCTAACATAGACCCTAATAGAAAATTATGTATATTTGAAAATGATGCAGCGTGTTTTGAAAAATCAAATATTCTCAATTTGTGATTCTCTGATAAAAGATCAGCGTCTTGCTGTATAAAAATGGATTGCATGGTTCCGGCAAAATAAATGTTCATAGGTGATCTCCTAAAAAATTATTGTAAAAGAGTATGCTATACTCGTATATAAAAGTTTCTGATGATGAAAGTTATTGGGTGGAAAGACGATAATGTAGGTGTTGAATGTTTGGGGATTAATCAATACAATTATCTGCTTCTTCGATTTGATTCTTTTCTATTTTTTCATTATAATCACTTCTTTTTACTATTTCCCAACAACAATTACTCCTCTCTTTTAAAGTGGTATCACTTGCTAAAAACCGAAGTTCTTTGCCAGATACATTATAAATTTTATAATCTCTCACGGTTCCACCCACACCCCGTTTTCAAAATAACCAAGACCCGATAAATGTTTATCAATAACAGAAAGTCTTGTATTCAAATCATCTCTCTTCTTCATTAAATCATTCCGTTCCTTTTGTAGACCACCGATCCAAAGATCCTCTTCGTGAGATATAATATAATCACGAATGGTTTTAGCCATCTCTTGGTCTGTAGCATATAAAATTCGCTTGAGCCATGCATCTATTTCATATACAATATCATCGGAATTATCAAGTTCCCGATCTGTTTTAATATTACAATACATCTTTTTCGAACCATCGGGATTCACTATCGCAATGTGAGTTGAAACTGATTCTTCCGATGGATTAAGAAAATTGAAGTGTCCGGTTCTGCTTTCTACAATAAGGTATTCTTTTTGTTTCATCTTAATACCCCGGAAATATTTCTTCTAAACATTCTCTTGCATCTACTTTCTTCTGTTTATAAGATTTCTTGTTCGTTGTCATAAATCCAACAATGAACTCATCCGTTACGACGCCACCATTATTAATATTAGCAAACTCTACCAATTCGGCAAAACACTCGTTACAAATATAACCAAATTCTGAATTGTAACGGTCGCACATAATGTTTTCGCAACCTTCTCTGTAACATGGCATTACACCCATTTAAATCACTTCTCCTTGAACGACGCACAACCCATTTTGTTAATGAAATACTGCACATCCGAATGCCACGTCGTTTTCCAATATTCGGAAAACGGACAACCATCCTTATTATTATTTTTGCAATTTTCACAACGTTTTTTGTGGAATGTTGTTATCATGGTTTACCACCATACCCAATAACATGCGCTTTAATTACTGCGTGTTCAAATGATTTGCGCATTGCGATCTGTGTATCAGTCCATTTCCTTGCTGCTCCATTAGCATCAACAACAATGTCTACTGCTTTAATCAGAGTATTTGCTTCTGATTCGGTAATCCGAGATTTTGAATATAAGTCCATCATCACCCATTCATCTCCGCAAGACAAATCGCGCGTTCCGTTTTACTACAATTGCATCCACATTCACGACATTTATTAGGTAAATCTGATATTGGTTCTTCCGTGATGGTGGTGCGGTTGTAGTGGATCATCGTCTCCCCCTATTGTTCTTTAACGAACACTTACCACCGGTTGCCCAATATACCATTCTGGGGCAGATATCACAATCCCAACCCCACCCTTCGCATCCACCATCTTTACATCTTTCGTGTTCTTCTTTCTCTTCCCAAAACTCACATTCGTCATGACTTTCGGGACATTCCTTTTTAATGATAGGGCAATATGACATTATTCATCACCATCACGATTTCTGTCTTCACATACGTGGCACACTCCACAATTACATAATATAGATCCACATTCGGTGCAAACACCAAACATCTCTTCCATACTTCTCATGTGATCATTCATGTCGTCATCCATCTTTCTTCACCTACTCCAAAAACTTTCTACAATACTACTACGCGTTCTATCTATTTAAAACCTTCGGTATCCAGTAAAACTTAAAAAAATAATATTAAAAATAGATTTTGTTCTTATTACTGCGCTGCATTCTTCATAGGAGACCGAGCAACACGACCATCCTTACCAACAAAGTAGAGATAACCCTTCTCTTTAGTAACCTTCTGCGTGCTCACGGTCTTACGGCTTCCAGTCTTGTTTGACTTTGCAGGAATACGATCTACATTTCCTTCTGCTGTGACGCAATACAGGTATCCCTTCTCACGCGTAATAACTTCTTTACCTACAACTTCAGTCATTTTTAAATTCTCCTTTAAAAGTGCAATCGTTAGTCGATTGACTATATACGATTATCACTTCTAGTTTAAATAGTTTTCGTATAGTGTAGAGAGTAAAATAATAAATAAGATAATAGAAACACTAAAACGCGCGGGAATGGAAAGGTTTATTATGTTATACTACCAATACGTATATTGATTATTATGAGTAAAAACAAACAACCACGCGATAAAAACGGAAAGTTTGCAAAAATGATCAAAGTTGAAGATAAGTATGGAAACGTTGCTTATTTCACTCCTGAAGAAATGGCAGGATTCAAAGCAACATCGAAGAACCCGGATTGTAAACCTGCGACAAGGGGGTATGTGAAGGAATTGATGAGAAAGACGAGGGAACATACACATGAATTCACCGGAGAACCATTTTTCACCGGGTTTGGAGCATTGATTGGATTTGTTGCAACAATCGGGTTCGCATTGGGTATGGGTACGACACCTAATTTTGTAGCATGGGGGTGGTATCCACCCGTTGGGCCTTCAATTGCATTCACGCTGGCGTGTTTCATGTTCTTTTTGGATAATGTTGAAATTAGTGTTAAAGGAATATCGGAACCCACACCAAAAGAACTTTACAGATACACCCCACCGCGCAAGGATGAGTGTGAGGAGGAGGAGGAGGAGTAATTAATTTTTCTTTTTTTAATCATTCATATATCCAACTTTTATTAGGGGAATTTTTTTCCTTCTCTTCCAGAAACTTCAACACTTTTATTGAGGCATCGGTTGCTCCATAACCAATTATACATGTGTATCCCACACGGGTCAGATACGCCATTATTTTCTTCTGTTCCTCTGAAACAACTCCGCCTTTCTCGCGCTTAAGTTCTATAAAAACGCGCCACGCTGGTATAAACAGGTCTGGTATCCCTGCCACGACGCCCATCTTCTTAAGACGCACGGCAGTTTTTATAGAACGCTTTTCTCCATTGGGGCAATGATAAATCAATACACCCGGGAATTTTTGATGGAACCAAATCAAAAATCCATATTGGTGAGATGCCTCGGAGGATTGGGATTTTGTTTTCAAATTAATACGACCCCACACAACTTTCTTGGAATCCACCAAATTAAAAGTGCAACAATACCCCATATCGCAAATATTGTAAATCCATCAAATGTTTCACGGAGTGTCATCTTTCCTCCCCCACAATCCCTTAATTTGTCCGGGTTCTTTATACTTACTCGATCTTTCCATAATATTTAATATTATAATATTTATTCGTTAATGGATTATAAACCTTTCGTGTGGTTGTTATTTCCGAATAAAGAATTTTATAAATGTCTTTGACCGATTCATCAATAATATCAGTGTTATTGATATTCATTTGTATTTTCAAAAGCAGTTCAATTATTTTATCGTGTTGTTCTTGGGTGTAGTTATAATTCATTTTGTAATCTCCTCTTTGAAATCTCAATATACTTCTCTTCTTTTTCAATGCCGATACATTGTCTTTTTAATTTCTTACAAGCAACTGCTGTTGTGCCGGAACCAAGGAACGGATCTAAAACAACATCGCCTTTATTACTAGACGACTCAATTAAATATTCAAATAATTTTAATGGTTTTTCTGTAGGGTGTAATTTATTTCTACCACACGGGAAATTTAAAACAGATCCTTTACAATGCTGGTTGAATGTCGCATTCTTAAATTTTCCATATACACAACACTCCACACTTGATAACCATATATATTGCCCGTTCATCGGACTCGGATTAGTCTTATTCCATATCATAAGTCGCGTTGATAATCCCTTCGATATCATTAGCCCCCGCAAATCAGATACTTGTTCAGTACTACAAAATATGTAAATACTTCCTGTAGTCAATCTCACAAATTCGTTTATTAACGAATTTAAAGAAAACTCTACAATGTCGGCAACACCCTTATTTAAACTTCTCAATCCGTTGGAGTTTCTATTGATTACACCATAAGGTATATCTGTTATAATCAAATCCACGGATTTATCCTCAATATCTTTCATAACCTCCAAACAATCGCCTTGAATAATCATTTTACCCCTTCGCAAATAATATTATAATAATCTTCAGCAGGATAAATATAATAACTACACTTATTCTGATCTATAAGTATATTATACTCTGCGGTGCTTATCATAGGGAATACGATTTCGGAATTATTGTCTGTGTATCCGCTCGTTGGAGGAAAATCATCTGTTGCCCACGCTGCAACACTTATTCCCTCCTTCTCTGGATAGATGTGAAATTTTACGTAATGATCCATATATCCGAAATCAATATTATTATCATATTTATTTTCAATTTCGCGATCTACATAATTAATGTATAAAATGCCACATGATATTAAAAGAATACTAAATATAAATAATATTATATATTCGTCTTTCATTCCTCACTCCCCCATCAACTTCTGCTGGGTTGACTGGTTCTTTTTAAAGACAAACCCTGTTACACGACTAAATTTTCCATCGGGCCTCACTTCTATCTTTTCTACTTGTCGCCAATTTTTATATTCTTTTAGTGCTTCTTCTACCGAAGTTGATTTCCCACCAAACTGGTTGACTAACGCGCGTGCCTTTTCTGCCGGATACCCCTTGTGATCCAAACAGATCCAAATCGGATAAGCCCTATCCATTCTATCAATAAATTCCATTTTTACACTTGGGGTTTTTCCGGGTTTGGAATGTTTTGAAACCCAAGTGCTGGTTACGTCTACAATAAAAGGACGCACTTGATCACTAGTCACCGGCCCACTGTACGCTTCCGTTCCGTGTTTTGCTTCCGCATCTGGTAAAGGAAACTCATATCCACACGCTGGGCATTTCATTATGCGCGCATGTAGAATGACTTTGCAGGTAGGACATTCCTTCATTGGCGGTTTAGATTTTTCTTTTCCAAATACATCTTTTGTGCGCTGAACATCGATTTCATCCAACAAGCCATGACGCAAAACATTTTCGCCGTAATCGAGAAGAAGGCACTCTGTCTTCGGGGAGCCTCCATTTCCAGAATACGTCCTAGCACCCCGACCCACGACTTGGATATACTTACCCGTGCTAATTGTTGAAAAAAGGAGAACGATCATATCTGTAATGGGGGCATTGAACCCGGTGGTCAGGACTCCGACGTTGCAAATACATTTCAACTTCCCGTTTTTAAAATCATTTACAATCTTGTCGCGTTCTTCCGTTTTGGTATTTCCTGTAAGAACTTTGCATTCAACACCGTGCTTTCTAATTTCTTGTGCAACGTGCTCTGCGTGTGCAACACCCGAACAGTAAACAATCCACGCTCGGCGAGTTTTCCCATATTCGACAAATTCTTCAACTGCGAGACGAACGAGTTCTTTATCATCAGCTGCGTGAGCTAATTCCCGTTGATTGTACTCCCCGGCTTGAATATGCACATTAGTAAGATCGATTTTCTTTACTCCGGACTTTGAAACGATTGGAACAAGATACCCATCACGAATCAAATCTTTCAAATCAGTACAATGAGCGATCCCATCGAAAAGACGATCTTTTCCTGCCGTCAGTAAACCCTCGCTCGTTCTAAATGGTGTTGCGGTTGCGCCCCAGATCACCACGTGGGGGTTGGCCACTTTCATATCTTTTATGAACTTCCCATAACGAGTAGTTTCTTTGGGGGAGATGGAATGTGCTTCGTCAATTATGACAATATCAATTTTATGAGGAAGGCTGTACACCTTATTATAGATTGATTGAATACCTGCAAAAATCACGGAATTTTTTACGTCACGCGAATTCAGCCCGGCGGAATATATACCAGCACTTACTTCCGGGCACAATGCTACAAATTCGTCGTGGTTCTGTTGAACCAATTCCCTTACATGCGCGAGAACCATTATATGAACATATGGTGATTCATCAAGAACGGTTTTGATAAATGATGCCACAACGAGGCTCTTCCCAGCGCCGGTTGGCAAGACGATCAGTGGAGATCTACCTTTATTTGTTGCCCAATACTCGAACAAATCCGAAATGGCCTGCAATTGGTAAGGACGAAGTTGTAGGGTCATGATATCTTTTCAAGAACCATCTCAACATCATAAATCCCATCCCCACCCATCTGATTCAACACGATTGTCCCATCGGGCGCGTTTTCGAAATACTTGGTTGCTTCCAAAAGATCATCCCATTTATCTTCAGCAACAATATAACACGGGTCGCTCACCACAAGTTTCCCAGATGTAATATTAATAACACCTTCACCTTCAATTTTACCATCGAATGTATTATCAATATTCCACGATACTTTATAACGACCCGGATCTACTTTGAATACCTTCTGAAACCTTTTCTCAATGGGTTGATGATCCTTTCCATAAAAATCAATATCCGATAAAAGGATTGTTCCAGAATCAACACCAATATCTCTTGCAACAAACTTCATGATAATTTATACGCGTTAGTTCTATTTAAGGGTGTTGGTTTATCATTAAAATTTATTCTTTTCTAAATTCTCAATACATTTATCAAAAATAAAGTCCTCAATATTTGAGAATTCTTTTCCATGACCATCATAAATAAGATGCGCACATTCATGAACTACAACATGAAGAACATTTGCTTTATTCATATCATTTATTTTTGATTCATTATACGCTATAATACGTGGGATTCTCCTACATGTTCCAACACAAGAATTTTTACGAGGATTCCAATAAATATTTATATGCCCCCCATTAGAATAAGAAATCGTCGGATCTAATTTATCTTTATAATATTCGAGTGTGAACATACCAATCTTATTAGTAATACACGCACACCAATCTTTGTTACTAATACCGCTTGGAGGGAAGATATTATCCAGTTTGACTTCGTTCATTCGTTGTCACCTATATTTTCATTATGCACCGGACACTCACCCAATGTTTTAAACGGACACTTTACAAAATAATAATCACAATCGGTATTACTACAATATCCACAACGATTGTAACCACAATCTTCGCTATCAACGGTCACGGCCCATCCTCCCTAAACTCTTTTGGCATTGGCGAATCCACAGGACACGCTGGGTGCCCGTGAAAGTCTAATATCTTGGGATATATTTTCGCAGGCCCATCCCATTCACAATGTTCACCACAACGATAACAGTGTGTTTTTGTGGAAGTTATTTCTGGTTCGTGTATGATAGAATTCTCGTGCCATACTTCCGATTTTAAATTTTCACACAATCCGTTTATACTTTCTTTATCTTCGGAATCGCCTTCGATTGTAATTTTGAAGTGGTATGACATTATTCATCATCCCAATCTTCCGGAGAAAACCCTTTAACAAACAATCCTGATGACATTAATATATCATTTTCATCAGTATAAAATATACGAATGCCTTTGCATTTTACTTTTTTCGGGTCTGTACCCAGTGTTGTTGCAAGCGACTCACCAATAGTCTTTGCAAGATCGTTCATATTCACATCTTCTTTAAAACGAAATTCATCTTCTGTCATAATTTACTCCTATGAAAATGGATTCTCATACATTTCTTCTTTATCGTATTCGTTTTCCCATTCTTCTTTGCCAGTTTGTGGATCAATAACCACATCTTTCTTTTTGTTGACCACTGCGGGGTTCTTTATATACAATTGCCTGCGCGCCCAATCTGACATATTAACCAACCACATCCTCCCTTTCAATAAATTCCTTCAACTCCGAATATATTTCGCTCATTTTCTTTGCGGTTAAAAATGGAATATTGGTTCCTTCCATTGCTTCCAAAATCGCAATTAAATGGTTAATTTTTAAATTTTCAACTGTTGTTATTGACATCAATCACACCATCCCGGTTGTTCGTGCTTCTCTCTTAATGCAGGTAAACAATCTTTACAACATCTTCCAGCAAATGAATATCGAACGGTTTCAACATCGGTTTTTCCACAATGCTTGCAGAACCGCATGCCTTCAATAATCTTTTGCATATCATATTCTTGTGGAGGTTCTATAGCAAGTCCATCTGACCCCCATATAGAAATTTCCACTTCGTAAAGATTCTTCACATTTGGATATTTATTTAAATCGTGCGTTCGTGTTAAAATCAACATCGAAAATCCATCTTTGGATAAACTGGATGCCGATTCCACAGACTCGTGATGATCATATGTTGGTTTTATAGACCAACCGTCTTTTACGGCGTCGTCACGGAATTTCTGTACCTGTTGCAACTGTTCGATGTTATTATTTGGGCGTTTCATCTACCCCACCACCACACATTCCCTTCTATATTCCTTATTCATCGCGCGATAAACAAGCCTCTTACCAACAATCTTCTTATAATAATCTCTTATTGCTTCTTCTGGTGTTTCGCCGTTTCCGTATGCAGCAATTAAAATACAACCGTCTTTTACTTCAACGTGGTTCAAACTTGCATAGAAAATACTTTCTTTCTCTGACCAATTCATCCGCATTTTAATTTCTAAAGCGGGATACTCAAATTCACTAACGGAAAGCGCGTTTGAAATGAAATTAAACTTTTTAATAAGTTCATCTATAGTTGGTTCGGTCATAACTATGTATAGAACGCGTAAGTATTTAATACTTCTTAAACTTCCCACAACCAGAACACTCTTCCCCACAATTAAAACACCGCGCCTTCTCAAGAAACGGTGGGGTTAATGAAACGTCACATGTTGGGTTGTTACAACAATTAGTGTTTGGGTATTTAATTGAGGTTGTTTTGATGCACATGGTTAGTTACTCCTTTTTATAATCTCCTTCTCCAGATCTTTACTCTCAATAAACCCCACACCATTTATAATTTCCCCCTCATATTCTATAGTCCCCGCTTCTGGGTCTGCTCCAACCAAAGATAATGGAACTAATTCGGGAATAAAAATATGACCCGAACAACCATTCTTCTGTTCAAACTCACTCAACACCTTCTCTCGCTTACATGTCCACGTGCCATCAACTTCGGGGGTTGAAAAACTGCATGTTCTACAACTTACCAGTGGTAGTTTTTTATTCCAACACAAATCCGCGTGGTCACAGAATTTGCAACGGAAATCGGTTTCGCTTTCTCCTATTCTCTCAAGTGGTATATCACTATAAATAACACGGCGTGCTTTTTCTACCAATCTGTCTGCCACTTCCTTACAATAGTACACACGCTCACCATATAGTCTGTCGTCGTCTTTACAACAAACAATATAAAAAGCACGATCTAACTTCGCCCATTTCATGTACACTTGCATCTGGCAGTAGTGTTGGTATTTCGCTTTCTCTACTCCTTCTTTTACAAGTTTGTCATACAACTTCTTCGACGAAGTTTTACATTCTAAAATGTGAAAGGTCTTGGGAGCCTCTGGGAAACCCACCCCAATACCGTCCACAGATCCAGAAAAATGGCCGAATTCTTCTTCCTTGAAATGCAACTGTTCTCCGCTGTCTGGATCACGACTATAAATTGTGATGCCCACGGAGCGAAGGTTTTCAATAATACGATCTTCCTCCTTGTAACCGGACTCAAACAGCCTCAAAATTCTTGATTCAAAACGAGGGTCACTACACCATCGGAAATCATACCAGAGGGCGCGCGGGCACTCCTTACCCACGACGCTAGCCCCAAAATGCGCGCGACGGAAGTCTTTTGCACGATCAGCGTAACCTTTATATAATAATTCTATTGTTGGTGTGTGTTGAATTGGTAGTTGTGCCATTTATATTACCTCAAAAATTTCAATTCTATTTCCCCACGTTCGTTTTGCATAGCAACGATATCAACATCATATATTAATTTTCCGTCTCTTTTCCCCCAATCAAAAAGAGAAATCTTAAATCTATAATCTATAAGACATATGAGAACAATCATTGCAATACCAAATGCACACCCGATCATCGTTCCGCACAAACACGAAAAATATGCAACCCAAAATGAAAGCAACGACCCAATTACAATAATTGCTTTATGCTCTATTTTTAACATTTTCACATCACCTTAAATTGAACCGCACCAGTTACCACTTTACCCAAATCCCACACAAATTCAAACATCCATGCTATAGGATGCAATGGTTGCTTCTCGTATGGATTGTCTTGTGGTGTTGGCATTATACATGGCTGCGCATCATCAAAAGAATATGTTGTATAATTATATTCTTTACACACTTGATTCCATTGATTATCATAGAATTTATATCCATTTGTTGGATGACTCATATATAAAGCAGAACCAAATACACAAAATAAATCTAATAATAGAATAATCTCAACTCCGATAATAATTATTGCAACGGTGTCTTTAGGGGTTGCAAAAATTCCGGACATCATCACAAATATGATCAACACCATCAAACCACAAAATAACCACGCAAATGAAAATTCTATTGTTATCATTTATTTCCCTCCTAAAGAATAATCCTTAATTATAGTCCCGCTCGGAACGTGAATATACGTAGCAATTAACTTACTAGTCTCCGCCCCATTCATAGTATAATCTATTTTCCCATCATCATCCCACTGTTTTAATGGATTGGTAGTATGTGAATAAACCCATTCAACATATGGATATTTATTTTCGTCCTCTTTTATAAATACATTGTCTGCATCCAACGTTCCGAGTTGATATCCATTCGGAGTCACTTTATAAAATACATACTGATTAACCGATCCCCCGTTAATATATGCTCTCCCGCATCCAAGGAAGAAAGACCCACCGCCATTCATAGACCATCGTTGATCTTCAGAAAGACTTGTAATATTTTGAATTTGTATATCATTCCAAGTATTTTGTGGAGTGATTGTATATGGACGTTGATCTTCTGCGTAGAAGTGTGTTGGAATAGTAACACATAATATAAGAAATAATACAAGGCATATTTTTATTACGGTTGGTATAAATACAAATGGAGATCCAAAATTACCCGGGTGTGTTTCTATTGCAAATAATAAAAATAAAGGTAATCCACAAATAATTGATATCCACAACGTTATAGTAGAAATTAATAACCAAGTAACTTCAATCATAACGGGCACCATTCCGGGAAAGACTCTTGTTCTGCATATGTTACGAGTTTATGTCCAATATCTGGATGTTCGCAAGCCGATAAACTTTCTCCGTGGTATTCTGAAGATGACTGCTCAAAATGATAACACTGCAAACAATATGTAATAATGAGGTTCTTCTCCATGTTTTTTAAACTCCTAAACACCTCTCTCCGGAACAACGAACCGAAAAAAGAGGTTGAATTATTTCTGCCAAGGTTTCCGCTTGGCTCCACCAGCAACCGGCGCAGCAGTCTTTGTAGCAGGAGTTGCATCCGTAACATCCTTGAGTTCCTTTCCATCGACCCTTGAAAACTTCTTGATAATATTTGAATCTTCATAGCCGTTGCTACCCTTACGAATGCCCACAGAAATCACAACCGGGATATTGTGAAGTTCCGCAGTATCCTTCGGATGAAGAACACCCGTGGCGCGACAGATCGCAGAGAGATCCCTCTTTGCAATTTCTACGGTGTCGGGATTGTCATTAATGAGGTTAAGATTCGTAAATACCTTTCGATCCTTACACTCGCCTTCAATCACAGTGAATGTAAATGAAATGTGTTCTCCATTGGTCTTCTTATTGGGTACCTTCGCACTCTCGCTAATAACAGCGAGATAGTCATTGATCGGTAACAATTCAAACCGGCCCGTCGCCGGTTCCACAACATTCGCATCGAAATTAAGTTCAGTCATTTTGTATCAATCTCCTTTATATATTTTTATTCCTCTTTCTGTGCATAAGGTAAAAGTTTCTCTAGTTCCGAATAATCAAGCGGAATTGATGGGGGCAACCTATACCTGTTCTTTGCCTTAAATCCAGCGGAGGGTGTAAGATACATCTCACGGATTCCGGTATCAATTGCCCGGTTGCGAGTCTGGTTGAATCCTTCCTTCTCTGTGGTCACAAGGGTTTTAAGCGCGCAGAATCCCATGATGTCTGCATACTCTTCAACTTTTGCCGCTGCGCGCTTATGCAGTTTCAATCCATTCTGATCATATGCCGGGTGAATAGGATCTTCAATTTTCACAACCGCGCCGTGCGCAATCATGATAACTACCATATCCTTTTCATCACGCAGACGTGTAAGAATGTCCAACAGGTCTTTCCATTCAGTAGATGCTTCTACATACCCGCGTCCATATCCGGGTTCTTCAATGGAGGTAACATGCAGACGCTTACAAGTTTTTTCCCATACCAAATTCTCCGTCCAGTCCAAAGAATCAACAACCACGGTTTTAAATTCGTGGTCTTCTTTGAGCAAAGATTCCAATGCATCTATTACATCGTCATAGGACTTCGCAAGCGGGAAGTGCGGCACGTCAATATCTCCAAGTCCATCTTCCGTAATGATGAAGATTGGATCTGGAGCAGACGCACCAAATGTGGTTTTTCCAATGCCACTTGGACCATAAATTACGATGCGTGGTTTCTTCGGAGAATTTTTACTAATACTTTTAAGATCAATCACAATAGTTCTCCATTCGTTTTGTTCGTCGTTCGTTTCTGTGCGGTCGGACGCGCAACGCGTCATATCGCGTATATATGTAGGACGCGTTAGTATTTAATTGTATCTATTAGAAATTTAAATTTTTGAAATTAACAACTCTGTTTTAACGCGAGATTTTTTCTCTTTACAAAATGAAGTCATATTCATTATATGATTAAATTCTTCTATTTTGTAATTGGAATATAAATCCCTAACCAATGGGTGATCATTATAAGAAAGCAACCACTTTGATTTTTTGTTACTGATAAAATTTTTTAAATCAATGTGATCCTTTTCATTAAATGGCATAGCATATAATTTATTTCCAACAACAACATATGGTGGGTCAAAATAACTAACATCCCCCAACTCCAAATTTCTGAAATCGGTATTGGTAACTATTGTTCTTCCACGCAATAATGTTCTAACAGATTGTATTTTATTTATTATATTATCTATATTATAAACGCATCCGATCTTATATTTAGACTTTTGACCAAACCCGCCCATTGGATTCCCGTCGAACATACCAGAGAATGTACATTTATGAAAAAATATGCCTAAATACGCGCGCATAATTATATCATCGGACTTCATCAATTCTCTGTTTTTTTTAAATAAATCAATTGTAGGAACTTGACAAATTAATTCAAACAATTTTTGAATGTCTTGATCTGATCCAGATACAATAACTTTCCATATTGAATAAGTAAACTTATCAAAATCATTCATATGTATTATAGAATCGGGGTACTTTTGAGCATACGCAATCGATATGCTTCCACCACCCACAAAAACATCTGTAAATGTTTCTGATTGTGGCAATCTAGAAAGAATGGGTTCAATCATTCTGCTTTTGCCACCGGGGTATCTTATAAACGTTTTTATGAGTTTTGTCATTATTATATATAATACGCGTTAGTATTTATAGGTTTGGTTGGTGGGGGTGAAAATAGTAAAGGAATATTTTATTTTTTGATGAAAACATAATAAAATAAATAAACAACTATTAACATAAACAAGCCTATTGGTATTACATATCCAAGTATAGGATAATCAATTAATATTTCAATCATTTTTAATCATCCTTAATACATGATATTTTATATCTATCTGACAAAATCATGCTACACGGAATAATTCCTATCATTAACGAAAAGAATCCAACAAATCCCAAGAATAAAGCGGTGTCACTATAATAAATAACTGGCCCCAATGAAGTCATCTTAACAATTTTAATCTGGTCAACATACGCAAATATATACCACGATGCCACACACATTGCCGCGCCAATAAATGGTAGCAACACTCCAATGACCAATGCGATTTCTCGTAATACTTCATATGCGCATTTTACAGTGCTGCATTTTATTGGCAACGTTATTTCTTTTCTTTCGGTCATTTTTATTCCTCACAATACCCAACAACTTCACACAACGATTCAATAAACTCCAATGAGTTTTCAGCAACACAATCGGTTTGATAAACCGACTCCGCGCAACGGATTTTATTATCTTCAATAAATCTCTTAACTAATACTCTTAAAGCAAGGGCTTCGGAAATTGTTTCTTCGGAGATGGTTGTTTGGATCATTTTAAATCGCGCCTCTTAATCATAAAATAATTTTTAATTTCATATACTCGCTCCGTATTCGAAAGATCTTCTGGAATTAAATATATAAGAGTGATAATATCTTTTTCAATTTCATTGATCAATTCAATATTATCTTTCATCTTCATCCCACCGGATATCCCGCATTCGCACATTCGGATTTCCACGCGGAAACATTACCATATCCAGAATAATCAGAGTAACACGTCTCAACCCACTGTGCCTTTATGAGTTCTGCTTGCAGTTCGTTTTGTTTTTCCAACAATATGTTTTGACGTTTAAGATCATAATGTAACATTAAATATGTTTTTGCATCCCACATATTATTAAGATTACTCATGTTATCAATTAAATCCGAAATATAATGTTCATACGAATCAGATTGTGTTTGTAATGTATAATACTCCTGTGGGTATGTTATTGCCAATACCGGTGCCGCGCACAACATTATTATTAAAATTATAAAAATATATTTCATCCTTACTTCTCCCCATTTTCGTTTGCATCATACATCTTAATAATTTTCTTTACTTTAGATCTCATATTCTTTTCAATTTCTTTTATTACCGCTTCTGTTAATTCTTCTTTGCTTACACCTCTGGCTTTAATCGGAATTTTAACATTGACCATTCTTCCATCAGATAACAAAACTTTTGCTCTGATATCATATTCGTGAGAAAAAATATCTAATAAGCCCATTTTAATCACTACCATATACGCGTCCATTCATTATATAGTTTTCTATGATTTTGCGCGCGCACGACCAAACAAAATCTTTTTCTACTTTCAAAACAAACCATTTTTACCATATTTTTAATTTACATATTTGAATAAAATAATCCATTTACGAAATGTATAAATACTATAAACTCCTACATTGTTTGTATGTTGGAATTGGAAAAAATACAAGAACTTTTACAAGATAGAAACTTAAGCGAAGTGAGCCGTAGAACGGGGCTCTCCACTCCTACAATATGGAGGATAGCAAATAATCAAGCGGGTAATGTTGGATATGAAACCGTTTTAAAACTTTCTGATTATTTGGAGGAAAGAAAATGATTGACGCTTTGAAAACCGGAGAATTGTATATTGGGGATAACCTCCAAGTAATGCGCGAAGATATTGCAGATAAATGTGTAGATTTAATATATCTCGATCCACCATTTAACTCAAAAAAGATTTATAACTGCAATTTTGATGATATTGGTCAAGTTGATGGATTTGAAGACACTTGGAATTATCTTGACCACAAAGAAGCAACAGATATTGAATTTAAAACAATAGAACTTGATCATGATAAACTATCGCGTTTTCTTTCATTCATAAAAGAAGGTGCATCAAAAGATATGAATCACTTTGCGTATCTCACATTCATGTCTGCGCGACTCAAAGAGATGCATCGTATTCTTAAACCAACGGGATCTATTTATCTTCATATTGATCCGACAGAAAGCCATTATCTAAAAGTAATAATGGATTTGATATTCGGAGAAGAAAATTTTAGAAACGAAATTGTGTGGTGTTATACCGGTCCATCAAATATCAAAACAAATTTCCCAAAAAAGCACGATATTATTTTGAGATATTCTAAAACCAATAACTATTATTTCAATATAGATGCTGTAAGAATTCCATATAAAGAATTACATACAGATAAAGGAAAAGGTGCTAAACTTTGGGGCAACAATGGAAAATTGCAAGATGAAAAAACCCGTCAAAAATATATTGATCGTGGCAAATTACCGGAAGATTTTTGGGTAGATATACCATCTGGTGGGCATATATCACCAAAAGAGCGCCTTGGATACCCAACACAAAAACCAGAGGCATTATTAGAACGCATTATCTCCGCTTCGTGCCCGCCCAATGGTATTGTATTCGATCCATTTTGTGGGTGCGGAACTTCGTGCGCTGTTGCTGCAAAAAAAGGTTTGTTATATATAGGAATCGATCGCACACAAATTGCAAAAGATGTAATATTAAAACGTTTTAAAGATGCGGGAGTAAATGAACCGGATGTCACAGTTCGTCCTCCAAATGCAATAGAAGCATTACGTCTTGCAGCGGTAGATAAATATGCATCACAAAGAGAAATATGTAAAAAACTGGGATTACGATGGGATGGTAAAAAAGGTGCAGATAAAGGAATAGATGGGAAAATAAATTATAGAAATAAAGATGGTTCCATTATAAAAATAATTGCTTCCATAAAATCTGGTTCTTCAACACCAACACAGTTACGTGAACTCATAACGGTAACAAATCGTGAGCATTCCGATATTGGGGTATTTATAATACGAGATTTGCCAACACGGGGAATGAAAGAAGAACTTACATATACAGGAGAATATAAACCGGGTGTTCCAAAAATACAGATTCTTACTATAGAAGATGTATTCAGTGGGAAAAAGATAAAGTTGCCAGAAGGTGCAATTATTGAATGAAAAACCAACAGAAACAACTTGTCCCGGGCATAAATATGAACACACGGGCACCGAAATTTTTGTGCGTGAAGATGGTACAAAAGATGGAACAAAGTTTACAGAACATGGAAGATGCATTTACTGTGGAAAAGAATTTTCGTGGTCTAACTATATAGACACAAAAACAAAATTGAGAATAATAACCGATAATGAAATTGGAAAACGAATAATAATAATAGAGGAAATGGGTCCACGTGCTGATGCGCGCAGTAATAAATATGTAAATATCCCATATGAATTAAAAACGTTGACCAACTGGGTAGGGTGGAAACTAGAAACACGAGATGGTAAACCAACCAAAGTTCCATATTCGCAGACCGGAATAAAAGCATCCACAACCGATCCTACCACATGGAAACGATTTGAAGATGTTTCTGAAATACAATCTTCAAAAGAGAAGGGTATCGGATTTGTATTCGATGGGGTCTCCAGAGAAAATAAGATGCTTATTGGAATAGATCTCGATAAATGTTTGGATTCGGAATATAATATTACCGATGAAAAATTTAATACGATCACACAAATTCTAAAATCATATACAGAAATTACACCGAGTGATAAAGGTTTACATATAATTATAAAATGCAACGAACACCCATATTATTCAAAAGATACAAATGGAAAAGAACATTTCGGTAAGCGAAAAAATAATATTGAAATATATTCGAAAGAAAGATATTTCACATTCACCGGAAACAAATGGAAAAATTCTACAGATGATATAAAAGAATACCCAGTATCAGTAATACGACTCGCGTTGGATTCTATTTTAAATCCACATGGGATTGAAAAAATATTACCAACGAAAGAAACGCATGTGATTTCACAACAAATCACCAAATCTTTGTCAGACGAAGAAATTATAAATATCGCTTCAAAATCATACAACTCCGATAAATTTAAAAGTTTGATGGGTGGTTCCATATCTGGAAATAACAACGACAGAAGTGCAGCAGATATGGCATTGGCAAACATCCTTGCATTTTATACAACCGATCCGAATCAAATTGAAAGAATAATGCGCAAATCCGGGCTCGTTCGTGATAAGTGGAACCGTGTTGATTATATTAGAAATTATACTATAGATAAAGCAATACGCGATAGCACTTCTCATTATGATCCACAATATACCGAATCACAAAAAGAACCTGTAGATATATCAGGAATATTATCTTCGGTAAATCCCACGAAACAAATACCAATAGAAGAGACACCTGCTTTAATGCCAGTTATTGAAGACGAACCATTCTTTTTAGATGTTCCCCCAAGCGAAAATCTTATTTCCAAATGGGTAGAATTTGGAAAACTCACACAGGATGCATATGAAGAATATCATTTATGTACAATACTTGTCATTATCAGTCATTTGATAAGGGCTGAAATGCGACCACAATATGCAGAGAACGGCGTATCAAATAATATGTTTGGGATTATTCTTGGTCCATCTGGTGTCAGTGGGAAATCAACAGCAACTAGTGGTGGAATGGCAATTACATATGATGATCGTATATCATCCCATGTAAAAAGAATAGCTACAAAGATAACACCAGAAATATTAGCAATTTCTTTACAGGGAGAGCACACGCGGGGAATTCATTATGTAGACGAAGCAGTCGGATTTATGAAATTTATGAAAAAGGAATATGCAACAGATCTTGCAGAAGATTATATTAAAGCATACGACGGAGCAAAATTGTCGAAAGAGACGATGAAAAACGGGTTGGTTGTAGCGAATACTCCACACCTGTCTGCGTTGTGGAATACAGTCCCGGAAGCATTTGGGGATTATGCAGATAAGGAACAATTTACAAGTGGCTTCTTTCTCCGTGCATTTTTTATAATGCCAACTAGGAAAAAAGAAATTAAAGAGGATGAAGCAATTAGCGATCAATGTTTGAGACTCAAAGAAGAAATAATATCGGAGATTGAAAATTTAATAAAGTTGATAGGTGGAAGAACGGTTGTATTTGCAGAAAGTAAACGCATGAATACTTGGAAACGAACATTGCGTGAAAAATCAGCCGGGTCGGATTATTCGGAAATGGAAAGATCCACATATAATCGTGTTTACGATCAAGCAAGAAAAGCAGCTATGAATTTAACATTAACATCATCAGAATTTAAAACATTTTTAGAAAACGAATCATTATACGAAGGTAACATGCCAAAGATGTTACAAGAAATATATTTCGAAATTCCGGAAAAATATATAACAATCGCTTGCGATTGGGCAGAAAATGTATTTTATAAAACTTCAATCAAAGCACAAAAACTTACATATGGGAAAGGAAAATTCTCGAAACTCATGAAAGCATTATCTGAACGAAAACAATTATCGCGCACAGAAATAGGAGATATAGTTTCAATACATGGGAGAACACAACTCAACGATTTTATATCGGAACTCGGTCTTGTGGTATCTGAAGAAAAGAAAGTTGGCAACTCATCAAAACCGACAACTTTTTATAAGATGCCATAATTTTATTTATATACTCACCGTTATAAAAAATATTGTCTTTTTTAATAATACTACTATATATACTTTTCTATACACCAATTCCCACGCGTATAGTGAGTAAGTTAAGGAATATCAGCAATCTATGTAATCTATGTAAATTAGTAATTTTTTTAATTAGTATATAAACTGACGGTACACGATAAGAAATGGGGGGGTTTATAAGCAACGGCAAAGATACCAAATTTACTAATTTACTCAAATTTCTAAATTAACTTTTTCATAATACGTTCTATGTTACATTTCTACTGGAAATATGGGTTGTTATATATTATTTCCTGTGGAAATTTATACGCATATTATATTCCAATGGAAATACCCGTTTTTTATAAATTTGCACACGCATATAGTTTCTACTCCAGAATCGCGTTTCTTTCAAAAAATATGTAATACGCACAATTACTAACAAATCATTAGAAACGCGAAATCTTGTGGAGGTATTGGGGGTCTATGCGTATTTTGGAAAGAAGATCAAACCTGCAAAAATAAACATAGAAAAGTATATAATGTTTTAATGCGTATAGATTGGTATGAAAACAAACGAGGAAGTGAACTTAATGATTGCTCGTCTCGAAGGTAGGATTGAAGGGATGGATGAAAGAGACCCGTATTCAGAACAGATAAAATTGGAAGCGTTGAAGTGGGTTATTGGTGAGGTGGATAAACTATGACCAAAACATTCTGTAGTTGGGTAGAATCGGATGTTGATGACTCGCTTCTAATGAAGGGTTGTCATCCTGTTGATAATAGATGTGTCGTGTGTGCACGTTCGCAGCAGTTGGATTATGGAGTAAAACCAGAAGAGATTCTTAAGAGAGCGAAGGAGGAGTGAGCGAGGTATGACGGAAGTAAAAAAATATTGTTTCCGGATTGAGTTTGACAAGGTTTGGGAAATGCCCCGTTCCATCTACGTGATTGCCGAAACGATGGAACAAGCGTGTGAATACGCCCGTAAGGTAAAGAATTGGCAGCAGGAGATTGAAACCTGCACGTTGATGGGGCTGGCACCATGACAGCACAGCAACCACCCGCGTCGTGTAATAATTGTTACGATAAAAAATGTGGGTACGCCTCTGATATTCCATGCGGGGAATGGAAATACGAAGGTGTGGAAATTACACAAATCCGAGAGCAAAAGAAGAGAGAACAGATAAGTGAAATCAACAGATTGATCCGTTCCAATAGTTCCGTGACAGCACAGCAGGAATCGGAACTATTAGATCGTCCGTTCTTTTGCGATGATGATTGTCTATCCTGTGATGCAGATACGTACATACGGTGCAATGTCAGATTGCACCCGGAACAATACAAGGAGATCCCAAATGTCAGATAAGCAGCAACAGTGCGCCATGACCACCAGCGAATACCACTGCGGGAACTGCCCATTTGCAGAGGCAACGAACATGAAAATGTATCCGTTCAAATGTCACGCCCAAAAACCAATACCGATGATGGTGCATGAAAATTGCGTTAATTGGTTTAGGTATGTAGGTTGCCTTTCCCATCCATCCGCACAGGCAGCGTTACGGGCAGAGGGTGCAAAGCAGGAGCGGGGACTGATGTTAATTCCATTAATAACATGGCTTCGAAAAAAGCGCAAATATTATGGTACGTGTAGCGGCAGTAATGCAAATGATGATCCAGAAGACTGTGAT